GCAGGTGCGTTTGGTTGCCGAGCAGAGGACCCGCGAAACCCTACGAGACCAGATGATCAAGGACGCACTCGTGAAGGCCGGTTGCAACGACATGACGATCGGCTACCGGTGGGTGCTTCCGGACGTGAAGTACATGGAGGGTGAGGATCGACCCGAAGATCAGTGGGTGGTGGTGTTCAGGGACGACGACAACACGGAGATGGAGAGTCCGATCGAAGAATATATCGAACATCGACTCCCGGACAACCTGCGATCGCCAAAAATGCGGGGCGGCGGGTCAGGCAGTCAGACCGGAAGTCCCAAGCGCCGGGCCGTGCAAGACGATGTGGAGCGGCTTGAGCAGGAGCATAAGACCGCGTACAAGACGGCCATGTCGACCCAGCGTGCGTCAGATCAGCTCCGAGCCGAGCAACTCCGGGTTGCACTGGCGAAGAAGAAAGCCGAACTCAAGGCGATGTCGTAACGGTGTGAAGCCACCGGAGCGTAAGGTGACTACGACCTCCAACTGTAGGTGACTGGGTACTGCCATCCATAAGGCAGGCAAACTACAGCCATTTACTTTTGTTGGAGGTGCAAATCATGCCGTTTACCGGCAAGGCAGTTTACGATACAGGCAATTGGAGCGAGATCAAAGAGGATGTGAGCCAGCTCATCTCCATGATCTCGCCCAAGGCCACTCCTCTCCTGGATGCTCTGAGTCCTCCCGAGTACGAGGCTCAGAGTGTCCTTCACTCTTGGTTGGATGAGACGCTCAACCCGAATACGGTTGTGTCCTCGACCGATGCTAGCACATCGGGCACGGCGATCGGTGTTGTGGCTTCGGATGCTGGTCCTCTGACCTTCCTGACGGCGGGTACGATCCTGAAGAACCGCAGCACGGGCGAGTTCCTCCAGGTGAGCGCGATCTCCGGGAGTACCATTACGGTATCCCGTCAGTTCGGTTCGACGTCGATGTCCACGGTTGCTGCCGGAGTCACGTTCGAGGTGATCTCGGATGCGGCACTCGAAGGCGCGGACGTCACCACGGACATCTCTCGTCCGCGAACCGCCGTGAGCAACTACTGTCAGTTGTTCAAGAAGGACGTCATCATCAGCGGTACCGAGATGGCCGTTGCTCATCACGGGGTCGCCAACGAGTACGATCACCAGAAGCGCAACCGTATCGTCGAGTCGTTGCGTGACCTGGAGAAGGTCGTGATCCAGGGCAAGCTCTCTGGCAACACGATCGGGTCGAGCTCTGCGTGGCGAACGCTGAAGGGTCTCTGGGACTTCGTGCCTGCGACCAACGCCACCTCGACGGCCACCTTGACCCCCTCCATCCTCGACAGCGTCATCAAGCTGGCGTGGGACGAGGGGGCCGAGGACCTCGACTTGATCGTCTGCGATGCGAACTGGAAGGGGTACATCGACGCCTTCAACAACAGTCGCACCCAGGTCGAGAACCGTGACGAGCTGTTCAAGCAGCGTGTGACCTACTACGCGGGTTCGTACGACGAGATGCGTGTCGTGCGGAGCCGGTGGATGCCGCAGAACAGCTTGATGGTCCTGTCAAGCGAGCGGTGCCACGTGGTCCCGATGCGTGGTCGGTCGTTCCACCACGAGTCGGTGTCCAAGACGGGCGACTCGGTCAAGGGCATGATCCTCGGCGAGTACACCGTCGAGGTCCGGAACGCTGCGGGTATGGCCAAGGCATACGGCTAGTCCTCACTCAGACAGGGGATGCGCGTCTTAATGACGCGCGTCCTCTGTCTGTTCTTTTAACTCGAGGACCAGCCTATGACCAGTCCAAAAGACGACAAGGTTCACGGTGATCTCTCTTGCCGGTTGGATGCGCATTCTCATCGGTTGGAGGAGTGGGGCAAACTGCAAAGTGAGATCTTGCAGGTGGTGACACGGATTGACACACGCTGCGAAACGTGCCAGCAGTCACTCCACGAGCACGAACAGGCGATCAACGGACTACCCGGGAACGGAGCCAACCCAGGACTCAAGACCCGAATTGCCACGTCGGAGGAGCGTATCGAGACCGTTCGTAGTGACATGGACAAGATCGAAAGAAAGTATACGTGGGTCATCCGGAGTTTGATCGGTGTTGCGATTACGTTCGTGAGTGGTCTTCTTTTGTGGGGCATACAAATACTGGTTGTCGCTCCGGATTCCGTCAAGTGAAGTTGTTTTGTTCACGGGAGAGAGGTGTAGTCCATGGCAGACACAATTAGAAATAAACAGGATCTCAATGTTCTTCTACGGGACAACGGAAACAACGAACTTTCTGCGCAGGACATTCGAGACATCCTCGTGTCAATGAACGTCCATGGGCAGATCGGTAGCGTTGGGGCAGATTCGATCACCTTGGATACGGGCTGGAATACGGTTGTCTTCGACGCAGCCAACAGCCTCAAGCGGGGTGTGACGCTCAACACAACGGACTACCGGATTGAGGACGTGCCGGTAGACATGGGGGTAGACTTGTTCTACAGCGTCGATTTTAAGGGAGCCGTAGATACGGATTATGAGTTTGTGATATACAAGAACGGGGCCACATCGCCTGCTCGGGTCCCCGGTACGTCTCGCACGAAGCGGGTAGTCGATGCTGATGAGATCGTGACCGTCTCTTGCGGCCCGATTGCGGTGAACCTCGACCAGGACGACACAATTGAGCTTGCAGTCAACGCGGGGGCTGTGTCGTTTGAGGTTCTCAGTGGTCTCCTGAAACTCAAGCGACTGGGGGTGGAGTAATGCCCGAGCAGACCGACTATAGCTCGGTGGTCAAACAGATTACTGAAGAGATTGAACTGGAAATGGCAGACGGCGTGTTGGACGACCCACAGGAGTTTGTGCGGGACAAGCTAGTGCCGTTGTTCAATCGGCTATTCGCCAACTGTCCGACGCTCAGGCAGGACGAAATCGACCAAGCCCAAAAGATCGCCAATCTCGGGAAGCAACTCAAGGTGACTGCCGAGGCCCGCGATGAGTGGCGACGGAAGTTTCAAGAGCAGGTCGGACTCGATGATGAGCGGGTTGCTGAGTTCGCGGCGGCAGGGCAAACGCCAAACGAGGAACTACAAGCTCTGGTTGATTCCCTTCGGTCGCGGCTAAAGGACGTCAACAGTCGAGCCGCCAAGCTGAAGATGCGAAACAAGGAGCTTGGGGCCACGATTCAAGAGCTACGCGAACGCATTCCGGATGGCGTAGCCGATCAAGTCCTACGTGACATCAAGAGCGGCAAGCTGGCCGAGGACAAGCGGGTTGCCGAACTACGAGCCAGGAGGAAGAAAGATGCCTCTGGTTAGTGACTTCAACTCGGACTTCAACTCGGACTTTGGCACGCGAAAGCACGCCCAAGCCCTGATTGTCCCGAACGACAAGGGACCAGATCCGCAATACCAATCTGGCGACCCGTTGGTCGTCTGGAACAATCGCCGTATTCGGCAAGTCCACGCGGAGCACATCTGCCACCCCAGGGTGGACGGGTTGAAGGTCAAGGGGCTCGCGTGCAACGGCTACCCGATGTTGCGAAAGATGCTGGAGCTCACTAAGCAATACCAGTACGAGCGGCAATCAACCAACGAGGTGCTGCGGACCAATCTACGCACGTCGGAAGAGGATACGATGTCGCCTACGGCCACCGATCCGAAGCTGCGGATGCAGGTTGCTCAGACTTGCGAAGCGGCGGTAGCTGCTGGCTCGAAGAGGGTGTGCTTCGGCACCCTGGAGAATCTCGTATGGTTCGGTGGACGTACTTACGTTGCCGATAGCGACCTGGAAGCAGTGTGGACGCAGATTGAAACGCTGTCGGCCCACCGCGAAAGGGATTTCATTTCGATTCCATGGGGCCGCGCTGACGGATTTGCCTTTCTGGCGATTACGCTGACGAACATGAGCGACGAGCGGGCCAACGAGTTGGTGATGCCCGATATTGACGACACAGACCCCGAGAACCCGATTACGATTCGTAGGCGACGGTTCAAAATCCCCTGGGAAGACCTGGCTGAGATGAAAGGCCATGTGGACGACGTGAAGAATGCGGAGAAGTTCACGGACCTGAGAAACCTGAGAGAGTACGTCGAGGTCAACGAAGTCGTGGACAAACTGGCGTAAGCAATGGCAACAGTCACCACTAATGTTGGCACGCGGTCTGCGGAAAACGTAGACATCAGTAGCGTTGCAGGGGCGGGGAGCCCTTGGACAGTAACGCTGAGTGGCGCCCCGTCCAATACGGCTATCGGAGACACGTTGACTGACGAAGCCGGTACGCCTGATTCCTTTCTTATTACCGGGATCAGCGGCAGCGACTTGACGGTGGTGGATGCTTACGGAGTAGGCTCAGCCCCCGATGATTCCGCTACGTCGCAGGCTACAACCGTTCGCACTTTTGCCACGCCCACCGCCTTTGAAGCAGAACTAGACAACACCGATTTCTTCCCCGCGTCTTCAGATGCCGTTGCCGATATGTACGACGATTCGGCATTTTCAGATTCCCAGGTGCTTATTGACAGTGGCACAGGCTTGACGAGTGTTACGCTCAAAGCAGCAAGCGGAGAGGAACATGGGGGTGTTCCCGGTGCTGGAGTGCGGTTTACTTCGACGGCCAACGACGAGCGAATATATCGTACAGCCGCCGTAACCGTAAACATCCTGGACATCGAAGTGGATGTTAGCGGCGGGGACCAGAATAACCAGAAAGGGGTTATTGCGTCCAACAAGGCGGCCACTAATCTGATTATGAAAGTGGCCCGTTGCATTGTTCATGACATAGCAGGCGGCGGTAATGTGAAAGGCATTGGCCAGTATAGGGGGGCGATGACAATAGAAAACTGCCTCGTGTTCGACATCATATCCGACGAAACTTCAACAGCGTGGGGCATTTCAGCGGATGATCAATACCGAAACGCTGTCATCAATAACAACACTGTTTACAACATCGGGTGCGACAACGAGGGCGCATCGGCAGATCCATACGGGATCATTTTTGAAGATGATCCTCAGCATACGGTGCAAAACAACTTAGTTGGCGGGGTATTCACGGATGGATCAGGAGACGCCTACGATTACAGCCATACGTCCCCAAGCAACGCCACGGTAAACACCAACGCCAGCGAAGACGCGACCGCCCCCGACCCGATCACCGGCAACCCGATAGTTCCCGCCGATGAGTTCAACAGTATTGGCGGGGAAGAGTTCTGGCTGAAAGACACCGACGCAGAAAGTTACGGTGCAGGTACAGACCTCGGAGCGGACTATGGCGAAGACCTGAGCGGGTTCAATCGCCACACGGACGACACTTACGACCCGTGGGATGTTGGGTGCTTTGAGCTGCAGGAGTTAGCGACCGGGACGACCTACGACGAGTCCCTCACGCTCGCTACCCAGGCGACGGCAACATGGTCGGAGACGCTCATCCTTCCTGCCGGGTTGACTCTTGCTGCTTCGGCCGGTGTGACTGAGCTGGCCAATCTCGTTATGGGAACCTCGTTGTCTCTGGCTACCTCGGCGGGTGTCTCGGAAGGACAAAATCTGACAATTCCCGAAACATTGAGTGCAAGCATACTGTCCGGCCTTACGCTAGCCGGTATTCGTGTTGTGTCGGATAGTGTCACGCTTGCCGTCCAGTCGGGGATGTCGTTGACGGATGCGTTGGTTGCTGCGGCGGCGTTGAGTGCGGCCGTCGAGGCGGGTCTGGCTCAAGATGCGTCCCTGGTCCTCCCCGACGCGTTGTCCTTGGCCGTGACTGCCGGGTTGAGCGAGACCCTTGGTACTTTCTACGAACAGGCGTTATCGGCCGGGGTGACTGCCGGGTTGACGTTGGACAATGAGGCCATCCTCCAAGCTCTCCTGACAGCAGCTGCTCAGGTGGGGACCACGCTCGACACGACGGCGATTCTGGGCACGGCCATGACGCTGGCTGCTCAGGTGGCCGCGTCCTTGGCTGGCTCGGCGCAGAAGGATGTGTCCCTGACCTTGGCGGCGTCTCAGGGACTGACACAGACTTCGGAGAGGATCGTCGACGACGCGCTGGCCCTGGCGGTGACCGGGGACTACGCATTGGACACACAGGCTGACTTGGCCGCGTCGATTACGTTCGCGGTTCAGCAGAGCATGGACCAGGCGACCGGTTCCATCCAGTCGGTCTTGCTGTCGCTTGGCGTGGCGCAAGAGATCGCGTGCAGTCTTGGTGGCACGTATGAGGAGGCTCTATCGCTTTCGGTACAGCTCTCTTTGCTCCGTGCGATGGCGTCTGCTACCGGTCCTCCGACGTTGATCCGTGCCGTGCTTGAGGGACTCACGTTACCGGGTGCGTCGGGTGAGACACTGACAAAGAGTGACCTGTCCTCAGAGTCGTTGGCGAATAGCGACTTGGATGACGAGACACTGACGAACTAGCTTGCGTGGGTGACTGCTCTCCTGAAGCAGGTGTGCGGTGACTGCTCTCCTGAAGCAGGTACGTACAACCAAACACTGTATTTGGGAGAGGGTCCTCATGAATGACGCGATACAAAAACTCAAGATGAAAACCGTCTACCGGTTTGAGTGCTTTGACAAGGACGGGAATCTCAAGTGGGTCGAGGAGCTCAAGAACCTGGTTACCAACGAGGGACTGGACGACCTTCTGGACAAGTACCTGAAAGGCTCCGGCTACACGGCTGCCTGGTACGCCGGGTTGATCGACAATGATGGATTCACGGCCATTGCTGCGGGTGATACGGCAGCCAAGATCAACACGACGGCCAATCCCCCGACCACGAACGGGTGGCAGGAGCTGGATGACTACGACGAGGCTACGCGTGAGACGATTACGCTCGGGTCCGTGAGTGGTCAGAGCGTGGATAACTCAGCCAGCAAGGCCGAGTTCACGATCAATGCCACCAAGACCGTCAAGGGTGCGTTCGTGATTTCCAACAGCACGATCGGTGGAACCTCTGGTGTCCTCTACGGTGCGGGTGCTTTTGGTTCGACCCGGTCCGTGGTTGACGACGACGTGGTTCGGCTGACCGTGACTTGTACTGCCGCCAGCGCATAAGCGAGGTGGATGATGGCGTTATCTGAAGCAGCGGCGACTCTTCTTGAGGCGACGACCGGGTTGTACTCGGCCACCTTGAAGGACGAGAACGATACGGTCATCAGTTACGCCGATCTCGATACGCTCACCGTGACGTACTACAACAAGGCGGATGGGTCGATTATCAACAGTCGAACCCAGCAAGACGTCTTGAACAAAAACAACGTCACGGTGAGCGAGGCGGGGGTTCTCGAGTGGGAGATCCAACCGGCTGACACGGTCATTGTCGACACCACGTTGACGCCGGGACAGAAGGAAACCCACGTTGCGTTGTTCGAGTGGACGTACGACTCGGGGACGAACTCGGGACGGCACGAGCTCACACTCTACGTCAAGCAGCTCAACGAGGTGACGCTTTCGGCTGGAGCGACGTTGGTCTCCTCGTACGGGGGTGCGGCGGCCAACACCTACTGCTCGCTGACGGAGGCCAATAGCTTCATCACGACGGCGATCTTGGACAACTCGGCGTGGAACAGTGCCAAGGTTGCTGAGAAGGCTGCGGCGCTTCTGCAGGCGACCCGGGAGATCGACTCGAGGAACTACATCTACGGCCGGTACTATACGGATCAGAGCCTGTCCTTTCCCCGTGCACAGACAACGGGATCAAACATCACGTTGACGACTTCCACGCTTCATACCGTGGCGTATACGCAGCAGAGAGAGGCCGTTCGTCAGGCGTGTTGTCACCAGGCTGTTTGGCTGCTGAGGAATTCCGGCCGTAACGACATGCTGGAGACGATCCTCCAGGGAGTGACCCGGTTCTCCAAGCGTGTCGGTCCGATCTCCGAGTCGTATCAGTTTGGAGCGTCTGGTGGAGGTGCCGGTGCTGGGGGTGGGAATCCTCTCTGTCCGGATGCGAGACGGCTGTTGGCAACCTGGTACTGCGGTCCTCGAGTTGTGAGAGCGTGATGTTTCTCGACGTAACCAAGTACCTGAACCATACCGTCCAGTACTGGCGGGTAACGAAGACAAGGCACGGGGTGACCTCAGCGTCCTCCGTGACCACCTTGTCTTGTTTTGCGTACTTCGGGGAGCGGGAGCTGACCAAGGAATCTCCCCGAAGAACCAGCACGCAAGGGTGGAACATTGTGTTTGGGACCGACGCAAGGACGTTGCTGACCAAGGGGGATCATATTCGGAACCTGGTGGATCAGGACGGGGTTACGGTGATCACCTCGGCAACGGTGGTCTCGGTGGCTCCTTACCGTCATTGGGGTGAAGGACACACGGCAACGGTAATCGAGGTGGAGTAGTGGCTAGTTTTGGCGATCAACGCATCGACCAGCTCGTAAGCACCTTCAGCCAAGCGTCTGAAGAGCTTGCCGAGTTGATGTCGCAAATGGTGGAGGCCGATCGAGAAGACCGGCACGCCATCTACGCGCTGATCCTGGCCATCCTGCTCCGGCTCCGTAAGGCTGCTCAGGAGTGGTCCGAGGTTACCGTGGCTGGGATCTACGCCGAAGCACTCCAAGAGGCAGCCGATGATCTGATCTCACAGGGGTATCTCGGCGACCTGATCGGACCGGACCAAGGCACCCACGAGGTCCAGCGTATGGCCGACTCCTTCCTTGCCGATACGGAAGGTGCTCTGTCCAACGTCCGGAGTGTGGCTGTTCGACTGAGAAATGGACAGACCGATCGGAGGTTTCTCACCGGTACTCTGGTGGTTGGGTTGTCGGCTGGTGGGGTACGAGCGATCAAGGCCAGACGACGGATCAAGCAATCACTCCGGGAAGGGATGATGGCGATGCTGGCCAAGGACGGGAAGATCTACCACTATTCTCTCGACTACTACGTGGGGATGGTGGCGCAGCAGATCAAATATAAGACCATGTCGCGTGCCGTGTTGAACCAGATGCAGTTCACCGGACACGACCTGGTGCAGATCTCCCCCAACCCCTCGACCATTGGAGACTATTGCGACGAGTACAGGGGGAAGGTGTTTAGCATCTCCGGGACCGATCCACACTATCCTCCGTTAGCAGAGACACCATCGGGAGGACCACCGTTTCATCCTCACTGTCACCATACGTTACAGCCGTATGTGGATAGAGCGATTGCAGAGATGGGACCTGTGGATCCTAAGTTCTTGGAGATGGGACGAACGCCGGGGATGGGACCAAACGATTTCCAAAAACTGTGGCGAGCGAAGCGAGCCGGATGACCAAGAACTGGAACGTCAACAACCTGGAGGAGATGGCCGATATGGTGGAGGGGATCCCTTTCCGTATCCATAAGGCGGCTCTCCAGTTTGTTGCCGAAGCGAGTGTGCATGCGGCCAGGAGAAGTGAGCTCAACGCTCCTATCCTCACGGGGATGTTGCGTGCTGGGTGTTATCCGATCGAGACCAAGGTACGCGGAGATGATTTCATTGGGGGAGTGGCCGACGACGTGCCGTATGCTGCGTACGTGCATGCGATGGTGGCTCCCGAAGGACCAAAGGGTTTGGGTCCTGTGAGTCGTCAGCAGCCAAAACAACCCGAGGGCGGTCCTATGGGTGGGTACATCGAAAACACCGTTCTCTGGTGGGTGCCTACGTATGATCGTGCCTTGCGTGAGATGGTCGACAAAGCGATTAAGGGAAGAGACGTGGCAGGATCGCCGTTACTGAGTTTGGGAGGTTAAACCGAAAAACGGGGATCCCAAGATGTTGATTGCATTTGTTACGAGTGGGTTGCCATTCACTGGCGACAGTTTGAAGACCGGAGCACTGGGTGGTTCCGAGACGGCGTTGGCTTCGATGGCCAGGTCCTTTGCCAAGCGAGGACATGACGTCCGCGTCTACTGCGAGTGTCCTGCGCCGGGTACGTACGACGGGGTGCGGTACTTTCGGAACACGGAGTTTGCTGGTCAGGCTGCGGTGATCGCGTTCGACGTGGTGATTGCCAGTCGTTGGAATCAGTTCCTCACGACCCCGTCCGATGCGGGTTTGAACGTGCTCTGGCTCCATGACGTGCTGACCGACGAAGCGGCCTTGATGGGTGGTTTGCACGCGACCGATCTGATCATGTGCCTGAGCGACTACCACATCGGCCTTTACACCGACGCACTTCCGGACCTGGCGCCACATATCTGGAAGACTCGTAACGGGATCGACCCGGAGCTGATCCAAGCCAATCTGCGTCAGAAGGTCCCGGGCAAGATGATCTACTCGAGCCGCGCCGAACGCGGACTCTTGTATCTTTTGCGGGACATTTTTCCGAGAATCCTCCAACAAGTTCCTACGGCTAGGTTGCACTATTGTAGTTACCAGGTCAACAACATGGCCGTGCCTGACGCCGTGTCGCAGATCCAGGAGACGTGCCAGCAGATCGCGGCGCAGTATTCTGGAGGCGTTGTGGACATGGGATCGCTCTCCAAGGAGGACCTGTACCGGCAGATCTCGAGCTCGCAGCTGATGGTTTATCCGAGTGATTTCCCTGAGATCTCACCGGTTCGTGGAGACACATTGATTGAGACCTTGGATGGTCGGAAGCAGATTAAGGATCTTGTAGGTCAGTCTGGCTTCAAGGTCTACTCCTGCGACAAGGAAGGGAGGCTCTCGTTGTCCGAGGTCAAGGGCGTCTTCTTGACTCGGAAGAACGCAGAGATGGTCAAGCTCACGGTTCGTCCGGGAAGGGGCCGGAACGCCAACAAGGAGAAGGTTCTTCACTTGACGCCAGACCATGAGGTGATGTTGCGAGACGGAACGTACAAACCCGCAGGTCAGTTGATGGCAGGCGACCGTGTCAAAGCGTTCCACCGTCGTCGGAACGAGCATGGTAACGGGTATGACACGGTGGGTGTGACGGACTGTCCGGTGTTTCCGGAACACCGGTTTGTTGCCTCAAAGACGTTGGGGAGAGAGATTCAAGACGGTGAGGTTGTGGATCATCTAGACGGCGACACGCACAACAACACCCCGGAGAATCTCGCGGTCACAACACAGTCTCAACATTGGCACGATCATTGGGCACGGATGACTCCCGAGCAGTACGCCGAGACGTGCAAGCGTCATAAGGAAGGCTTGCATCGGCACATGCAGGAGAACCCGGAGGAGTTCCGACAGTCACGTCAGCGGGCCGTACAGGCGATGTGGGATCGGTACAACTCTCTCTCGGACGAGGAGCGAAAGGCGTGGTTGAAACACCGCGTGGAGTGCCGTCAAAAGAAGATGTCCAACCACGTCGTCGTCTCGGTCGAACCTGCTGAGTCGGCCGATGCGTTTTGTATGGAAGTTGAACCGGATCATAACTTTGTGGCCAATGGAATCTTTGTCCACAACTGCATCGGCGCCATCGAAGCTCAGGCGTGCGGCACTCCCATCGTGACGACCAACGACTTCGCACTGGCCGAGACGGTGGGTTACGGGGGGATCAAGCTCGACGGGAGTCCTCGGGACAAAGACTACCAGGACCGGTTCGTCGATACCGTGGTGCGTCTCCTGAGCGATGAGGAGGAGTACCGGAGGCTGTCGGAAGGAGGACCCAAGTACGTCAAGGAGATCGGGTACGAGTGGGACGCGATCGTCGGTCAGTGGGAGCACAAGTTCAAGGAGATGCTCGAACAGCGGTGGATCCAGAACCGGGAGAAGGTCATCACCAACCTGGTCCGGAAGAACGATCTCCAGGTTGCTCGGTTGATGGCTATGAAGTCAGGGATGCAGCACCGGGTGAGCGAGATCGAGGCGCAGTCCACTCACGTCTCGGAACGTACGGAGACCGAACCAGAGGCGGTGAAGCGGGATATCGACGCCATGATCCCGAGGTTTCACAAGCTGGTGGAACTTCTGAAGTTGTCGGAAAAGACGCCGACGAGCATTGTCGAGAAGGATGCCACCGACGCGTCGTACGGGTTGTTTCTAGCCAAGATGTTTCCCGAAGCCAAGGTGGTTCTCGAAGCGACCACAGAAGAGACCTGCGAGCGGTTGCTGGGATACGTGGACGAAACAGGAGCGGAAGTCGAGGTCACTACAGAGTTGCCGGTTGGCGAGAAGTACGATCTTGTGATCCTCCCGGACGTTCTGGATGCGGTGTTTGAGCCGTCTGCGTACCTGAAGCACCTGACCAGTCTGGTGGCTGACGGCGGGCAGATTGCGGTCACTGTTCGTGTCGGGACCGATAACGTCTTTCCTGGGGCGGCTCCGAACAGGCTCTGGAACTTCGACTACCAGGACCTTGCCAACCTCTCACTACACGATGAGGAGTTTCGGGCAACCTTCCACGACGAGAAGATCTCCGACGCTGGGGAGATTGTTGGTCATTGGATCGGTCTCCTCCCCAAGAAGGAGAAGTACGGCAAGCTCGATATCAAGGCCAAAGCGCTCCGTACCCGTCCGTATCAGTCCCTTTGTGCGACGGTGTGTGTGAAGAACGAGGAGGAGTGGATCCGGGGTGTGGTCAAGAGTATCGAGAAGGTGTGCGACCGTATCCTGGTGATGGTGGATAACGAGTCAACGGATCGTACCAGGGAGATCGCCGAGGAGCTGGGGTGTGACGTCCGTTCGGTGACATTTGACAACTTCGGACAGGTGCACAACGACGCTCTGGAGGCCGTGACCGAAGACTGGGTTCTGTCCATTGATGGGGATGAGAGACTCCTGGGCGCCAACAAGCTCCGGGGTTACCTGAAGTCGGCGATCTTCGAGGGGTATGCGTTACGGCAGAACCACCTCATGCTCGATCTGCACGGGACGTTTGATCTTCCGGTGCGGGTCTTCAGGAACCGGTCACATTACCGGTACACGGGATACATTCACGAACATTGCGAGGATACGTCGAAGGGTCCGTTCGACAATCCGATCTCCCCGACACTGATGATCGAGGAGGTTGACATCGCTCATTATGGGTATGTCAACGAACGCATGCGAAGACACAAGTGCTCCAGCCGAAACATGGAGCTCTTGATTCGAGACGTCCAGGACAATGCTTCACGAGGTCGACTCCTAACTCGTGTCCTGGTCATCAGAGACTATTTGAACATGGTCAAGTGGTCTCTGGAAAAAACGGGAGGCGCCGTTACACCGGGATCGAAGGAACACGTTCTGGTGAGTGCGGCGATTACAGACTACCGGCACTTCTTCGGTGATCGGTCACATAGGTACCACGACATCTCCTTCCCCATGTACCAGGAAGCTTTAGAGATCCTGGGACGCAATGGGATTCCGTACCTTGACCGAAAGACCCCTCCTTTCCAGGTGGGACTCGCTCTGACGGGTGCTGTGGGTGGTCTTGAATCCTCGGACGTCGCTCCTCAAAAGCGGTGGTTCGTGGACGACTCAGAGCTCATGGAGTTCTTGGCTAACTGCGGTGCCAAGATGGTTCTCCAACTGGGTCTCGCAGGTGAAGAGGAGTACAAGGATGCACTGACCTTCCGGAAGCCGTCTGTTGAAGAGCCGCTCCCGGATGCTGTCGAACTGCTGGGATGGGGGCTCGGGGTGGCATGATTACGCACAAAAAGCAACTCGATAGCGTCCTCCGTACGGTGCAAGATCTCCAGAAGGTCAAGTACTTCGGGAGGATGATGTGCCAGTTTGCTGACGGTAACGTGGTCATGATCCGGCTAGAGCAGACGGTCCATCCAGAAGCATTACTTGATGGAGCACCGTTAGTGGTGGCGCCGGGCGAACCGGTGCCTGAGCAATGACCGTGGAGGTGATCTATGGCCAAGCGTTGTGTGAAGCTGAAGATACCAAAGCGGCACCAGAGGAAAGTGTCACGAATTAAGTCTCGGCAGGCAAAGCGACGTAAGCGATGAGCTACCGACACCTAGTTGAACCTTGGCTCACTTCGATCTGTTCGTACGTGGGCAAGAACGGCTTCGGGACGGTTGCAACGGATCTGTTTGCACCGCACATGCCTGAGGAGCCGGTTACATGCACGGCGGTTGTGCCGACCGGGGGTATTCGGTCCGGGGGTAATCCCGTTCGCCGAAGACTCGTGCAAATCCAGCATCGCCGACCGTTTGAAGATCTCGGTTCGGGGCTGACCTTTATTGGGTCGCTCTCCGGTCTCTTCGACGATCAGTGGAACAAGCTGGACGCGGACCATCTCGGGCGTTTTGAGCTGCAATCGGAACCGGGTCGCTACATCCTGGACGGAGCCGGAAACGTGATCTTTTCTTTGGACTACGTGTTTACCAGTACGTAACCGTGTAAGCGCACAGAACAACTGACGAGGGCGCGGTGAGGTCGTTTTCATGGGAGATGCGCAATGCCATCTTATGTGAATGCAATTGTTGACCGAGAGGTCTCGATTGCGATCGAGCGGTTTTTGATCGCTCCCTACCCGCAGACGTTCACTGCCGCGCGCGTGGACCTCGATAGCCTGCCCTCGGGATATATTGACCTTGGGCCGGTTGTTGAGGACACGCCGACTGTGACCGTCTCGCGTGAGAAGTATGTGCTAGAGACTGGAATCCCGAAGGTCATCCAGTACGAAGCAATCATGGGTGTGTCCGGGACCGTGGAGTTCTCTCTGTGGTCCAACTCCTTCCACAAGGTGCAGTATGCCTTGGGGAACGAGTGGTACACCTACGATAGCACGACGCAGACTGCTCTGACCACGCTGACGACGATCGCCAGCGGACAGGTCTTCTCGCAGTTCATCGGGACCAAGGACATCAACTACTACGCTCTTCTGGGTGTGGCTGACTTCTTGAACGGCGTCCAGGTCGTTCATGAGTTCGGCAAGGTGGTTCCTTCCGAGGACTGGACCGAGACGTTCCGTCCGGATCAGGCCGGTCAGGTTCCTATCACGTTTGACTGCGTGGGGTACCAGACGACCCTGGGGAGCTGCACCGAGCTGATCCTCGGCAAGCGGCACTACATCGGGGAGGACGGTATTACCTGCGTGACCTAGCATGCGGGGCGCCTAGTGTAAGGCGTCCCGTGGAGGTTTGTGGGGGCGCAGGACGTGCCATGCGGTTCTCCTGCGTCCCCTTCTATTTCTTGAGCGAAAAACGCAAAGAGGTGAGTGATGAGTGACAAACAAAACGACTTCGAGAATCAGCTGGACCAGGAGATTGCTCTGAACGCAAGTCTCCTCTCTCCCGAGCAGCAGTCCAGGCTCTCCAAGGTTCTCTTTCCTACAACGCACACCGACAAGATCCAGCTGGGAGGGAAGGAGAGGACGTTGCATCCTCTCCCGGTCAAGTTCTCTCGTCAGCTGCATGAAGTTGTGCTTCCCTTCGCGTCCCGTGCCGAGGAAGAGTCCACCAAGAAAGAGGGGGACGGTTCACCGTACGAGGTCGACAAGGATCTTCTCAAGGCGGTTCTCGAAGCTGTCCGTGTGCTTTGTGATGCGTACGGCGAGGACTGGGACGATGTGAAAGGCAAGCTCGAGCGGGAAGAGCTGGTCTTGTCCGAACTTCAGAATGCCGTCGTTCAGCAGCAAGAGCTCCAGGGGCAGTCGGATTTTACGCTCACTCCCTTGCGAGTCGCGATCAAAGTGATGAAGGCGAGGGAGATCGTGGAGATCATGCAGCAGGACGACTTTGGGACTGCGTCTATTGGGCAGCAGCCGTCGAGCGATTCGGATGCTCCTTCGACGAGCTGATCTCCAAACACACGGACGGGCAGATCATGCTGCTCGTCTACGGTTTTAACGAGCTGGAGAAGATCCGGAATGAAGCGGTGGAGCAGACGACCGAGTCCCGTAAGAAACCACGTGCGCTTCAGTCTGCTCCACAACCTTCCAAGGCCAAGTCTGCTCCAGCCAACAAAGTGCCATGGAGTGAACTGAAGAAGATGACTCCCCAACAGTACGAGGCGTATCTTGCGGGGTCCGTTAGGGGACTGTAGCTCTACTCCGAGGTAGCTGACATGCTCCAGGCATCCGGCGTCAAGTTCAATATCACGGCCAACGTCACCGCAACTCGTGGCATCACCCGGCTGAACAAGGTGATGCGCGAGTTGGTTGGCGTGGTGAACTCGGGTGGGAAGAACTGGGAGAAGTTTCTGGATGCTGTGGGGCGGCTGGGTTCTGTTAGTGCTAGGGTCTCGAAGATTACGGAGAAGCAGGCCGGTTCGGTCCAGCGGTTGTCCAAGGCGACTCAGCAAGAGACGAAGAGCGTTCAGCAGTCTTTGTCCGTTACGGAGAAACTGATTGGTGTGAAGCAGAGAGCGGCCAAGGCGGCAGATCAACTGGGGACCGCTGTCTACCGGGAAGCGACGGCCATACAGCAGAGCGTTCAATCAGCACAGAGTGCTATCAGCGTTCACGATCGTTTGACGGCATCAGCGAACAAGGCCGGTAAAGCGATGCAGCGACTCGGTACGGGATCTGCATCTGGTCGTGCCGTAGTGACTTCAGGTGCTGCTGGTGATGTAAACAAGCGTTTGGCTGGGCAGAGGGTTGAGCCACGGACTGACAAGATCAAAGCAGCTACTCAGGCGATGCACACCTATACCACGGCTGTCTACGCTGCTCAACACGCGGTTATGGCTTTGGGTGCTGCTTGGGCTACTTGGAAACTCGGTCATCTTATCAAGGAAACGACGCTCCTTGCCGGTCGTGTCGAGAACTTGCGTACGATCATGTACAACGTCGGCGTGAATGCCGGGTATACGCACTCCGAGTTGGACGTGTTGGAGGGGAAGATTCGGAAGCTGGGTATTACAACCAGGCACACACGGGAGGCTATGACGCTCCTGGCTCGAAACAATCTGGACGTGGCCAAGGGTTTTCAACTGGCTCGTATCGCTCAGGACGCGGCGGTGATTGCAGGTGAAAACTCCTCGGAAGCGTACGAGAAGCTGGCCATCGCGATCCAGCGACTCGACACCCGACTGCTCCGTAACCGAGGTATCTTGATCAACCTGCGGAACCTCTATCAACAGGTAGCCGTAGCAACCGGTCGTGTGGAGACGACTCTGACCGCAGCCGAGAAGCAGGAGATCCTCTTGAACGAGGTGATCCGAAAGGGTGTCCAGACGATGGGTACCTACGAGTCGGCCATGAACGATGTGTTTAAGCAGTACACATCGTTGGTGCGGTATACGGAGGAGGCTGCTCGTGTTTTCGGCGAGCAGTTCTTGCCGGTCTTTGAGGTGGTTGTGAAGACGATGACCGGGTTTTTCAAGTGGTTCTCGGCTGATGACCGGCATCGTGGGTGGCATCTCGCGGCAGCTGGCGCAGCGTCTTTTGTGGCTATCTTAGGCACGCTGACGACGGTTGTCCTTGGCGCAAAGCTCGCCATGAGTGCGTACACGCTCGCCGTGCTCGCCTCAAAGGCGGCAATGGATGCTGCAAAGGTGTCTTACCTGGCAATGACTGTTGCTATGGCCAAGAATCCTCTGACACTTGTTGTTCTGGCGTTAAGTGCGGTGGCGACGGGACTTGTCATGCTGGCAGCGAACGCCAGAAGTGCTAAGCAAGAGTTGGAGGACTTGAAGAGCGAGGCCGCCGAGACAGCCGTGTCTCTCCATGGGTTGCAGCGCGCGTATCGTCGTATGGATGAGTTGTCTGCAAAGGGAGATTCATCTCGGGAGTCGTTGTTGCGACAGAAGATGGCGCTGGAGGACCTGAAGGCTGTTGCGCGTGATACGGGGATTGAGATTTCGGATCTTGCGTCTGAAGAGGAAACACTACAGACCTTGCGTGAACAAGGTATTGGTATTGAACAAACATCTGCGGAGACGGCTGCGCAATACAATGACGCAGTTTCGCAGCAGCGGGTGGAAGTGAATAGACTTGCGAAGGAGATACAGGAACTTGGGAAGCAGGAACGGGCACAATACGCACAGTGGAGGACTGGCAGGGGGTCGTTTGGCGGATACAACCGTATGGACAGTTCGCAGATGCGGTCGCTCAAGGAACAGTGGCGACAATCGATGCGTGATCTTGCGGTGCTGGAGGACAAACATACGGCCTATATGGAAGTAGCATCTGCTGAGCGGATCCGCATTACACAAAAGGCTCTTGACGAGCAGCATGTCGCGTATCAGCTGGCGCTTCGTGCTGAAAACGCATTGCATAGGGAACGGGCTAAGATGTTCAAGGACGAAGGTCTTGAGATTTTAGATACATTAGACGAATACGGGAAGAAGCTGCGTACTGTGTTTGTTAGCGAGGAACAGATCTTCCAACAGGCTGCCGATCGGTGGGAGACGCAACGAAAGAAGATCGCCGAGACATTCAAGGAGAAGCGTGATCAGGCAGCTAACGCTACGGAGCTCGCGGAGGTTGAAACGCAGGAGGCAGCAGCACTTCGTCAGATTCATGGGTTCATTCGGAGTGAGATGAGCCAGGAGTTGCGGGAGCGGATTAAGATCAAGAATGTTATGGAAGATAAATATGAGCTAGCGAAGTTACTTCGAGAAGAGCAAGAGCGGGAAGTTGGTTATCTCAAAGAGCGTTTGGATTTGGAGGAGCAGGGCGTAGACTCAGATACTATTTCTGTGTTGCAGGAGCTGCGTAAGGAGCTCTTTCGACGACAACAAGCGATGGATGAGTACAATCGTCGGCTGGGTGTGGATACTAAGGAGACTGAACAGATTGAGCGTCGTCGACAGGAGATTCGTGCTGAGATTGCGGACTACGAGCAGCGTGCCAAGGCGATCGAAGACGCGGAGAAAAGTGCGAGTACCGACGCCGCTATTGAAGCTGCTGTGTCGCGTCGTATTGCGATAAACAAGGAGCGTGGTGCCGTTGAGGCATTACAGCAGGAGCTTGATCTTCTAAACGTGCAGTACGACGAGTCGTCCAAGACGCTTGCAGAGCGGATTGACATAGCGCGTCAGGCGGCTGCCGAGGATGAGAAGAATGCACTTCTACAGGCAAAGTTGAACGATCTCCTGTTCGAGCAGGAGGAGGCTGTCAAGAATCTGGATGTTGCGAAGAGGAAGAGCGCACAAGTGGTTCGAGAGATTCTCCGAGACTATGTTACCTGGGCCAAGGAGGCTGCAGAAGACCGGAAGGAATCGCATGAGGAGGCGATCGATGACCTCGTAGGTATCGAGGACAAGCTGACACGGAAAACGTGGGAGGCTGCCAAAGAGCGAATCGAGGCCAGGAAGAAGGAGTACGAGTCGGTTCAGGACTTCATCCGGAAGATCCAGCTCGACCTGTTGGAAGGTGAGACTCCGGGAACCAAGGAGATCATGTCGCTGGCTGATTCGTTCATCGAGAACGTCAAGAAAGCCGGAGATGATGAGCAGCTGAATCTCTTGGAGCAGATGTTCCCAAAGAAGATGCGGCAGATCGGCAAGGACTATTTCGAGACGCTTCGGGAGCTGCAGAATCAGATTGTGGAACAGCGTAGGAAGCTGGTGTCGAGTGGGGACGTGAAGGATGCTATCAAGCTCCGGGAAATGTACTTCGAGTATGTGCAACTGCGTGAGCGGGGTGTGCAACTCAATAAGCTGTCGCAGGAGCAGACGAAGCGACTGACCGAGGAGATTGCAACCCAACGCGGGCTGATGGGTGACCGCCAGCGCCAGGCCAAGGAAGACCAGGCACTGATCGATGCTGAGGTGAAGAAGCGTAAGGAGACCGTGTCGCTGGAGAAGGAGCTGTACGAGGCATCGGTCGGGGTTGCCAACGAGGCTCAACGGTGGGCCACGGCGGTGAAGGAAGGAACAGCGTCTCTAGAAGATGCTCTGGCTGCGATGGAGAAGTTGTCGGGGACCGCTAAAGACTGGGGCATGCGCCCTGATGGGACACAAAAGGGCGACGGCTTTCTTGGTCCTCTACAACTGCCGGGCGGCGGCGTAGCGACGGAATACAGCATAGGCGTGGGATTTGACGGAAAGGAGATGGATATACCGACACTGGTCCCGACGCTTACCGACAAGGAGTTGGAAGCGATGGTCAACGATATCATCCCCAACCAGAAGATGCCACCGGAGGCGATCATCCGAAAGGCTGTGGAACACGCAAGAGACAGGATGGCACAAGGGCTACCCGTATTTGCTGGGCCTGGGGCCGACAAGCCGGGAGGTGGGTTCTTTGGACCCCCAACAGCGAAGGGGCAGGGCGGCGGTGCCGTTGGTGACTATGCGTCATCGCTCTCTTTCTCTTCGCTGACCGTCCCTGGTATGGTCCAGACGGCGCGGCGTTGGCGTGAGAAGACAGTGGCACGAGATATGCAGGAAGGCCAAATCCGTCGCGCACAGTCGCGATTGGATGCGAGGAGGGCTGGCATACCCAAGTGGGCGTATGATCAGTACTATCTTGGTCAGCAGCCTAGCTCGGTTGGTCAGCAGCCTAGCTCGGTGCCAAGTTCTGGGTCTAAGATTGGTGTTCCGTCTCGTCCGTCGTCTCTGGATGTAACCGACTCGTCCATGGTTTTGGACCGGCAGGAGATGCAGAAAGCGTGGAAGGCGTTCTCTGCTGCAGGCACCTCTGACGATCGCTCTGCGGCAGAGGACCGATTCCGGAAGCATGCTAGTTTTTATAAGAAGGGTCTAAAGAAGAAGACCAGTGCTGGTAATTACGCGTCTCTTACTGGTGGTATGAACCGTCTGTTTCAGGCGTCTCGTGACATGACTGAGAGCGGGCTTTCACGGGCCAAATCAGCAGGGCGTTCGGGGCTTGGAAAAGCCAATTGGCTTGCAAGGCAGGCTTTGGCTGGTGGCGATGTTGGGCCAACTCAGCCTCATGTCAGACAGACTCCTGTTTCTCTGTCCGCAAGAGAACAATATGCTCAGGAACTTCAGAAGCTACGTACCTGGTTTGGCGTACATAGATCGGCCCGCCGGGCGTCGTCCACCGCGAGATCCCAGGAGCTTCGCACGCGTTTCGGGAACCAGGCACAGCAGGTTCGGGATGAATCGTTCTTGCGGACCCTTGCTGTAGAGCGTGATCTGAAATCTCCCGTTGCCAACCGCAGCACGGCGTCCGTAGGTAAGTATGGCTCCATCAAACTCAACCAGACATCCTACATGAAGGAGAAGGAGCAACTGGCACTTCTTCGACAACAACGTCGGGATGGGGAAACCAAGAGACGCGAGGATCTGCGAGGCAAGCACCAAACAGATCTCGAGAAGCTACGTACCAAACACCTAAACGAGCAGCAAAACCGGAGAATCCAGTTCGCGAAGACCGGGATCCGAGGTCCGTTCCGAGGTGGGGGTGGACAGGGTCTTCTGAACGTAGATGCTCAACAAGGGCAGGCGAACCAGGCGAGAGAGGAGGCCGACACGCAGGTCCTGGGCGCACTGAGCAAGCTCAGAGAAGCACTTGGGGTGAGTATCGAGGGATCCAAGAAGACTGCCGAGGTGGCCAAGGAACAGAAGAACAAGACTGCGGAGGACTATGCCAAGGCACGCGACGTTCTCTCAACTATCATGGGGGCAGTATAGATGACATTCTGTTCCACATACGGCTCGACGCATTTTACCTTGGTCTTCTCCGGGTCGACTCTCGGAGATCACCTCGCGTCGTTTCGTAGCGTACCTCGCCGAGCGACCCAGGTTGAGGAGCGGCACAACCTCTGGGCAACCACTCCTATTCTCGACGGGAGCTATCCGGCTCTTGTCTGGGACCACGAGTTCTTGGTCTATCAGGAGGACAACTACCCGCTGAACTTCGCCGAGACCTACTTCAACCTGGCTGCTCACTTCACCAGCGCTCCCCAGTCTCTCATCGTCAAGTTGAAGACCGATACGGCGATTGCGTTCGGCGACTGTTACATGCGGGAGTTTACGCAGTCTGACCCGGAGCAGCTCCTTCTCTACGCGGCTGGTATTCTGCCAATCAAGTTCGTGGGTACACAGATCCCGAGCGTTTCATGACCCTGACCAACCCAGCACGAGCCGGTCAGCTTGTCGACTTCACGAACCAGAGTGAAGCCGTCCTGACCGTTGCGTCGACCCCCGTGGATCTCAGCAACTCGCTCCACCGACTTGATCAGCTTGACGTCTCCTATGATAACGGCAAGACGCTTACGTTCACTGAGGCCACATCGATCGGCGCACCTACCTGGAGTATCGACGACGATGTGACCCTGCAGATGGATCTCGACGGCAGTCTCAAAACCTACTTTCGTGGCAAGATCAGGAAGAGAAAGAGAGTCGGGAGAAACAACCAAGAGGCGATCCAGTACACCGTCTTCGGCATCCAGCGACTTGCGTCCGAGATCACGATGACCGACGCGATCGATCTTCCCCTGGTGACTTGGACAGCGGGTACGGACATTACCACCGTGGGTACGACTGCAATCTATGGACAGTCCATCTCCGGTGCTTTGACGTACTGCTTCTCCACCAACGCCACGGATCTCGGCAGTATCGGGGTCACCACGTCGATCGGAACTCCCGGCCATGACGCGATTCTGGGGGTGCTGGACGGGGAGGTGGCGCTCCAGAACATGAACTTCTTGGCCGCGATTCAACAGCTGGTATCCTACGCTCCCAACTACCGAGTGTTCTTCGACGATCTCCAGAACGCGTGGGTCTTTCCCGATATCCTCGACCAACCCGTAGCTGAGATCGAACTGGCCGACGACAACCTGGTGATGTTCGAGTACGAGGAGGACGTGTCGAACAGGTACACGGCGATCGAGTTGACGGCACCGTGGGAGGGTGTGTATGTGATCCCGTACAAGGGATACGCGTTGTTGACTCCGATGTGGGATACGGATCTTGAGGATGATTGGTGTTATCAGAAGATCGGACTGGCAAACCCCCAGAACCCGAACGGCAATTACTCCTGGGTCTATCGCCGTTGGACCATTCCCGACCTGGTGGAGGAGGCGAACAAGCACGCGCCGATGCAGGTGGTGGTACGTGCGCTCAGGGAAAACTCGAACAACTACATCCCGATCGACGCGAGGATCGATCTTGAGAACCGGGTGGCTGTGGCTGAATGTCCGATCGTGATGGAAGGGAACCCCTACGATCCGGGACATGCTACCGGTCCCCTGGAGGCGTATATCACATTCTACCGGACCGACACGGCACCTACGGGAGGGTGGCAGTCTCTCCGTGTCCCAACTTCCGGTTTCGAGGGGACTGCTTACACGCTGCACGGACTGGAACGTACCAAGAAGGAAGTGGTGGACTTGATGGATCTGAACGAGTATTACGCTCAGACCCGACTCGACGTGATGAAGGACGTGATTATCACAGGGGATCCGATCATTGAGGGAGATCCGATCCCCGAGCTCATCAATCTCCAGAAGAAGGTCCGAGCTACCCACGCGTCCAAGACAACCGGACTCGAATCGGTGGCTGCTGTCTATACCGGATACACCTACCAGTTCGGACGTCGTGGGGAGAACCAGCTGCAACTGACGACCGACTTGGCGAACCTGCTGAGGATCAACTGATGCCTGATGCGTTTCAACAGCATATTGTAGCTCAGCATCTGAAGAAGATCTTGGCCGAGCTCAGGACCTTGGCGAGTCGGGTTGAAGCACTGGAGCGTCGGCAGCGTAATCTCCTGGATCCCGACGTGCCGTTCATGGAGAGTCGGCAGGTGTTTTTTGCGTGCAGTGTTACCTCGTTGGATACGGTGAATAATCGTTTCGTGGGTCGACCACAGCAAGCATCAAACCCCAGTTCTGATCCGTTTAGTGACGCAACTTCGGTAGGTGCGATCTGGGCGTATGTAGGGAACGGTGCTGCCATGCCAACGGTCGGCAACGATGTGCATGTTGACTTCGTGGGGACGCACGGCTCTTCGTTTACGCCGATCTACGGATACTTTGCTGGTGCGACACAGACGGCGACTCTCACGGTCATCACAACGACCAGGATCAGCTCTCTTAGCTTTCAGATCAAGTCGCGTCCTATTGGGGTTACGTGGGCAGGGACCGAGTCGGCATGGACTACGTATCATACAGGTACGGCTTGTACTTCGATCGGGAGTTAGCGGTGGGTGTTCAGTTTCAGGGTGGGGTAGTTCAGTTCATAGAGTCGGGTGGCGGGACGATACCTCGCGTGTCTGTCGGGCCTGTCGGGGAGTCCTGCGCATGCTGTCCGGGCAGCGCAACGTGTCTCAACAACTGTATAGGCGACGTTGCCTCGCAAGAGTTTCTACTAACTCTGGCTGGTTGGTCCGGAGATGGTTGGTGTTTCTCCGGAGGTAGCTATAGTTGGTGGACGGATGAGTGCGATAACTTTAATGGGTCTTGGGTAGCAACGCAGAACACGACAGTCTTAGATGACTGTGAGTGGGGAGACAGTCATCCGATGCGATGGTGTACCGACTGTTGGGATGGCGAAGCTTCGGACGTGAGCGAGCACTACCCTCTTTGCTGCTGGGACTACACTGACCCAGATTGTGAGGACCCGTTGACATTCTGCCACCACTTCAATGTCATAGGCTTCGTGATCCGTCCTCACCCTACCAATCCTGATAATTACGTGAGGATTCAAGGTGGTCTCTCAACCTGGATCTACGCTATGGACAACAGGCAGTATTGTGCGTACGGATCGCAAGACCTGGCGAAGCCGGTTGATTGCACGGATATTGATGTTACCTTGACCTTGTCGTTTATGGCAGACTACTTCAAACACATTTGTAAAACATCAGGCCCCGTTACGCTTAGAATCCAATCGCTATGAAATGCACCTTTACGAGTACAAAGGAAGGCTGGAGATGCACGGCGTGTGGTTGGCTTCTTCCGATTCCCGCAGCATCTCCTCCTACTCGACGATGCGATGTTGCTGGCAGTACGGTCGCGAGTGGCTCGACGCGAAGGTCTTTCGGCGCGCCGTTTGAGGAGGCTCTTGCCAGGATCCAAATTGCTCCGGATCGTGTCATCAAGTGGGTGGGACGTGCTCGGGGTTGTGGCGCAAGAAATTTTCGGCTCAGCGAGCTTGCTCAGTGGGCACGGGAATCTGCCTCCGAAACTCCCGAGACCTCCCGCCAACTCCTCGAAAAGATCCTCCAGTCCTAATCCCACACCTCAGAGGGGATTTCCGGAAAATCCCAAAAAATCTTCCGGATAATCCCATTCTCGGCATATAATATACCTGAGGGAAGGTATCAGGGTATAGTTTCTGAGGTGGCACGTGCATTTCATCGCTGGGGATCAATGGACCTGGATACACGGTTACGTACCTGGTGTGCTGGATGATGCGGTCAGCTGGAAGCCACACAACTTCTGGTTTGCTACCGCCTACAAGAAAGGAAAGTGGGACGGACGCAAGCGACTGACGGAATATGACAGACGATCCTGTCTTTATAAATTCCCCTCCGGTCTCCTCCCCGACGTCCTCCAACTGCTGGACGACAGGAATCGGATCTACACGCTGGAGGACAAACGGACGACGGAGGTGACGACACCCCAGTACGACCTCCTCCCCGATATCCACCTCGACCAGGGTAAGTACGCGTACCAGTCTTGTGCACTGGACGCGGCACTCTCAGCTGGCCGGGGGATCTTAAAATTACCAACCGGAGCTGGCAAAAGTGAGATTGGTGCCGCCATCTTCAAGTCGCTCAATCTCCCGGGGATCTGGCTGACGCACCGAACGAACCTCCTCTACCAGACTCGCGCACGACTTTCCGAACGGTTGGGTCTTTACGTGGGGATTCTCGGGGACGGACAGTACGACTACCAGCCAATCACCGTGGCTATGGTCCAGACGCTCGACCGTAGAGTCCACGACAGTTTCCTCAAGACCCGTAAGGCGGTAATCGCGGACGAGTGCCATCACCTACCGGCCGATCAGTGGGTCGACAACATGGCGGCTATCCCTGCGCCGTATCGGTTCGGTCTTTCGGCAACCCCCCAGGAGTCCGGAGAGGGGATCTATCTGAAGGCGTGGACCGGTCCCGTGCTATATGAGATCTCCGTGACGGACCTGATCGACCGTGACGTGCTGGTCAAGCCACGGATCTGGTTTGCTACGGTCGACAAACCCAAGATCCCTGCGTCGTCCGCGTGGGGAACCGTCTACAAAGAAGGGGTCACCAACAACCCGACTCGGCATGCTCTTATCCGGTCGATCCTCTGGCAGTTTCGTCGCGAAGAACGTCCAGCGATCTGTCTCGTGGCTCGTGTTGGTCATGGAAGAACCCTTACGAAATACCTGGAGCGAGCAGGACTCCCCACGAAGTTTATCGAAGGCAAGGTTCCTCAGGCAGAACGGGAGGAGATCTTCGAGGATCTTCGTACTGGGGAGCTGGCTTGCGTCGTAGCCAATGCGCCGTGTGTTGGGGAAGGTACGGATCTTCCCTGGCTGTCAGCGATCGTCAATGCAACCGGTCTTCGGGGTGCCGGAAACCGGACGGATGGGGACGTGGGTCGTGACGTGATTCAGTTTCTGGGTCGTGGTCTGCGTTCTTCTCCCGGCAAGACGTACATGGATTACGTGGACTTCTCCGATACGACACACAAGTACCTGGCCAAGGCGAGCGCCGAGCGGGTCAAGACGTTGGAGCGACAGGGGTACGCAGCGTACATCAAGTACTGGAGTGACTATGCCGAGTTTGCGGGAGATGATTTGCGGTCCCATGTCGCGTGAGGAGCTCGAGATGCAGTTTGCTGAGCTCGCGGCACAGCATATTGCGTTGGTTCAGCTCCTCGTGGGGTGTGGCGCCTTCACGGCCACCGAGTATTCGCATGCGTGTATTGCGGCGCTGGGTGAGGTGGATCAGAGGTGCGCTGCGGAAAAGGTGGAGAGCATCCAGAGACTACGCGAGATGCTGGCCGAGGATCCCGAGCTGTCCTCCGTGTTGCGAGACCCGACTGCATGATGTGTCCTTACTGTGAAGATTCGGGAGTGGACCTGACGACGGCTCAACCTTGTAAGCACTGTCTTATGGGTCTGCAACTAGAGAGCATGCTTGGGGGTGTGTTGCTGTTGTTCACCGTCCCCACCCCCCGTCTTTTGGCATACGAAGCGGCGATGAATCCTTCGGTGAATTGATGTCCGACCCGTTTACCAATTTCTCGGATGCAGACCGTCGCACGTTGGTGTTGGCCAGCGAGTATGAGCGTCTTCGGAGAAAGTGCGTCAACGGGTACTCCGGGTATCACGTGTTCGGGTGTGGGTTCGAGGAGCTGACTACGGATGTGTGTAAGAACCCCAACTTCAAAGCACTCACGACCGTGCGCAAGTGGCTGGAGAAGGAGGGACTCACGGTTTCGTTGGACGAGATTCCGTGGAGAGCGTACCTCAAGTATCTCTTTTCTACGATCGAACCAAACGCACCCCAACCAGGACAGCTCAAGAACAAGATTGTCCTGCGCGAGTATCTAGCGGGTGGCTCGGAGACAGGGGAGCTTATCGAACCTGCACGTACGGGACAGGAGCTCGAGCGAATCTACAAGAAAGTGCTGCCGTCCTGGATCTCGGATAACCACGGGATGATGCGTGCGTTGGGACTCACGGACCTGGATCGATTGGATAACGACAAGTAATGCAACCTTTGTCTCACCTTTACGACCGTCATTTCCAGGCTGCTTTCGTGGCGTCCATGCTGCGTGACGGGGAGTTTTTGCAGAGCGTGGCGGCTGACGTACGGCCGGAGACATTCACGGACGAGGGGTTGCAGCGTGCCGTACGGTTGATCCAGCAGTTCTACCAGGAGCATAACGGAGCGCCGGATACCCTAGTCTTCAACGAGATGGCCAAGCTGGAGCAGGCCGGGACGTTACCTAAGGAGATCCATAACACGCTGAAGCTGACGTTGGATAGTCTCTTTGCCGTCGAGCTGAACAACCGTCGCTACCTGCTGGACGAGTTTGCAAGGTTCCTGCGTCACCGGAAGGTCGCGGATACGTTACCTAAGTTTGTGGCGCAGGTGGAGGCGGGAGATTTCGAGACGGCCGAGGACTTGATGCGAGAGGTGTTTGCCTTCCGGCCGTCTCGTGAAACAGATCTCGGGAAGGAATACACCGAGGACGCCACCGAGAGAACCCTACGACGCCAGCGATCCGAAGACGACGCGTTCTGGTCGTTGATCCCGGAGCTCGACCAAGTCATCCCGGGTATCCGAAGAGGCCAGCTCGCGGTGTTGCAGTCCCAGAAGTCGTCGTTCGGGAAGACGGCCGCGATGGCTCTTCTGACACGGAGCTATCTGGTGCAGGGATACAAGGTGCTGATCTTCTCGTTGGAGGAGACGTTGCAGCAGTACGAGGACCGGCTCGATCAGGCCATCATGGGATTACGTCTGGACGAGCTGGTTTACAAGGGTGGGGAGATCCAGGAGCGTCTCGGTGCTCTTCGGCAGCATGGGGGTGGTGTGTGGTTGAAGGAGCTGCCGGGACGTACGACGAAGATCTCGGACCTACGGCAGATCACCCGGATGATCGAGAACGTCCACGGGTTTCGTCCGGACGCTGTGATGATCGACTACTGCGACGTGATGGCTCCCGAGACGTCTGCTCTGCGTAGCGACTCTTATGCGACGGGTAAGGAGATCTACCAGGCGTTTCACGATTGGGTGCAGGAGGATCGTCTCGTTGGTTGGACGGCCATGCAGTCGAGTCGGGGAGCACACCAAGCCACCTATGCCGAGCAGGAGCACTCGTCCGGATCGATCGCCAAGGTTCAGATCGCGGACGTGGTGATTTCGATCAACCGGACTGCGGAGGAACGGGAGGCTGGGATCACTCGGTTGTGGGTGGTGAAGGGACGGGAGTCGGCAGCACAGGTCGAGGTACGGATCAACACGGACTTTTCACGCGGTCTCTTTTGGGTGCCAGGAAATGAGTGAGAACGATCTGGAGTTGGTGGAGACGCAGGATCTGGTCCGTGAGCTATTACATCGTTGTGAGCACGGGGTGGTCGGTCTGTTGTTTACGTCTCGACAAAACCAACTTGATTACATGTATCGCTGGACGGGGGGAATCTACGAGTCCATAGGACTTGCTCATGATTTGGGTTCTTTTCTGTCGGGGGAGCTACGGCAGCGAACGGGCCCGTGGGATCCCCGAGGTACCTGATGCACGACCTGAAACAAGCAATCGCCGACTTCCCGATCGCACGGTGGCTCTCCGAGGTTGCCGGTGTGCCAGACACGGGTGGGAAGTACCTCTACGCCGACTGTCCTGTGTGTGGTGGGAAGGGAAAGCTGCTCGTACGGCGACAGAAGAAATCGTGTCTGTGCTTTCGTTGTGCTGATGCTGGCCACGGGAGAGACGTGTGGGGGGGACAAGGTGGGTTGCTGGACTTGATCCAGCTGTTGGAGAGCTGCACGAGGTACGAGGCGGCTCAGCGTGTCTTGGCTATGGCGGGGTGGCCTGAGGGAAGCGAGATCACCCCGACGTCCGATCGCTACGTGGACTGGCCAGAGGAGGCTATCCCGATCACCCTGGCTCGACCGGATCACCCTTCACGCATCCAGCTGAAGAACAGGGTCCTGGAGCACATGGAGGACCGGGTCTGGATCGCCGTGGACGGGGAGTATGCCGATCGTTGGATCCTACCGGTGTGGAGCAACGGCGAGCGTATGGGGTGGGAGGCCAAGAGCTATGCGAACGGTACTCCTAAGTCGCTCTTCCCCAAAGACTGGGACAAAGCATCCCACATCTACCAGACGCCAACTTGGGATCCAACACAGAACTGGGTAGTGATCACCGAATCGATCTTTGACGCGGAGACGTTTGGCCACAACACGATCGGGATCTTCGGGTCGAGTCTAGGTCCGGGTCAGTTGGGGCGACTCTTGGATCTTCGCGACAACGGGGTATCACAGCTCGTCTGGTGTCTGGATCAGGATGCCACCAAGAAAGCGGCCAGGATGATGCTTTCTAGGACGAGTCATTTTTTTGACAACTACTTCTGTCAATTACCGGTCGGCGAGGATCCCAACTCTCTTGGACGGTCACGGTGCTGGGAGGCCGTCAAGCGAGCCACCTACGTTTCCAGCGAGTTCGATTTCTTTCAGAAAAGTATAGTTTGAGCGGTTGCCTTCCGAAACTATACCTTGTAGAATAGTTTCGGTGAAAGGATTAGCGATGCAGCTTTTGGTTGACGGACATCACTTGGCGTTTCGGCTCCGGTATTCTCGTGTCTGGGACCTCGCCACGAATGATGGACGGAGGAGCGGGGTGATCTACGGATTCCTCCGATCCCTTGCCTACGCACGTCATGTGGCTGGCGCGACCGAGAGGGAAACGACCATCGTGCTGGACGGAGGTAGGAGCAAGAACCGGTTGGAGCTCTGTCCTGAGTACAAGTCCGGACGACGCAAGAAGGATCAGACCCCCGAGGACAAGGCGGATACGGAGGCGTTCTTCGCTCAGGTGGAGGAGTTGAAGCGAGCGTTACCATTGCTCGGGATACGGGTGGTGTGCGTGCCGGGTGTGGAGGCCGACGATCTCATTTCGATCTTTGCTCACTTCTACGGAAACCTCAAGAAGCGGGTTCTCATTTTTTCAGGTGACAAGGATTTTCATTCGATCGTTTCGGACTACATCTCCCTCTTTGTTCCAGATAACAGTGACCGCGAAGTCCAAGGACCGGAGGAGATCCATGCGAAGTGGAACCTGTCCTCCGGTGAAGAGATCCTGCTGGCACGTGCGATCGAGGGGGATGCGTCCGATGCGATCCCGGGTGTACCTAAGCTCGGAAAGAAGCGGGCGCAGAACATCGTGGCATGGCTGTCCTCCGGTGAGAAAGAGCCTCCTAGGGGACTGAAGAAGTGGGTCGACGTCTACCGGGAGAACACGGTGACCGTTGCCAGAAACCTCCAAATGATGCGTCTGCCTACTCGTTTCCAGAACAGTTTTCTCACGATTGAACAGGCAGAACAAGCGATTGAGCAGTTCCGTGTGGTGCCTGCTCGAGATCCGATGGCGTTTGCGGAGTTTTGTCGCGACTGGCAGATTCACCAGGAAGAGGGGGTGGGAGTATGAAGAACGCTGAGGAAGTGTCTACGGTGTTGCAGGGAGGCTACTGGGGAATTGAGTATCCATTCGTGCAGTTGCTCCACAGTTATCTCGGGTCGTGGGAGGAGGCGCAAGACCAGGTGCGTACGTTTGCTTGGGAGGCGACCCGGAAGTTTGATCCGTCGCTGGGTTTTCAGTTCTCCACATTTCTGCGCGGACATCTACGTCTTGCGAGCTTGGCAGAGATTAAGCGGGTGTTGCGGTGGAGGAGGGGGCGGGAATTGCATCAGGACCCCGCGGACCTCGTGTCTGATCGTCGTGTCCTGGATCCCTGTGAGTGGGAAGAGTTCGTGAGTGCGTTGTCGGAGAGAACACGGAAGATCCTGGAGCGGCTTATCGGGTCGGCACGTAGCGTTGGGTTGGACACGGAATCGGTGCTTTGGGAGGAGACCGTGGAGATGCTTGGCGAGGAGGTTTCCAGCCAAGACCTGTCGGACGGGTTAGTGGAGATTCGGTCCAAGGCACCTCAATATCTGGAGATGGTCGATGCTTGAGCAGTGTTCTACGTGTAAGGCGTGGGTGATGGCGGATTGTCAGTTTGGGTACTGTTGTCGTCGTGCGCCTACTGAGAATACGAACGGGTGTGAGAAGCCTTGGACGCGGACGCAGCAAGACTGGTGGTGCCACGAATATGTCCCACCCGAACCGTCCCGGGAGGTGCTGGAGACGGATCTTCCTATGCTCCAGTTGACTCCAGCAACCCGTCTCCTCTGCCAGAAACTTCACCTGCATACGGTGGAGGAGATCACACTCGTGGGTCGTCTCGCGTTTTCGGTGACCGGGGATCGAAATGCAGCTGCGGCGATCCAGGAGCTGTCTCGTGTTCTTGAAAAACTGGGGGTGAAGTGGTGAGACCGACCGTTTGTGGAGGACGCATGAGCATAGGACCCAACGACCACCCAAAACCTGCCAACACCGGGTCGCTCCAGGTTGCTGCCTTGACGGCTCTCTACTCGGTCTGGCCAACGTGTCCCCCGGAGATCGCCAAACGGTTCGTGAAGGATCGGCTGGGGATTGAGCTGGATGGTCAAGTCCTTCTCGTGGCGTTGGAGAAACTGGGACTGGCCGTCGCGGAGGATCCAAACACTGAGTACTACCGGCTCTTTGTGGAGTGCGAGTTGCTCCAGGACGTTTGTCGGTTCGGGGTTTCGGGTAAGTCGACGGCGGCGTACGTGGAGCATGTGGCTCATATCGCGAAACACCAGCTCAGACTCCCCAAAGACCTGGTGGCGCAGTGGGTTGGCGAGCACATGCAGCAGCTCGCCGGGAAGAAACATGAGTTGGCGGCTCTGCGGAAGCGAGCTCTTGAGTGTAAACAGAAACTACGTGAGATGGAGATGACTGAATGCTGTTAGTCAAGCCGGGGTTTGAGATTCTAACGGACGTCGACCCGATCGCCATACTCAAGCGGATCGAGGTGGCTGGACGTACCTGCTACAAGAGCGATGACAAGATTACGGAGGACTCGGGCAGGAAGTTCGTGGCCATGCTCGTTAAGCGGGGTCACGAGTCGGTCCTGGAGCACGAGTTGGTTACCGTGAAGTTCATCGTGGATCGTGGTGTGTCTCATGAGCTGGTCCGTCACCGGTTGTGCGCGTTTAGCCAAGAGAGCACCCGGTACTGCGACTACAAGGGTGGGGTCGCGTTTGTCATTCCCCCGTGGTGCAACATCAGTGCGGGGGATTGGGGGACGAACCATGCAAGAACGCTGGCACAGGTATTCCAGACACCGGCAGAAGTTGAGTGGCATCAGGCAATGTATCAATCGGAGGAGCGGTACACCCATCTCCGTGATCTCGGTTGGTCTCCTCAACAAGCTCGCTCCGTTCTCCCCAACTCTCTCAAGACCGAAGTCGTCACCACAGCCAATCTCCGGCAGTGGCGACATATCCTTCGCATCCGGACGACCAACGCGTGTCACCCTCAAATGACCGAGGTGATGCGGCCGTTGCTCCTCCGGTTTCAAGAGCTGTTACCCGAGATCTTTGGCGATATTTCAAGGGAGTGGTGATATGAGTTTTCGTAACTTCCTTCGTCGGTGGTGGCGATCTGGCTCACAACCGAAACCGCAACCCGAGCCGCAACCTGTCGTAGAGATACCGCAGGCAGCTCCTCGTGCTCTACCACAATTCGGCATGAACAATCCTCATCCGTACTGGGAGGAAGCGGCCGAGTGTGGAGTGACGTTGGCGAAGAAGCTACCACACGAGTGGTCTGGGATTGAGCCGTTTCGACCTCTTGCTGGTGACCGACGTCGGTTTACCATCGACGACTTCGGGTTGGGTGACCTCCCCAGCAAATATCAACCGTTTCTGGAGAAGCATTTCCGGACCACACTCGCCAGGCTCAAAGGACAACCGGTGGACTGGCAGCAGGATTCTCGCGGTCGGTGGCACGCGTTTTTCTGGCACGCGACCGATCGGTATGTCCGGGAGGCGCAGCAACACGGGATCGACGTGACCTTCTTGATGCACATGCGCACGCTCTGGGCATCCAATCCCCGGGGACTGGCACACGCGTTTGAGCGTCGAGATACCAAGGGAGCACACCTGTCTCCGACTCGACCTGAAGCGGATGCGGATCTGCAATTCTTCATCCAATGCATGGTGGAGCGATACGGCACCGGTCCGAACGCCATGCCGGGACTCAAACGACCCGTGTTGCTCTGGTGTGATGGGAACGAGTATGACCGGCGACCCTTCTTTCTTGGGAGTCCGGAAGACCATCTCCGTATGTGGCGTGCTTTCTCCTCGGGAGTACGTGCTGGCAATCCCGATGCGTTGGTGCTGAGTAACGGGATTGCGGACGTACGGGATATCCGGAAGGGACGTTGCACCTCCCACGCGTCCGGGTTCTTTCGTGTGATTCTGGACCATCCGGAGTTGTACGACGTGTTTTGTCATCATGTCTACAGCTACGTGTTGCGTGATCCTGACCGTATTCGCGAGGACGCCAAGTTCATCCGGCAGGAGATGGCCAAACGCGAGTACACGAAACCGGTTGCCGTACTGGAGTGTTCTGGCGCTTATCTGGGTGACCTGGTTGCCGGGAAAGATCTTCGTAAGACGCTCCAGAATCCCCAGGACGACCAACACGCTAAAACATTGAAGTGGTATGACCAGGAGTTGGCGCGTGAGATCGTGGCGATTCACTGTCTCCTGTTTGCCAACGGGGTGTCCAGCGTGATGCACTTCCCTTTTCGCGACATGGTGACCGGACCGTGGCAGGACAGCAGCTATGCCGTGTGTGGTCTCGTCAATCCAGGGGAGCCTCCGGTACGAAAACCCGTGTTCGATGTCTACCGTGACTTTGTGGGGAAGGTTCGTGGGTTCTCATCGGCCAAGCAGGTAAGCGCCCGGTGCGTGGAGTTTGCGTTTGACGACGGCCGAGGTCCTGTGTTTGTGTCGTGGTAATGGGAGACCGAAATGGCGGGTAAAGGCGACCGTACGAGACCCGAAGCAAAACCGGGTTCCTATCGAAGGGGGTGGGAGCGGATCTACGGCAAGAAGAAGTCTGTGAAACGACGAGCGAAGGCAGGGGGCAAGCGTTCCCGACGTAAATCGCCCCGTGCGAAGACGTTTAGTGAGTTTTTTGCGGGAATCGGATTAGTACGCCTTGGCCTAGAGGAGTCCGGTTGGGAATGTGAATACGCCAACGACAACGACCCGAAAAAGGCGGAGCAGTACCAAGCTCAATTTGGAGATGAGGAGCATTTCCATTTGGGAGATGTGTGCGACACCGATGCCGTAGCAGCCAGGATGGCGAAAGGCACTTTTCTGGCAACCGCGTCTTTTCCGTGCATCGACTTGTCGCTTGCCGGTCACTGGCGAGGCTTGAAAGGGGAGCACTCGTCAGCTTTTTTTGGCTTTGCCAATGCAATGGACTTTCTCGGACGTAGCAGGCCCAAGTTAGTCATGCTTGAAAACGTGACTGGTCTCATTACTTCGCATGGCGGAAAGGACTTTGGCACGATTACTCAGGCTCTTGCGGAATTTGGCTACTGGCTCGATGCGTTTGTGATTGACGCACGATACTTCGTTCCCCAGAGCCGCCCCCGCATCTTTGTCGTTGGAGTGCATCGCTCGCTAGACGTTCCGTGGCCCAAGCAGTCAAAGCGATTTCTGCTGTCCGACCCCTGGCTACAGGCAATCGAGGCTGGCGGAGACATTCGCCCGGCCAAGCTGGTTCGACTAATGGAGAATACCGAACTGGCAACAGGCTGGCTGGCTACTCCGATTGAGACACCGCCGACAAGTCGGCCACCCCTTACAGAGATGATTGACTTGGATGATAGACAGGAATGGTGGGACAAGCAGCAAGTCGATAAGCACTACAATATGATGAGCGACCTACACAGGACGCTTGTTGATGGCCTGTTGAAGCAAGAGGGGGTGCATGTAGGTACGGTCTACCGGCGGAAGCGCTACGGCAAGACGCGAGCGGAAGTCCGCTTTGACGGCATCGCAGGATGCCTACGAACACCGCGAGGCGGAAGCGCTCGCCAGATTGTGATTGTTGTGGACAATGGCACGCTCAAGTTTCGATGGATGAGCCCGCGTGAATACTCGCGGCTTCAAGGGGCTGGCGACTATCCATTAGTCGGCAAACCGAATCAACAGATGTTCGGTTTCGGTGATGCGGTGTGCGTTCCAGTCATCGAGTGGGTAGACAAGCATGTGCTGACACCAGCTTTTGAACATGCGAACGCTTAGGTATGGCAGACACGCTCACGCCCGCACAACGAAGCAAGCAAATGGCTCTTGTTCGGGACCGAGACACACAGCCCGAACTGGTTGTAAGACGGTTCGTACACAGAAACGGCTACCGCTTCAGACTCCACGTTCGCACGTTGCCCGGTTGTCCTGACTTGGTTCTGCCCCGCCATCGAAAGATAATCTTTGTTCACGGTTGTTTCTGGCATCAGCACAACTGTAAACGTGGGGGTCGCACGCCAAAATCGAACACCGACTACTGGAAAGGCAAGCTAGAGCGGAATCGCAAGCGTGACGCAAAACATCGACGGGCACTCAGACAACTCGGCTGGAGGAGGCTGAGGCTGATCGGATGCGAGGTAACTGTAAGATGATGGCAGAGGGCTGTCAGTGCGGCTTGTGCAAGCGGGAACGCGAGATCGAGCGACTGCGGTCTCAACTTGACACCGTAACCCGCCCGGTGCCGAACATGGCGGATTACGAGCGGATGCGGGCGAAAGCTGCCTTGTATGACGCGGTCGATTACGCCTGCGAACATCTGCCAGAAGGCACTCACATCGAAATAGGCTTAGAAGGTGGTGCGGGCTGGCTGGGGTTGCACGGTGAGGGCAATCGACTAGGTGCGGGACCGGTGGACGGTGATGAGTCGCTTGCTGATGGCATCCGGCGGCTGGTTTCCGAAGCCCGCGAGGCCGCAGAGGAGGACGCGTGTGATGACTGACCAGGAACCACACGTGAAGATCGAAAAGCCGCACTTGGCCGAGTGTGCTTCTAAGATCGTCGAGCAACTTATGTATCTCGACGACGAAGAAGTCAAGCTCATCCTGGACTTTGTGCTGAGGGTGCTAGACACACAGTTATACGTCGGCAACGTACTTCAAGTGAGGAACTGTGTAGCCTACGACATCGAGCTGGACACCGAGGACGTAGTGGGAGATAACGAATGACCCGTGTTCTCAAGAAACAACTCGTCGAATCGCTGTCTCGGTGCCGTGCTGCGATATCGAGTAAGCCAACGGCCGAGATCCTCAAGAACTTCTGTTTTCGGGGTGCGACCGTCTCAGCGTTCGACGGGGAGTTGGGGGTCGTGACGGGTTGGCCTTTGCTCCAAGACTTCTGCGTCCCGGCAGCTCGTTTCTTCCGGGTCGTGGATGGTCTTGGCGAGGACCCCGATCTGGAGGTGAAGGACGACAAGCTCTTCATCACGGCCGGAGGCTACAGGACCCAGATCGCCACGTCCTCCAACGCGTCCTACCCGGAACTGATCCCCCAAGATCTCAAGCCATTTCTCCCCGAGTCGGCAGAGGGGGTGATGGCTGCTGCGGCTCAGACGATCTTCTCATCCGACCACAAGGGAGAGGAGAAGTTCGCTGGGGTGGGGTTTCGGGGAAATTACGTCTATTCCACGGACGGGGATCGACTGACGCGTGTCCCGATCTCCCACGAGGTGTCCGAAGAGACGGTCGTGCCGGGGAAGGCCGTACGACAGATGGCACGGTTTGGAGAGCCGACTGAGTTTTCGATCTCCAAGGGTGCGATGGTGACATTTTTTGTGGAGACCAAGACGGCCGTGATCGCTCCTCTCCTGGCTCAGCGGTTTCCGTTTCAGCACATCGACGACCTGCTCTTTCGTCGTGTGGCGCCGGAGCTGGGTGTCGAGATACCGGCCGGGTTTCTGGCTGCGATTACCCGGGTACGTAATCTGGCACCCGGGAGGGAGGGATCGCAGCTGGTCCTGGAGAATACCGAGGCCGGGTTGCGTGTGGCGTCGAGCGTGTCCGAGGTGGGAGAGTCCGAGGAGATCCTACCCTGGGATTTCAAACCGTCTTTTCGACTGACGATCCGTGCGAACTATCTGGCTGATGCCGTGAAGCGATCGGACCGGATGAACTTCTCGGACGTGATTTCGGGGAAGGGAACGATGCTACGGTTTGAGGGTGAGGATGGTTTTCGGCATCTCGTGGCACTCATGGCATAGGAGATACTGTTGCCACAGCTGAGTCTCCTCCACGTAGTCGGGAAAGAAGTCAAGTCGAACATGCGTTGTTCGGCGTGTCCTCTCTGCGAAGATACCCGGCTCAAAAGCAACAAGATGGACGGTGCCGGATCCTCTGTGCCGACCTACCTGTTTGCCGGGTTTGCGCCGGGTTGGGAGGACGACAAGATAGGTCTTCCCATGACCGGGGAGAACGGACGTCTCTTCAAGCAGCTTCTCAAAGAGGCCGGGTATCATCCTGGGGAATACTACATCACCAACTGCTTGAAGTGCTCCACGTTCGGCCGTGATCCACACAAGCGATGGTGGGACGCGTGCCAGGATTGGATGCGCCAGGAGATCACGAACCTGGCACCCAAGGTCGTCGTGGCCATGGGAGCCAAGGCACTCGGGATGCTGACCGACCAGAAGGGACTCGGCAAGCTACGTCGGAGAGGACTCCCGTGTGTGATCTCCCCGGGTACGTTGGTATTTCCCGTAAGACAACCGATGGCGATCAAGCACGCAGAGGGACAGGAGCGTGCGGCATTACGGCAGGAGGTGATCGACGACCTGAAGTGGATCCGGGAGGAAACGCAGGCAGGTCGAATCTACCGCGCCGGGGATATCGAGACCGACTACCAGCAAGCGAGGACACCTGAAGATGTCGACCGATTCTTCGACGAAATACGGGACGCCAGTTATATCGCCGTCGATCTTGAGACTACTGCGTTGTTTCCAGATCCAGGTGAGCATGTGGTGGCAGTCGGGTTTTCGACCAGAGCAGGGATGGGTCGTGCAATACCGCTCTATGCCAAAGGACTCACCACCCCCACCTACTGGCCAGACGGGTACGTAGAGGAGCTCGTCCTACGGTTTCGGGAGCTCTTTAAGACCAAGCACGTCTTTGGCCACAACTTCCTCTCGTTCGATCAGAAGTTCGTCAGACACGAGTTCGGAGTCGACCGGTGCAAGATCGACTTCGACACGATGCTTGCACATTACATCCTCAACGAAGAGCCGGGTACGCATGGGTTGGAGAAGGTGGCGCTACTGTTCACGACTATGCCACCGTGGAAAGAGGATGTGGTCAGCATTATCGACGACACGGACCGGCTGTCACAATATCTCTGCCGGGATGTGGATGCGACGTGGAGGATACGGGAGGCGATCGAACCGCAGCTAACCCCACAGTGGCGTTGGTTGTTAGACGAGCTCCTAATCCCCGTGTCCTACGAGTTGTGCGATACAGAGTGGCGTGGTGTGTCCGTATCCAGGGAGAAGCTTCAGGAGCTGGACGGATACCTGACGCGGCGGATCCAGGAGGAGGAGACCAGTCTACGAGCGTCCGATGCGGTCCGTCGTATGGAGCTGGCCGACAATCTGGAATTTAACCCGGCCAGTCCCGATCAACTCCGGAGACTAATGAAGGACTTTCTCCGATTACCCACGGTCAAGAAGACCAAGACCGGACTCTACTCGACCGACGCGGAGGTTCTCTCGGCGCATAAGGACACGGCTGAGATAAGGCACATCCAGCAGCTACGTGGCCTGACGAAGCTACATGGGACTTACTGTACGGGACTGGAGGAGAAGATCCGGAGTGACGGCCGGGTTCACACCTCGTATCTCATCCATCGTACCGTAACTGGACGATTGGCATCCCGAGATCCGAACCTGCAGAACATCCCGAGACCAGATACGGCAGGGAAGGTCTTGGAGGACGGTGCTGCGATCAAAAACGTCTTCTCGGCATCTTCTGGTTGCGTGCTTATGGAGGCCGACTACAGCCAGATCGAGCTCCGGGTCCTAGCTTGCCTGTCCCACGACCCAAACATGCTGGAGACGTACCGGGTCGGGGGTGACATTCATACAGCCACAGCAGCTGTCGTCAATGGGATCCCGGACGACCAGGTTACCAAGGCCATGCGATCCAATGCCAAGACGATCAACTTTGGTGTGGCGTATGGGATGAGTGAGGAGACGTTGATCCACCGTTTCCAGGAGGCCGGATCCACAGAGCAGGAAGCGAACCATTTTCTGCGGATGCATAAGGAGAGCTTCCCCCTCGTCTGGAAGTTCATGGATGACCAGGAGCGGATCGTCAGGCGCCAACGATACCAGGACAATCCATTTGGAAGACGTCGTCGGTACAGTGAGATCGATGCGAGAGCTACCAGGCAGGCGTACAACTACCTGATTCAAAGCACAGCCTCCGACGTGACGCTCCTGGCTCTGGTGAGGTGTTGTCGAGTACTCCGCGGGTTGGGTATGGGTGCCGAGCTGGTTCTCACGGTGCACGATTCTCTAATTTTTGACGTGCCGGAATCAGAGCTGGAAGAGACTGCACACATCGTACGTAAGGTCATGGAGAGCTTTGAGTTTACGTGGCTCACCGTTCCCCTGGTTGCGGACGTTGAGGTGGGACAAACCTGGGGAAATCTGAAAAAATTCCAAGTTTAGGAACGGAAAATGGAAACTTCGGCATATATTATACCTGGAGGGGATAGCTGGTATAGTTTGCAGGAGGTTATCAAGCTGTGGGACGATGGCTGTGTCAACGCTGCGAGACAGAAGTGGTCGTGTCTGGCAGAGGAGTTTCGCCTGGCCGTGCTCAAGTTCGCCGTAGCTATTCTGCAAGATCCCGAGAGTGTAGCCAGTTGTCCTCACGTTCACATGGAGTCACTGTGGGGGGAGTTTGATCTATCACCTGACCGGCTGAACGCGTTGGGTCGTGTCGTGCCGGAGCTTAACTGAGAGGGTAAGAGATGGGAAAGTCGTTGAGAGAACGCTACGCACTACTGATTCAAGACGAGGAAGAGTTCGTCAAGGCTGCGAGAGAGGCCACGGAGATCGACACGGACAATCTGATCGACTCCTTGGCTGCACATGCGTCGGAGTGTGTGGTCTGGGGGTTGATGGCGGCGTGGTCCGAGTTTGATTACGAATCCCAGAAGAGCCTGTTGGAGCGGCTCAAGATGGACCGGCGATTCGCGCTCCGAGCACTGCACACCCGGAACAAGGAGAAGTTCACCGAGGCCAAGCTGGACGAAGAGGTGGTGCTGACGGAAGACTACCAGACGGCCTTGGGTACGACGACGATGCTGCTGTCGATCTACCACGCGTTCAAGGCTGTCGAGAAGGCGCTCGCGTCCAAGACCAAGATGCTTGAGGCAGCAAGCTTCCGACAGGGACGTGAGCTTGGGATGTATTCTGAGGATCAGGAGACTGTACAAGCCAGGAGGCAGGTGCAGGAGGCCGAGATGGATGCTTTGCGATCGCAGGCGGAGGCGGCTCTACGGGGTTGAAGTTCGGGGAATGCCCCAAACATAATCGAAGGCTAGTTTAGTGAGGTACGTGATGAGTGATTCGTTGGCTGAGTATGCCAAGAAGCGTGGTGAGGAGCTGGACAAGGAACAGGGGGAATTTGCCAAGGCGACCTTCTGGAAGCCAAAGGAGGGACGCAACCTGATTCGTATTCTTCCGGCTGCGGGTGAGGGGAAGTTTCCGTTCGTCGAGTTCATGCAGTCCTTCAAGGTCGGTCCCAACCAGAAGGCCGTCGTTCCTCGGGGGGCCAACGGACTGGAGGACTGTCCTCTCGCCAGGAAGATTGCGGAGCTGGAGGAGAAGGGGGACGAGATCTCCCTCAAGGAAGCCGCGAGGATTCGTCCCAAGAAGCGTGCGTCCTTTGCGATCATTGACAGGGACGATGAGGCTGCTGGGGTGCAGATCTGGTCGTGTTCAAGCACGGCGTTTCGTGGGTTTCTCACCCTCGCGGCCGACCCGTCCTACCGGGGTCTTACGGATGTGCATCCCAACCCCGACGATCACGGCCGAACCGGGGGTAGGAATCTGATCGTCAACTACACTCCCGGGAGCAAGACGGTGAACGGTTTTGCCGTCACCACGGTCACGGGTGAGGGAGCAACGACTCCGTTGGGAAGCGAGGAGCAGATTGCCGAGTGGACGGCCAAGGATTGGCTTGCCGAGTATCGTATCGGTGAGCCATACGAGGCAGGAGCCATTGCTGCGATTCTGGCAGGTACTGAAGAGCAGTACTGGGCCGAAAAGAAGGCTGCCAGGGAGGCAGCACGCGCGCCAGCATCCAGCGAGCCACCCACTTCGGCAGCTCCTCCGGCTTCCATGGCTCCTCCCGCGTCGATGACACCACCGGCTCCTATGACTCCTCCGGGAGCACCTACGGTCTCGCTCCCGGAAGGTTACCAGGAGGTCACGGCGATCTGGTTGCTCGACGGGAATCAACCGCGTGCATCCACTGCCGGTGAGGTCTGCTCGCTGGTGGCTGCCGGGGAGGACCCCACGGTGCAGACCCGGGATCAGTCGTCGGGTTGGGTGAAGGCGTCCGCACTTGGATTCGTTGCTGCGGCTCCGGAAGGTCCTCCACCCCCTCCGGAATCTGACACACCGCCTCCACCTCCTGCACTTCCGAGTGAGGAGTCGGCGATCAAGGAGCAGTTGGACGCTCTCAAGGCTCAACGTGAAGTTCAGTCTTCTCGGGTGTCGCAGGATCTCGCGGCCAAGATCCAAGGAGGTGTTTAGTGGCCGACTTGCGCAAAGAGCTGGACAAGGCTTTCGGCGCCAAGTTTCGTGGTGCCAAGTTCGACAGTGGTGAAGGACGGTACGTGGAGGTGATCCCAACCGGCCTTGCTCCTGTCGACTCGGCACTCGGGGGTGGTGTCGGCAAGGGACGGATCTCGGAGTGGTTTGGTAACGAGTCCACCGGCAAGACAATGCTTCTGTTGCAGTTGCTGGCCAATGTGCAGCAGCGTGGTGGACTTGCTGTGCTTGGTGATACGGAGGGTGCATTCGACTCCTGGATGTTTGAGCAGCTGGATGGGAATCCGGAGACGCTGATCCTGATCCCCGAGGAGCGGTGCGACACGATCGAGGCCATGTTCGACTTCCAGAAATGGTTCCTGGATGAGATGGCCAAACGGAAAGCGGACGGGGATGAGACGGAAGCTGTCCTCGGCTGGGACTCGACGGCCGGTACAGCGTCACGGCATTTGATGAAGACGGGGATGGACAAGGCCGACATGTCCGTTCCGCGTGCTATGTCTCAAGGAATGAAGCTGGTGCAGGGACGCGTCAAGCGGACGAACGTGGCACTGGTATACATCAACCAGGTCAGGGAGAAGATGGATTCGCAGGACTCTTCTCTCCATACCCCGGGTGGACGTGCGGTAAAGTTCCACGCGTCCACCCGGCTCTCCCTCAAGTTTGACGGTGGATCCAGGACGAGCCAGATCAAGGACGCGTGGGGGAAGAGTAAGGACGAGGCCAAGCATGCTGAGGATATTGGCCGGTGGACAGAGGGACGCGTCGTCAAGAACCGGTTGACCTCTCCTCAGCAGACCTTCCGACTCCCGATCTACACGGTGAACGATTGGGAGCATCCGGTCTGGGGTACGCCAACCCAAGTCGGAATCGATCCGGTCGAGGCGATCTGGGACTACTACCTCAATGGTCGTTTCTTCGCGCCGGGGTTTGAGGAGAAGAAGGAGCGGGTCATCAAGCAGTCCGGGTCGTGGTATCAGGTCCATGAGTCGCTGCACCCGGACGGCAAGAAGTTCCACGCCAAGGACTGGCCACGGATTTTGGAAGAGGTGCCACGGCTACGGACGTTGATCTACGAGGAAGAGGAGGAGACGGAGTGATCGGCAAATCCGTGATCGTCGACATCCTGAACCGGTGGATGAATGAGCACGACATTCTCATGACCGAGGAGCGTGCTGATCAGCTGGCCGTGTACATCGACCAGACGTTGATTGCCATGACGCAGCAAGGACACATACCGGACGCGACAACTACCTCGGCGGCGCTTCGGATCTTGGAGCGACAGGTAGCGGACGTGGATGACCTGGTGGTGCGTCTCGTACCCTCCGGCCTCTTGCAAGCTGAGATTGGGGACACGGTGGCTTACAACCTGAGCGAGCAAGCACCGCTGCAGGATGCGATCGTGCAGTTGGCCAGACAGGTGGTGAGGAAGACATCATGAAGATTCTCGCGTTTGCCGATCTCCAGTGCCACGCGTACCAGCAGTTCCATACCAGGACGGAGCGTGGGCTGAACTCTCGGTTTCAGGATTGTCTGGATATCGTTCACCAGGCCACGGCGCTGGTTCGGCAGCATGGGGTTGACCTCGTGGTGTTCGCCGGGGACCTGTTCGAGGCGAGGACCAAGCTGGACATCGACGTATACACGGAGACGTATCGAGCGTTCGAGCTGCTCTCCCGGGCGGTCGACAAGAACCTTTTGATGGTCTGCGGTAACCATGACCAGCATGTACGTCTCGGCAATATCCATTCGTTGGTGCCGTTTTGTGCGTTGGGTCGAGTGGTGGCTGGGAATGACGAGAGAATTCCGGTCGAAGCAGAGGTCGTTGCTGCTGCTCACGCCTACACGACCGACATCGACTCGCTCAAGGAATGGCTCAACAACCTACCGAAGACGGATCTCTTGGTCTTGCATCAGACGATCTCCGAGGCCGTTGCAGGACCGGTTGATACGCACCTGACGGACGGGATCTCGATTGCTGACATCCCCACGGACCGGATCGGCATGGTTATCTCCGGTCATATCCACAAACGACAGAACCTCCTGCTCGGTCGTGTCCATATCCCCGGGTCTCCCTTGCAGCTGACGTTCGGGGAGGCAGGTGAGGACAAGGCGTTTTCTCTGATCGACACAACCACGTGGACGGTGGAAACGATCCCGACTAATGCACCGAGGTTCTTCAAGTTTGACTATCCGGATATGGACCTCTCCGGTGTCAACACAATGCGTGACTTCGTCCGTGTGACCTACGACCGGGAGCATGCTGACGCGATCCAGCGGTTGACGGAGCAGTACCCACGGATCGACTTTGTGGAGAATGCGAAGGATGAGACGATCTTTCGCACGACCGAGAAAGCGGCCGACGACGATCAGCAACTGTTACGTGAGTATCTCCGGCATGCGTCCCTTGATGGGATGGACGAGGAGATGTTGTTGGAGACGGGACTCGAATTGTTGGCTGGGGAGCAAGCATGAGCGGTCGTAGAAGTCGTAACAAGGGTGCTCAGGGTGAACGAGAGCTCTCCAAGGAACTCAACCGGTTGTTCGGGTGTGAGAGCCATCGCGGTCGGCAGTACCACGGAGGACCTGAGTCCCCGGATATTGCCAAGGCTCCTCCCGGCACTCACTGGGAAGTCAAGCGTACCGAAAAGCTGAGTCTCTACAAGGCAATGGATCAAGCCACGGACGACGCGGGAGAGCAAGACATCCCTGTCCTGGCACATCGAAGGAACGGAAAACCCTGGCTGTTTGTCTGTTACCTCAACGATCTACCGACGCTGGCCAAGCTGCTGTCGCGTGAACCGGAGGAGACCGAGTGAAGTTTCTTTACTGCAAAGCCTGCTACGACATCTTCCGGTTGTGGGAGGAAGAAAGAACCTGCAAGTGTGGCAAGACCAAGGGACGATACCTTGATCTCTTGGCCGCTGAATACGTAGGGGATTTCGCCGTTCCGCTTGGTGTGGACAACTTCAGCTTCGTACGAGCGGTCAGGAGACAACCGGAGAAAGGTCGCGGCGAGCAGTTTGAGGCGTTCGTCATACCAGAGCGATGTCCGACGTTTAAGAGAAAAGGTACTCCGGGAGAGGGTTGGGACGGTGGTGTAAAGGGTAGCACACCGGCTGTAACTGGAGGTGCGGGTTCAATTCCCGTCCGTCCGTGAACCCCTTATTGAGGCACGTATGGCACGGTTCATCATAGACGTCCGAGATGACATTGATCCGGTGACGGCGTTGGTGCGAGTAGCCACTGTCATCCGGCAAGGGAAGATCAGTGAAGCCAGAGGGATCAAGCACTACTGCTGGCACACAACATTCAGGACAGACAAGATTGCCGTGAGTGCGAGAGAGAAGAAGAAGGATACCTCAGCTGATTCATTTTGGGTGTGGGAGGACGCATGAGTTTGTTATCGCTAGAAGGCACGGACATCTTCAGCTACGCGGATATCTCCCTCGATCTCCGGGATCGTGGTCTTGTTCTTCTGGAGGGTGAGAACGGTGCTGGGAAATCCTCCATCTTCCGGATTCTGGCCTGGACGCTCTATGGTGACCAGCTCCGAAACACCCGAGCCGATGCCGTGGTCCGCAAAGACATGAACCACAAACCGATCACCGGCAAGACCTCCGGCATCGTACGGTTCGAGCGTAACGGCCAGGAGATCCGCGTTGAACGGTATCGCAAGCACAAGGAGTTTGCCAGCAAGCTTCTCCTCTTCGTAGACGACCGGGAAATTACCGGAGCCTCCAACAACGAGACGCAGGGACGCATCGTTGATCTCCTGGGTGGGATCGACAGTGACACTTTCTGCTCGGCCGTGTTGTTTCCGCAATCGGCCAAGGGATTCTGCAGCAAGTCCGACGCCGAGATGAAGGCCGTCTTCGATCGTCTCCTCCAGCTCGATCGCTTCTTCCAGGCCAGAGAGCTCGCCAAGTCCCGGTCTCGACAGTTCCAGGACCTCACCACGGGACTGCAGGCAACCACCGTATCTCTCGAACAGCAACTTACAGACGGACAGACCAGGATCGAACAGCTGCAGTCTGAGGTAGCCAACTTCGATCTCAAGAAACTCCAAGACATCCAGAGCTGCAAGGAGGAGGTCGCCAAGCTAGAAGCCGCAAAGCCAGCTCCAGTCGATCCAAACATCATCGCCGAGCTGACTACCCTCCAAGGCATGATCACCGAGGCAGCCAACGTAGAGGAGCAATACAACCAGGTCACGACCACTCAGACCTCCCTCGTCCGTCAACAGGCTGGCCTCGAATCCCAGATCCAGAGTCTCCAATCACAGATTCCGGGAGAGACGCCAGCACCTCCCGTAGCTGAAAAGACCATAGAAGAGGTTGCCGATTTGCTCTCCGTACTGGGTCGGGAGGAGGCAAGACTGGAGATCGGTCTCACCTCGGCCGAACGTGAGGTGGTTTCGCTCGACAACAAGATCGCGCAACGGGACTCCATGGACGAGTGTGGTGCGTGTGGACAGGAGCTTACTGACAAGGCCAAGTCCAAGCTATTCGGCGATCTAGACAGCCAGCGAACCCAGAAGATGGCCGAGATCGAATCGACCACGCAGAAACGCCGGGAAGTGACCCAGCAGCTGGAAGGACTCCGCGACGTCCAGGCTCGAGCTCTGGCGTACCGGTCGTGGGAGGAGATGACCCAGGATCGACGCCGGATCCAGGACCAGCTCGTTCAGCTACAGGATCAGCTGACAAAAATATCCCTCCAGTTAGGGGGTGCGGAGGAAGAGGCCGTCAGACTGCGAGATTTGGCTTCTAAGGGACGCGAGGCCAAAGACAGGTACTCGTCCCTCCAGGCTCTGAAAACGCAGCAGGAGGCCGCACAGGAGCTCTGGGAGACTAAACTAGCATCCATACTATCCCAGCGAAACGAGGCTGAGTCTAGGATCAATCCGTTTGGGGACCTTCTGCTCCAAGAAACAGGCCGCATGGGGGGTGTGCGCGACAGTCTCGGGTGGTACGGGATGCTGCAGAAACGCACAGACCTGGAGACCGGGATCTTCGACTGGTGGGTGGACGGGTTTGGCCAGCAGGGAGTGAAGACGTTCCTGATCGAGCGAGCCATCCCCTTCATCAACTCCCGTCTGCAGGAGTATCTGGCGGTACTCTCAGGGGGGAAGGCTACGGCCACTTTCTCTGCGACGTCCCGACTGGCTGACGGATCGGAGAGGGACAAGCTATCGGTCAACGTGGATTACCGTGGGGGGGACGACGAGTACGCCGGGTTGTCGGGGGGAGAAATGGCTCGCGTCGACATTGCTATGATGCTCGCTCTCGGGGATTTGGCGTCGGCGCGGAGCAACATCAACTTCGGGGTGCGGTTGCTCGACGAACCGTTCGATGGTCTAGATTCGATCGGTAAAGAGTTGGTAGTCCAGGTGTTACGCGAAAATATCCTCCCGAAATGTGGCACGATACTTGTCATGACACACGATGATAGTCTCAAGCAATTGTTTCCCCGTATAGTAGGGGTTGACAAACAAGACGGTGTGAGTAGAATTGAAATAGTAGGGTAAATAGATGGCCTGGGTAAACTATACCCCAAACTAGAGGAGGTTAGGCGATGCGTGGTGACGGCAATATGGGACGTGCGACCGAGTTTCTGGTTGCCAATCCACAACCTCCGGAGCTACCACCCGAAGAGAGGCAGCTTCCCAAGATCCCGGCTGTGAAGGGTGGCGAGTCGGTTGATACTCCCGTCCCCGAGTCGCAGACACAGGTGATGGAGGCGAAAGCGGCCGAGTTGCGGGAAGAGCTGGAGATCCTTCCGGACGAGGATGTTCAGCTGCTGTGTGAGATCGTGAAGGATCGTGGACTAGCAAACATCGATGGTCGGTGGGGACGTGAGAACCAGATCAGGGCGCTGGTGGCGTGTGAAGCGTCCCCGTCCTGGCTGGACACGATCCTGCCGGAGTTGCCTCCTCCACCTCCTCCGGGGGTGGTGTAGGCGCCAGCGTAGTGCGACGGCGATTAGCGAAAGAAGCGTCGGCGTCCCGAGCACGGTGACCGAAGCGCAATGCCTCGGGAGTAGCTATCCCCAGGTGATGGTCTGAGCTCGAAGAAAGGGATTGTTTCCGGTGAGTCACCCGGATCCGTCGCGCGATCGTTGGCAACTAGAAGACCTTGAATCGTACTTGCGCGATCGGCTTCGGGTGTTGTTTGGTGGGGATGAGGACCACCTGGTCTTTGCGCCAGGTGGTCCTCGGCGTCTCCTGTCGTTGGAGGAGCAAGATGCGTTACCTCGAGAGTCGCCGGATGAGCTGTGTGTGCTATGTTGGAACCGATACGCCGATCACTTTGTCGACGTGGACTACTTGAACCATGAAGGACGTCCGTTTCTGCGGACCCTGTGTGACGGGAGAGTGGTGAAGATATGAAGAGACTGAAGTTCTGCATCGGCGCGACCCTGTTCTGGTTGGGTCTGCCTTTTGCCGCTCTCTCCATCTTGATTATGTTTGCTCTCGGGGTGGTTGGTCTTCTGGGGATACTGGCCGTCATACTCCTCATGTCGTTTCCGTGTCTGGTGGGTGGTTGGTTGGCGACGGATGGTTGGTTGGAGAGGATCGAAGCCATGTCTGGTTTGGAGGACAAGGAGTGAAAACTGTCGCGTTCATGCCAATCAAGCTGAACAACCAGCGTCTCTCTGGGAAGAACACCCGGATGCTGAGAGACAAGCCGCTCTGCCAGTGGGCGCTGAACGAGTTGTTGGAGTTAAAGAACGACGAAGCGGTGGAGGAGGTCTACGTCTACTGCTCCGACCCTAAGATCGAGGACTATCTCCCGAACGGCGTGGAGCTGCTGTTGCGTAACCCGTCGCTCGATCATCCACATGTCCAGGGTAATGACATCTACCGGTCGTTCATTGCCGAGGTACCTGCCGATCTGTACATGCTCCATCATGCGACCAGTCCCTTCGTCAAGGTTGAGACACTGTACCGGTGTCTTACTGCTGTGTCCTCTGGGAAGCACGACTCGGCCCTGACGGTCAAGGAGATGCACGGCCGGTTCTGGAGAAACAATGCTCCCGTGTGGCATGACCTGGAGACGGTGGGTCGGACGCAGGACATGACTCCCGTGTACTTCGAGACGGAGGCATGCTACGTCTTTCCTCCGTATCTTCTGGAGATTTACGGAAGACGGGTAGGGTTTAATCCATACCTGTGTCCCGTCGATGCGAAAGAAGCCATCGATATCGATACCCGGGACGATTTTGAGCTGGCTCAGTGCGTGGCATGGCCGAGATATGCGTCAACTAACGGCTGAATACGATCGACTCCGAGACTCCGTGATCTCCAGTACGAGCACGGATGCACAGCTGGAGTGTTTGCACAACGCACACGCAGGGGAGACGGCATACCTGGTGGCTTGCGGACCGTCGACAGGACAGTACCGGGAGGAGTTTCTGCGGCAGCGACTGGCCAACGAACTGGTCATTGCCGTGAAGCAGGCCATGGATCTCGTACCGGGGATCGCTGACTATCACCTGATCAACGCCGTCAACCGGAAAGAGTACGACTACACACATCCCCGGCCGATCGTGATGTTCGTCTGCGAGATCGAACAGATGGTCCGGTGTCCGATGCTGCACGACGTTTACACCCCGAGACCAGGACGAGGGGACAAACACATCTACGTTAGCCAGAGCAAGGATTTCGACAGTTGGACGTTGGACAAGATCATTCGACGTCCTCTGGGTCCGACGATCGTGTTCACGCTGGGTATGTTCCTGGCCGTGCATCTTGGTGTGTCTCGGATCATCACGTTGGGTGTGGACATGGCGCCGGAGGACATGCGGCATTACTACCCGAGCAATCTGAATGAGGGACAGATCCTGCATTCGGAGTGGGAGGCCGGGTTGGTTCGGGATGCGCATGAGGACTGGGACCGGTGGTTGCGTAGCCGGGGTGTGAGGTGGTTACGTGCCGAGTCGGATGAACCCAACGGTTTTCCTTCAATCGAGGAGGTGAGTTTGTTGTGACAGCTAGGACAGTGGAGCAAACAACTAAGGATTGGGGAACGGTGCGTACGCTATTCAATCGTGGCGATACGCGGGTGACTCTCATTGATGGACCACGAAAAGACCGGAACGAGGTTTGCTCGGAGCACGTTCACGCATATACGCATAACCTCTTCTTTGTGCTTCAGGGGTCGTTGGAGGTTCATTGCTGCAACCGAGGTGTGTGGAGCAACAACCTCCTCCAGCCTGGGGAGAGCTTTCTCGTACCGGCCGGGATGTGGCATTATTTCCGGATCCTAGAAGACCCTACCCAAGCCATCGAGATCTATTGGTCCGACAGCATGGAAAAGGACATCGAACGGAGAAACGATGGCTCGAATTGACCGGAAACAGATCGTTGCGTGGCTCCGACGTGCGTACCAGGTGGGGATGGATCAGTCGGATGACATGGACACGAAGGTCGGTGCGATTCTGGTCGTGCCCTGGATGCCGGAGGACTGCGTTGAGGGTGCGAACCGGATACCTACAGGTCTCTCCCGTAGACCGTCGAGAAAGAAGCGACCCGACAAGTACCGGTATCTCGTCCACGCGGAGGAAGACTCGATCCTCCAAGCAGCCAAGCTCGGGAGGTCCACCAAGGGACTGACCATGATCTGTCCGTGGGCGGCTTGTGCTCGGTGTAGTCGGATGATCGTGCAGGCCGGGATCAAACGGGTGATCAACCACAAGTCTTCCATGGACGCTACGCCAGATCGATGGAAGGCCGACATCGAGCTGGGACATTCCATGCTGCGTGAGGCGAATGTTGATCTGATCACGTACGACGGTTGGGTTGAGGACGTGAAATCGAAATTCGACGGAAAGGTTTGGTATCCATGAAGACCGTCGCAATCATCGGCAACTCACATCATCTCCTGGGATCACGTCTCGGGGACAAGATCAACTCGCATGACGTGGTGATCCGACTGAACAGCTACAAACTGTATCCCTACCAGGCCGACGTAGGGACCAAGACGGACACCATCGTCCTTGTCCAAAATGCAGACAACAACATGCTGGCTCGCAAGGGGTTGTTGCCGGAGGAGCTCCAGACTTGCAACGAGCTCTGGTTCTCTCGTCCTCTTGGAGATCGTGGGGACATGGACAACGACATGCGGGTCATCTTGAAAGCGATCGGCCGGTTCAAGGTGAAGGACTGTCGGTTTCCGGACTCGAAGGGTGTGAAGGAGCTCCGTGCCAAGCTGAACTCACCGTACTATCCGTCGACAGGGATAGTCACGATCTTCATGGTACTGGAAACGTACCCGGATGCTGACATTCGGATCGCTGGTTTCGGGGATCCACAGGAAACAGCGTTCAAAGAAGGACATTACTATCCGAACGTGCATGGTTTCAAGTGGATCCATGACGGTCTGGGTGAGCGTGCCTTGATCGATCACCTGGTAGACGAGGGGAAGATCTCGTGGCTGACGTCGTAGCAATCATCCCGGCTCGTGGTGGGTCGGAGGGTGTGTGGAAGAAGAACCTGCAGAAGGTCGGTGGCGTGCCGTTGATTGCGCGTGCCGTCCGTGCTGCCAAGGATGCTGTGTTGGTTGATAAGGTCGTGGTCTCGTCGGACGACAGCGAGATCCTGGACGTTGCGATAGGTGAGGGAGCGTCCATCTACTACCAGACTCCGGAGGTGAGTGGTCCGGACGATCTGCAGGAGAAAGCGATTCTTGAGTGGCTGGACGTGACAGGACGCACGGAAGGAACGCTGGCGATGCTCCAGTGTACGGCGCCGTTCATGACCGGTACGGACATAGATGGTGTGATTGTGGAGATGGACGTAAAGGAGGCTGACTGCTGTTTCGCTGCATGTCGGTTCCAGCATTTCATTTGGAGACACGACGGATCGAGGCAGGCATACGGGATCAATCACGACTCTTGGACGCGTCAGCAGAGACAGAACCGACACACGGAGTATTTAGAAGCTGGTAGCGTCTACGCTATGGATATCGCTGGGTTTTTGAAGCACAAACACCGGTTTTTCGGGAGGATCGCTATACACCAGGTGAATCCATCTCGCGTTTTTGAGATCGACACCTACGAGGAGCTGTTGTTAGCCAACCGGATCGCTGGGCTTCCCGAGCCGTTGTCTGGTCAGCGGGTGTTCGTGGACATCGACGAGACGATCTGCGAGACGCCATCGACCCGGGACTATACGAAGTCGACACCGAACTTGGACGCTATTGCCGAGATCAACCGGATGCGTGACCGGGGAGTTGTGGTCACCTATTGGACGGCGCGTGGTTCGGGGTGGCCTTCGGCGAGGGTTGAGGAGCTGACCAGGAGACAGATGAAGGAGTGGGGTGCCGAGTATGACTACCTGCTGTTCGGCAAACCTGTGTACGACCGGCTCTACGACGACAAGGCAGACTATCAGATACCGGGAGTCAACTGAATGACGGACGTGAGGTTGGAAACGGGTGACTGTCGTGAAGTGATGTCGGCGTACGAGGAGAGCACGTTCACAGCGTGCGTGACCGATCCTCCCTACGAGCTGGGTTTCATGGGTAAGGACTGGGACCAGGCCGGGGTTTCCTACGATTCCGAGACGTGGCGTGCCGTGTTACGTGTCTTGAAGCCGGGTGCGTTTCTCCTGGCGTTTGGGGGGACCAGGACGTACCACCGGATGACCTGCGCGATTGAAGATGCCGGGTTTGAGGTTCGGGACTGCATGATGTGGCTGTACGGGAATGGGTTTCCTAAGTCGCATAACATCTCGAAAGCGATCTCCAAATCAGGAGACAGAACAGCGTCTGACATGTGGGACGGCTACGGGACTGCTCTGAAACCCGCCTGGGAGCCGGTTGTTGTGGCCATGAAATCCTTGTCTGGGACGTTTGCGAAGAACGCTTTAGAGCAGAGGGTGGCTGGATTGAATGTTGATGGCGGGCGAGTGGAGTATGAGACCGGCGGCAGTCTCGCCAGCAATCCCTCCTTACGTCGCTCGGTCAAGGGTGGCAACGGCGGCCATATCATCGCCACAGAATCCGAAAGCCGCGAGATGGTTTCTCACGCCAAAGGCCGCTGGCCTGCGAACCTCCTGCTCGATGAAGAGTCGGGGGCGATGCTGGACAAGCAGAGCGGCGAGCGTCCGGGGTGTAGGTCGCGCAGCAACGCCAAGCCGGAGAGCAAGTTCCGACCCGGTCAAGGCGAGTACATGCCCCAAGGGCCAATCTACCCGGACACGGGCGGCGCGTCTCGGTTCTTCTACTGCGCCAAATCCAGCAAGAAAGAACGTGGCGAAGGAAACGACCACCCAACCGTCAAACCACTGAGACTGATGAAACATCTACTGACCCTCGTGACTTACCCAGAGCAGAACCTGGTTCTCGACCCGTTCTGCGGATCTGGGACGACCCTACTAGCGTGCCGGGAGATGGGGTTGTCGTGCGTGGGTATCGACTCGGACCCACATGCTGTTGAAATCGCGGAAGCACGGGGAGTCAACTGATGAAGCAGGAAACGATCGCACGTCTGGTTCGTGAGTGTCCAGACGATGATGACCTGGCGAAACTCCTACACGAGCAGCTGGAATTAGAGAAGTCCATCCGTAAACGTCGGTACGAGATCCGTTCGCAAGAGGAGCAGGTGCGGAAACAGCACGAGGAAGCGATGAAGACCCTCCGTGACCAGTGGCGGCTACTTTGGGAGAACTGTCCTCATCACGAGACGACGTACCATCCCGATCCGGCAGGTGGTTCGGACAGTCATATGGCGTGCAATCTCTGTGGGAAGGAGATGTGATGGTGATGACCCGAGAAGAAGCACGTGAGATTTTGGATCAGGTTGTGGCTAACCAGAAGACGCTGACTGCCTGCTCCGGTCCCCACGAGTTCGAGCCGGTGAGTAAGGATAAGAAGTTCTCTCGTAGGTATCGTTGTAAGAAGTGTGGGGGTGAAGTTGAGAGCCTGCATAAGTACTGGTACGAGCAAGGACTGAAACACGGGAGTAGGAAGTGAAACACTCCGAGATGTGCAATCTGATGGGACAGGTAGTGACAGTACGTCAGCAGCTCTGCGCCCGACGTCAGGGTATCCAGAAGAGATGGCTGTCCGAGAAAGTACCTGAGAGAGCTGGCTGGGTTGTCGGGTTCACGATACGGATGGATGGACAAATTGAGCAGGGTGGTGACTTCTACAAGCCTCCGTACTTTCGGGAAACCAAGCGTACACCGTGTCTTCTGGTCGCATACTGGCCAACGGTAAAGCCTGTGCCGGTTCCTCTTGACGGATACGAGCTAGGTGGAACCCCAACGCCTCCGGACTTTGGCGGGTGGAGAGGAATCAATGAGGAAGCACTCCAGCGATACAAGCGAGAGCTCCGGGACGACATGATTCGCTGGCCTCGTGACAAGAAAGGCCGGTGGTTGAAACAGACTCCGGTACTTGGGAGCCAAACATGATTGAGGTCGCGGTCGATTACACCGTTACGATCCTTGTCTTGGCGATTCTGGTTGTTGGCGCCGGGACGTGCGTGGCGGGTGGTCTCTGGCTGCTGGTGAAGTTCTTTGACTGGATCCTGGTCGGTGGCAATCCCCGTCTTCCTGGTCGAGGTGCTGTAGCTGTTTGTAGCCAGGGGATCGTTGGGATGATCGAGAACGACAAACCTCAACGCGTCCATTACCCGGACGGAAACACGGGAAAAGCGTGGGTCGGACGTGCGATCTGGCCACCTGGTGTGTTTGGTGAGAAGTGGTCGAGTCGGAATCCGCGTGTGCTGTGTAGGATACCAAAGGAGATGCTGTAAATGAAAGCCAAGAACGTCAAGTCAGTTATCCGTAGCAAGATCAACCATTTCCTGAAGCATGTTCGGGACGAGGATGTCCGGAAGGTTCTGGAGAAGAACATCGTTGTTACTGGTGGAGCGATCGCGTCGCTGCTTCTCGGCGAAGAGGTGAACGATTTCGACATATATCTCCGGTCCAAGGAAGCTGCGTTGACGGTGGCTCAGCACTATGCAGCCGAGTTCGCCAATAATTCGCCACCCAGGCACCGCAATTCAAGCCAGAAATGCAACGTCGTCGTGGAGGAGCTGCCGGATCGCATACGCATCAAGGTCCAGTCAGCGGGCATTGCATCAGAGCAAGGCGACGAAGACTACGAGTACTTCGAGACAACCAACCCCGAAGACGCCGACGCGCACGAGTATGTCAGCAAGGTACTGTCTATCGCACAAGATGCTGAGCCGGATAACGAGAAACCGAAATACAGGCCGGTCTTCCGCACGGCCAACGCAATCACACTGAGCGACAAGGTCCAGATCGTGACCCGGTTCTTTGGCGAACCGGACGAGATCCACGAGAACTACGACTTTGTACACGTCACCAACTACTGGACCAGCTGGGATAACAAATTGGTGCTTCGGCCGGATGCGATAGAGGCTCTCCTTGCTCGCGAGCTCCGGTACGTCGGCAGTAAGTACCCCCTCTGTTCCGTGATCCGCACACGTAAGTTCATCCAGCGGGGGTGGGCCGTTACAGCTGGTCAGTACCTCAAGATGATTATGCAGCTCCAGGAATTAGACCTGCATGACATACGTGTGCTGGAGGAGCAACTGACCGGTGTGGATGCAGCGTATTTTGATGAAGTCCTGGCTGCTCTGAAGAAGAAAGACGCGAAAAGGGTTGACGCGGCGTACTTGGTTGAGCTGATCGACAGGATCTTTTGATGCACGACACACTCTACAACCTCGAACTGGTGAGAGAAAAGCTAGACCTATGTGATCCTGACGTTTTTACCGAGGTGGTGCACAAGGAGACAAAGGCGCTGACCACGTATGCTCGTGATCTTGTCGGGGACGATCTTGCGCAGGACGTGGTACAAGAGGTTTGGTTGCATGCGTGGATGAAGCGACACGAGTACGATGGTAATCCCAAACTAATTCGTTGGTGGTTGTGTAGGTTTGCTTACTACTACGGACTGAAGATCCAGAGGGAGGAGGCACGACAGAGACACTACCATCTTTTCCCAGCCGAACCGGATCCGAAAGAACCTGTGGAAGATGTCGTGCTTTGTAGTCTCGTTGCGGAGTTTGTCCAGGGTCTTCCACCGAAACAGGAGCAAGCTGTACGTTTATGGTCCTTGGGATACACGTACAAAGAAATCGCTGGCCAGATGAACATCTCAGTCTCAGCTGCCACGTCGAATGTCAGTCTTGCACGTAAGAAGCTACACGAATTACTCAACTAAGCAGGAGCCTACATGACGTTCGGACGTGACGACCCCGTTGACCTGACATCCCATGAAGTGTTTGAAGCCGTGGTTCGGAAGTACAAGAACTGGATGTACCGGCTGGCTGGCCAGTATGTGGAGCAACCTGCCGACCAGGATGACGTTGTGCAGTATGCGTGGTTGATCGTGTGGCAGGGACGGCACAAGTATACCGGTCCTGTGGGTAAGCTCCCGTTCTGGTTGAAGAAAGCAATACGCTACGCCGCACTGAATATCTACCGACAGCACCAAAGATTCCCGATGACAGGCTGTGATTTCTCGCGGGAGATCGATCCGTGTGCAGCAGAACCGGCAGTAGGTAGGGAGAAGGCCGAGCAAACGGAGGATCAGCACCAGCAAATCGACCGTGCTATGGCAACATTTCGGTTTCTCCCCAAACAACAACGGAGTGTCGTCAGGTTACGGATGGAAGGTCTACGGAATGAGGATATCGCCAAGAAGATGCGCCTCTCCAAGTCGTGCGTAGGCTCCCATCTTCATCGTGCCAGGAAGAAGATCCGGCGTGAGATCGAGGAATCTCCAACTCTCTAAAACTCTAAGACTACAGAATCGTGTGAATATGGCTGACAAGAACACTTCCTACACAAGCGCTGACGTCCTACCGATCAAGGTAGTCCTCGATACCCAGACCGTGGACCATATCCGTCGTTACCGCAGGATTCCACCGATCCACGCTCAGGTCATCCCGACGAATCGCTGCAACAGAAACTGTCCAATGTGCAGCTGTAGCGAACGGACCAAGAACCACGAGATGGATCTGTTCGACGTCGAGACCATAGCCAAGGATCTCCGTCGACTGGGGTGTCGAGCCGTGACGTTGACCGGGGGTGGTGAGCCGTTAGTGCATCCGCAGATCGTCGACATCATCCGGCTCTTTCACGTCCTGGATATCGAGATCGGGATGACCACCAACGGGATGCTGTTGCACGAGCTCCCCGAGGAGGTAGTCGAGCTGCTGACCTGGTGTCGGATCTCGAACGACGACTCCAGACACATGTCCCCTCTGTACATGGCCAGTCTCGACAAGGTGTTTGTGGGAAGCTCCGTAGGCTGGGGTTTTTCGCACGTGGTCTCCAAGACCCCTAACTTCGAGGAGATTGCCAGGGTTGTACGGTACGCCAACGAGTGGAAGATCACCCACGTTCGCCTCATCGCTGACCTGTTCGAGCCAAAGGCCGTCGATCTTACGAAGGTGCGGCAGTATCTCTATGAGGAAGGGATCGACGACTCCCGGGTCATCTACCAGAACCGCCAACAACCAGTCCGGGGAGGTCCTTGCTACATCGGGTACTTGAAACCCCTGATTTCTGCCGACTGCAAGGTATATGCGTGCTGTGGGGTGCAGTACGCGTTGGATCCCCCTACCCGTGACCTACCTCCGGAACTCTGTATCGGGGACGCGTTGGACCTGGGTGCGCTCTATGACAGCAGCGACGTACAGCTCAACGGGGAGATATGCAAGACCTGTTACTACGACAATTACAACAACCTTCTCGGGTCGCTCCTGAAAGACACCACGCACGAGGAGTTTGTATGACCTTCGCTATCATCTCCGGTGCTCGATCTGGCACGCACATGCTCCGACTGGCGTTGTCGCAGCATCCGGACATCCACGTCTCTCACGAGTTGTTGAATCCTGATCGTTTAGGACACCGGTTTGGCGAGGAGACAGCGGAGACGATCATCCGGGAGTGGCAGCAAGAGCACTACCGGGAGGTCAAACAGCTAGGGTCTTTGTTGCATCGGGATCTTTACAACCGATCGGAGGAGATACCTGGCGACCCCTGGAGAGATGTTCGTCGGAGTCACGCCAAGTTTATCAGCCTCTACCGGTACAACCTCCTCCGCAAGGTTCTCTCCGGGAGGACTGCGTTTGTCCACAAGAACTGGCAGTGCACGTCTCCCAGGACCAAGGAGTTGCCACCTATCACTCTGGATCCGGACCATCTTGAATCACATTGTCGCAAGGAGTGGAGGTCTTTCGGTCTGGTGGACGCGAGACTGCCACGTCACTTCGTCATCTCTTATGAAGATCTGGTGAGTGACTGGACGTATCACACGATGGCCATGCAGGAGTATTTGGGGGTGACGCCGGTTCAGCTCCACCCCCGAACTCACAAACAAGAAACACGCAGCCTCCGGGAAGCCATTGCGAACTACGACGAGATAGCTGACCGGGTTTGTGAAATGGGTTGCGAAGACTGGTTAGAGGAGTAGTCATGCCAACTGTTAGCGTAATCTTGACGTCCCACAACCACGGACCGTTTCTGCGTCAAGCCATCGAGAGCGTGCTGGCTCAGACGTACACGGACTTCGAGCTATTGATTCTGGATGATGCGTCTACGGATGGGTCAGCAGACATTGCACGGGAGTATGTCGGATCCAACGCCTTTCTCCAGGACTACCAAGAAAAGGCATCCAGTCTCGGGGTTGTCCTGAACCGTAGCATTCGTCTGGCTCGTGGAGACTACTGGGTCTGGGCACCTTCAGATGACGTGCTCAAACCGGATCTCCTAGAGAAGAAGATGGCCACGGCACAGGAGCATCCCGGCGCCGTCCTCTACTCAGACTGGGAGTACATCAATGAGCGGGGGGACGTGACCGGGACCAAACGTCTACCGGAATGGACCGCCGAGGATATCGCAAGGATGGTGTGGGAGAAGTCCATGCTCGGGTTCACCGGCATCTGGATACCCATGTCCGTCTTCGATGAGGTGGGGAACTGGCCGACGCACATGCTCTTCTCCGAGGACTTCTCCTGGTTCGTTCGAGCTACGATCCACGGAATACCTTTCATCAACTGTCCTGAGGTCCTCTTCCAGAAACGGCTCAACCCTCTGCAGACAGCCAGTAAGGTCGGGACGAAACGCATCCTTGAGCTGGTACCCGCAATCCATAGTGAGCTCCGTTGGTACCAACATCTCTACCAACAACACCATCCTGACTACGAGGTGCCGAGTCAATGAGGGTTGTCTTCTTCTGGGGAACGTCTCCGTTGTCGTGGATGAGGTACGCCACGATCGCCAGCTTCCGGAAACTCAATCTGGACTGGGAGATCGAGCTGTATCTCTACCACCACCAGCACGTCAAGAAGTACTGGACCGACTCCCCGGTGCAGGATTTTTCCGAGTACCGAGGAGCCGACTACTTTCCTTTGCTCACGGACCTTGGTGTTCGGGTCATTCCGTGGGAGTTGCCGGAGGAGCTGCAGGACAAGAAGCACGTCATCGGTCCTTCCCACGCCAGTAACTTCTTCAAGTGGAGCTGGCTGTCCGAGAACGTGGGTGTCTACTGCGACCTGGACATCCTCTGGACGTCCCCGCTTACGGACTGGCTTGACTGGGTGGCCACGTACGATGCTGCTCTTGCTTACACGCCGGAGTACTTCTCGATCGGCCTTCTCTGGTCGGGACAGCAGCCGAACCCCGTCTACAAGGATATCCTGGCCGAGAGTTACCGCACCTTCACGCACACCAAGTACCAGAGTGCCGGGGTCGTGGCACTCTATCGGTTACTGCAGAAGTTCGACCCAGCGTACCGTGAGCACCCGTGGGATAAGGATCTGCTCGCGAGGTACGACAACGCATACCTCTTCGACATGGACTGGGTCTATCCTTGGCGATTCAACCAGATGGAGGAGGTTTTCAACAAGAAGCACGAGGTCATCCCACCGATGTGCAAGGGGATCCACTGGTACGCCGGGTCTCCAATCGCACAGAAGTACAACAACCTGATCACCGAGGACACGTTGGATCAGTACGACAATACGTTCACCCATTTCGCGAGACGGGTCCTTGGTTGATCCTAAGAAACATATCGTCTTCTTCTGGTCCGGTCGTTCGCTGTCTTGGCTGCGATACCTGACGATCTACTCGTTTCGTGTCCTGAACCCGGAGTGGAAGATCTCCCTGTACCTGTGTCATACGAGTCTGGTGACGACTTGGCTCGATCATAACCGTCTCGACTTCAGTGAGTATGAAGGTGAGGACTATCTTCCCAGGCTCCAGTTTCTAGGGGTCGATGTCCAGCAGTGGGAGTTGCCTCCGGAGATCTGTAGTGCCACACCTCCCCACGCGTGCGATCTATTCGAGTGGCAGTGGCTGTCGGAGAACGTCGGGTACTACGCCGACATGGACATCCTGTGGGTCCGACCGATGAAGGTCCCGGACTCTGATGCAGCGATTGTGTACGGCAAGCAATTCAGTATCGGCTTGGTGTGGTCGGGTGTGGCTCCGAATCCTATGTTCCGGGACATCTACCAGGAGAGCCTCCGTACGTACACACCCGCCGTCTACCAGAGTGCCGGGGTCGTTCCCATCTACCAGCTCTTAGGACATTCCGGTCCCGAGGTTGACCTGTCCATACCCTGGTTCGAGCGATTACGAGAGAAGTATCCCACGGTCTCCAAGCTGCCGTTCCCCATGATTCATCCGTGGGATCATGAGCAGCTGGAAGCCATGTACGACGAGCTACATACCGAGGTACCAACAGACTGTGTCGGAATTCATTGGTACGGTGCTGCTCCAAGGTCCCAGACGTTCAACCAGGAATACGGACCGAGGACGCAGCAGGATAATACGCTAAGTCATTTTGCGAGACGGGTGGCATGAAACCCCTGGTGTCCGTGGTGGTGGCGACACGCAACAAGGACAAGATCCTGGCCAAGGTGCTGGCTAGTATCTACCGTCAGTCGTGTGCCTATCCCTTGGAGGTCGTGGTCGTTGATGACGGATCCACGGACAACACCCGGGAGACCTGCCTCGCGTACCCGGACTTGCGATACATCAGGTTGGAGGGTGGGGAGTACCGAAACTCCTGCTTTGCTCGAAACTGTGGGTACTGGGCAGCGAACGGCATGGCGTTGGTACTGCAGTCGGATGATGTGGTGCATGTCTCCGAGCGTGCCGTCGAGAAGCTGGTCGATCGGTTGGGACCTGGCGAGTTTACGATTGCCACGGTCTACAACTACGACCCCGAGACCAACGCACCGGTCCTGATGTACACGGGGACGGGATGGAAGCGACCGTTCTTCTTCCTGGGAGCGATACGGACCGAGGACATCTATGCAGTCGGTGGGAATGAGGAGGAGCTATTGGATGTGGGGGTTGGGTTCGATGATACGTGGTTGGCCGACTGTCTCACGCTAGGACAAGGACTAACCCCGGTATTTATGCACACCGTTCTTGGATATCACCAGAATCACCGTCCCCTGATCCCCGGCATCATGAGGGAGAAACACGCCGACGCGAAACTCTGGTACGAGGCAAAGGTGCGTACGGGAAGGTTCGTGACCTCTACCGGCGCGTGGACAGAACGAATGGATCCTGACGAATGGGTACGGCATTATCACGTGTGTCAAGATCTATCGAGGTACTAATGTCCGAAGACGTCTACTACCTGACTCCGAAAGCCATCATGGTCGGGGTGCTCAGTGAATATATCCCGCATGAAGAACTTGTAAACGCAGAGGACGAGGAATGAGCACCACGATCGTAGCTGAGATCGGGATCAATCACAACGGCTGTCTCGCATTCGCCAAAGAGATGATCGACGCAGCGTATGAGGCTGGTGCCGACGTGGTGAAATTCCAGAAGCGTACCCTGCCTGCCGCCGTTCCCATCCACCAGCGACACGCACTCAAAGAGACGCCTTGGGGACAGATGACGTACCTCGACTACCGAAACAAGCTGGAGTTCGGGTTCGAGGAGTACTGCACCCTCGATCGGTGGTGTGCCAGGTACCCGATCTCCTGGACTGCGTCGGTGTGGGATGCGGAGGCTGCCAAGTTCATCGCTCAGTTTGACGTGCCGTACCTCAAGATCCCCTCAGCTGCCATTACGGACGCTCGACTCCTAGATGTCGTACGAGCCACGGGTAAGCCGGTCGTGATGAGCACCGGCATGTCCACGCTGGAGGAGGTAGACGCTGCGATCAACGTGCTCATGGGTAGCCGGTACTGTGACGGAGACTCCTGCCGTCGTACGCGTCAGCTACCACCGGCTCAGCTCACGCTCCTGCATTGTGTGAGCACCTATCCGACAGCCATCCCAGACATCAACCTCCGGGTCATGGACACGCTACGAGCTCACACGGGACTCCCAGTAGGCTATTCAGGACACGAGGTAGGGATGGCTGTGAGTATTGCCGCTGTTGCTCGTGGTGCCTGCATGATCGAGAGACACTTCACCACGTCGCAGACCATGTGGGGTACGGATCAGCGAGCATCTATGGAGCCGGGGGATTTTGCTGCACTGGTCAACGGTATCCGATCGGTGGAGAGAGCACTCGGTGATGGGGTGAAGATTGTCTGCACCCGAGAACTTCCTATTCGACAGAAGCTACGGGGTGTGTGATGACTACCGTTATGTCCAATACGCTGTTCGACATCGTCTCCGAGATCCACGAGAGGCTACAGCAACAGATCGACGAGGGGGTTGTCAGATGGGAAGTGCTCGATACCGGAGGAGCAGCACCAGTACCGTGTGGGGTCGTCTTTCGGTACGAGTTTGTGTGGAACAATCACAAATACATATGGAAACATGCTTTCTCAGCCATCGAGCTCCTGTGTTGTCCGGATCCTATCTGGGTGGCTGAGTGGTTGGCCGATAGCTGGTTGCATGATGCTAAGGCTGTGAAATGAAGATTGTCCACTACAAGAAGACCCCCCTGGCTTACGCTCCGGACTGGTTGTCGATGGCAATCAACAAGTACTCGGAGCATGAGTCTTCGGTCGTCACGTATCCGAAGCAGCTCCCCAAGCCAGCCAAGGATACGGTCGTCCATTTTCACAACCGGTTCGTCCCCTACGCCGGTCCCTGTCTGATCCAATACCATTCGGAGCCAGACGAACCGAACCTGATGCATCCGAAAGACCACCCCACCGCTCCAGAACGTCGGTTGGTGGTGGCTCATTATCACCCCACGCTCCCCGAATACAAGGACATGCACCCGGTCCGTAACGTGGTGGACTTCAGACGTCCTCAGTTTGCATACACCCCGGTTCGGAAGTTCAAGGTCGGTTACTCTCCCTCAGTCACGCGTCGGATCAGCAGGTGGTACGACAAGGGATATGAGAAGACAGTACAGATCCTCCAGCGTGTTGCCAAAGAAGTCCCGGAGATGGAGGTCGACATTATTGCCGGGGTTTGTCTGGATGAGTGTCTCCGGCGTAAACGGGACTGCTCCGTGCTGATCGATGAGTGCGTGACCGGGAGCTATCATCGGAGTGGACTGGAAGGACTGGCGTTGGGGAAGGTGACGATAGCCGGTATGGATGCTGCCGTGGTTGATGTGTTTCAGAACGTGTCGGGATCTGTTCTGATTCCGTTTACGATCTGTGGCATCGACTACCTGTGCAACAAGCTGATCCGTCTGTCCAAGGATATTGATGCGTTGAGAGAACGAGGACTGCACAACCGGCAGTGGTTTGAGAATTTCTGGGCGCCTGAACAGATCGTGGCCGAGTACGTGGAGCACTACAAGGAGGTGCTGGCATGACTAGGATCATTACCCACCCAAGCAACGTGGCCGAGCTACGACGTCACTTTGAGAAGCAGCAGCGTACCAGGTCACCCTTTGGCATCCTCGGAGCACTGTCCCGGGGTGTGGAGATCCAAGAGAGCGAGCACATGGAGAAGGACCGACCCACCGGCAAGTACATACTACCGGACGGTCGGGTCGTTGAGAATCAGGACGTCGTGGTCGATACACCGTTCGTCACTTACGGACCAGAGGATATCCCCTCCCTTCTCTACGCCGGGATGATCCAAGAGGAAAGGGAGGCTCTCTACTATATGCTTAGCGACAGCTGGTGGCTTCATCTGGATCTCCTCCTGGCGGTTCGTAACCCGGCCGTCCTGCTTAGTAGTGCGTGTTGCTAAAGGAGTACCATGACCGACAAAGACCGAGAGATCCAACGCCTGCAGGCACTCGTCTACATGCTCTACGACGACGAGGAGTGCAGAATGACCGACCTTCACGGAGTTCCTTATTGTGAGACCCATGACCACATCTATTGGAATCCTGGCGATATGTGTCCCCATGCCGTAGCTTACGCAGTCCTCCCGGCGTCTGTGGCATTGGGGCCACCGTGTAACTTTCGAGAGTGGGTAAAGGAGAAACAACAGTGACCGTGGCCACCGTAGCTCAATTGGCAGAGCAGCGGATTTGTAATTCGCCGGTTGTGGGTTCAAGTCCCTCCGGTGGCTTTGACAAGGAGAAGAACGTGAACAACCCCCCAGCGTTTCCCCGTCCGATTGGTGCGGCTATTACGAAGGATGATGGATATGGTACACGACACCGTACCGTTTCCCCAGCCGCGCCTGGCATGACCCTGCGTGACTACTTCGCTGCACACGCACTGTCTGGCATTATCGGTAACGGAGCGCTTCATTTCACACATGGACACACACAGAAAACAGTCCGGTGTGCTTACGAACTCGCCGACGAGATGCTGAGACAAAGGGAGGTTAGCGAATGAGACTGTGCTTTCCGAAACAACAGAATGGATGGAAGACCAAATGCTGGCACGGTATCTTCTCGATCCAACCAGACATCCTTCGTCGTGTAGAGGGATGGAACGTCTTTGATCTGGCCTTGTTCTATCTCGACCAGGCACCAGTAGAAGGTGCTTACGTTGCTCCCGCTAACTATCGTGGGTTCTGGCTTCACTTTCGTTTCTGGCTTCCCGTCATAGGTTGGAGGCTTGGGTTGAGTCTCAAGAAGTGTAAAGACCCTGCATCCTTCGAACAGACATAAGTAAAAACCCCCAATGTCCGGACTTGAATGGCTTGGGGAGCTGGCACACTACCTCGGATCCTGGGTGCCACATCCCCAACGAATTCTGCAACCCCAGCGTGGCGTCAAGCTCCGCAGCCTGGGTTGGTTCCTGTTCACGTCCAAAGACTGGTGGACCACGTTCTCTTGGCTAACTCCCCCGAGACCCGAACCCCTCCTGCTCACTCCCGGACTCACATGGTATCTCCCGGCACTCACAGAGGTCACCATATTCTCCATAGTCGAGGACGAGTACCCAGTACCCAGTCTCCCCACGGTTCTGCGGGGTGGTGTTACCGTCTGTGTGGGAGGGATCGCGACCGTCAAGATCCAGTCTCCTCGCCGAGCTGTTCTGCGTTGTGTGTCCGTGAAGGAGAAGATCGAGGCAGAAACCCTCCGAGCCATCCACCAGGTCGTCGCCGGGGTTACAACGAACGAGCTGGCCGAACAGATAGCCAACAAAGCACTCGAAGAAGAGCTCACCGCCACCGTAGCCGACAACTTACGGTACTACGGTATCCGGGTACTGCGAGTAACGGCGTTTGTTGGCACGGCGCTGGTACTTCACCATTCGTCTCAGCCACGGGTCGAATACGCACTTGAGGACGACTCCTAAGGAAGGGGAACTCCTACTATAGGTTCTTACATGCCGCACCCCCACGAGACGATCCAAAGAGCACTCGAGCTCTACGAACAAGAGAACTCCATCACGGCCGCCGCAAAGGCTCTGGGGATACCCCGCACTACGGTTCGAGACTGGGTCCACAAGCAAGCCAACGGAGAACCCCTACCGTCCCCCAGGAAGTCCTCTGCACCTCCTGACGACTTCGTAGAGGACCTTCCCGACACGGACGTCACCAAGACAGGAGAAGGCTATACGAAGGACGTGCGCAAGCGACAGACGGTGATCACGTGCCGGTCCAGGACGATCCATACCCTGGACGGAGCTCTTGAGTATGCCGGTGTGGACCTGGAAGAGTGGGAAGTCGACCGGTACGTTATCAACAAGTGGGATTGTGTAGCAAAGACGGCCATTGAGAAGGTCAGTGACGAGCCGGTTCGATGGGAAAGGGAGCTCACGGCCACGGAGCTCTGGCAGGTGAAGGTCTGGCTCAAACGGATCGAGACACCCGTAGAGAAACAGAGTCTCCAGGACTTCAAGGACGAACTACTCACAGAGATCCGAGAGCACGCACCTGAGTACCCAGCATACCCACCCCCACTGTCCGTCTCCGGGAAGTACCTGCTGGAGATCTCTTTACCGGACCTACACTTTGGAAAACTCTCGTGGGCAGCTGAAACTGGGGAGGACTACGACTGCGAGATCACGGAGAAGAGGTTCCGGGAAGCGATCGAGAACCTACTATCCCACACATCATGCTACCAGCCGGAAAGGATCCTGTTCCCCGTAGGCAATGACTTCCTGCACATCGACAACCTGGAGTCGACTACAGCTCACGGTACCAGGCAGGACGTAGACACCAGACCGCACCGGATTTTTCGTCGAGGGTGGCAGCTGTTGGTCGAGGGGGTTGACCGGCTGGCAGAGATCGCGCCGGTGGATGTGGTCGTGATCCCCGGGAACCATGATACGCTGAGTATGTTCCATGTGGGAGAGGTGCTCGACGCGTGGTATCACAAGACCGACCGGGTGCAGATTGACAACAGTCCCCGGAGCCGGAAGTATGTGGAGTACGGACAGAACCTGCTCGGCTTCTGTCACGGCGGGAAAGAGGATCCCAAACCGGACGATCTCCCTCTGATCATGGCGACTCAGGAGAAGGAAGCCTGGGCGCGCACGACTCACCACGAATTCCATCTGGGTCACTTCCATACCAAGCGAGAGACGAAGTACCTGGCCGGTGACACGCATAAGGGAGTGATCGTACGAGTGATACCCAGCCTCTGCGGTACCGACAAGTGGCATTTCGACAAGGGATTCGTGGAGAACCCTCGTGCTGCCGAAGCTTACCTGTACGACCACGAGGCTGGGTACCGGGGACACTATCTCTGGCAGGCAGTCGCGTAGTTACTGCTCGGCCTCTTCTCTTTCCTGAGCCTTCTCGTACTCGGCCAGGAGATAAGCCAGTTGATCCCGTCGTCTGGGTCCTGCGTTAGGTGCATGGACACAGACGGGGGTTTCTCCGAGCTTGTAGTACCCGAAAAGCTGAGGCTCAAATCCGTACCGTCTGCAGGCTGCGATGAATTGAGCTTGGGTCAGATCTCTAGTCATTCGCAGACCTCCTCTTCGGTTTCAGGCTCTGAGGGTTGTGCTCCCCCTGTCCTGACGTCCTCCAGGTCATAGCACAAATAGGAGTGGCAGCCATCGTAGCCAACCCGTCCGTCAGACACCATCACCTCATAGATCGGATCGGGTTTGCTCCACGATCCTCGCAAGTCCTCAATAGCTCGGTCTGGCTCGTTGTCGTCAAACACCAGCCAGCCATAGAGCGGGTACAGACCGTCGTAGTCCTGTTTCTCCTGCTGGGTTGCTCGGCGGATCTTCGGTTTCATGGGAATTTCTCCTGGGTTTCGTCTCGTCCGGATCCACCTTAATTATACAGACTGGTGTGTTTACCCCTGCGTGCCTCACCAATAGAAAAGGACTTAGGACAACAAACCTGTCCTAAGTCCTTGTTTGTCGGTAGTCTTATTTCCAAAGTGTCCAGTTCGCAAACTAGACCGGCCGAAAAAATAATCCAACCTATTTTCGTTTCTGCGACCCCTCTTTCTGGGAGCGGGTATACCCCTCTTCCCTCATCTGCTCCTCGATCTTGTCCACAATCTTCCTTGCCTCGGCTGGGGAGAGACCCCACGTGTTCTTCAGCAAGCTCAGCGCCTTGGTTCGGCCGGAGATTGCCACCAAGGCTCCAGGAGTCATGAGTCCGTTACCCTGTGCACACTCGACCTGCTCGGCAATTGAACCAGATGTCAATTGCTTTGCAGCAGCTTGGGGATCCTTTGGACCCTTGTTCCGTCCGAAGTAGCCGCTGGCTGATCCCCCCAAGTACGAGATCACGCGATAGCATGCTTGCTGGTTGGAAGCTGCCCACACGTACTTGACAATTTCCTTCCCGTCCTCGGAAGGAATGCTGATGACGTACAGACACCAGCGTTTCTTCTCTGTTCCGTCGTCTTTGTAGGCTACCGGTGGCCGGTTTTTCAGTGCCTCTTCCGCCGTGTCGTATACTTCTGTCTTCTTCTGTCGTGGCATCGTTCTCTTCCTTTGATGCTGTGGCTTTGTCCGTATGCCTTGTATTATACAGCATCCGTCCTGTCCGTACTAGATGTTGGTGTCACTGCTACCATTATACAACATATAGTTTCGTCGGCAAGAGGGAGAAGAGGAATTTTATCATAACTTTCTGGTAGAATAGTGTTAATTCGCTTCATTTCGCATATCTTCAAGCATACGAAGGAGGTGTTGATAGCCATTTCCGAGCCACCCCTCTCCATCCCAATACTTCAGGAGTGCCCTGGCTTCGTCCCAGTCCTGCTTGCGAATCTCGGCCAGAACCATCTCCCGCCTAGCACAACAACGTGCAGGAGACGTGGCATCAAACGCAGCCGCGAACTGGGATAGTATGGTCTCGTTCATGTTTGGTGAATTCCCGTCAGTTCATTATCTGCTCAATAGAAACGCCAAACAGATCGGCCAACGCGTAGAAGTCCCGGCTCGATAGACAACACGTCCCGGACTCGCACTGGATCAACTTGGCCAGCGTCACCCTGGACTTCTCTGCGGTAACGATCTGAGACATCCCCTGTTCTCTCCGGAGAGTCTTGATCCTCCACCCCACCATGTCATCCCACGTGAGCATGAATTGTCCTCGCAAGCTGTGGCCAACGCTGATACGCCGACGCGGTTATGAACTGCTCCACCCGCTCGATCTCAGCCAGCGAGTTTGCCAGTGAGCATTGCCGGGGAACTGCTGTCTGGATCTGCTGCACCCACACACGCAACTGCCGAATCTCCTCCAGACGGGACTGTACGTACTTGAATCCCCGCTCCTGTCCCAGAGCTTTACGGAGGAGGTTGCCGGATCGCTCGGTGACGACCAGCAGCATCGAACTGGCAAAGGATCTCTGTCCCCGGCGATCAAAGTAGGCTGACCACGTGCTGATCTGCTCCGGCGATCCAGATGGACTGGCCTCCTGAACTAGCTTGACGACTTTATCCCACTTCTTTACAGACCAGGGTGGAAGCCAGTAGACTGTCCCGAAAGATCTGAGGGGTAGTCCGTCAAGTTTCCGGATGATGTTTTGCAGATTTCTGGCCAGCACAGTAGGGTCAAGCATCTTGAGCGTGGCTGTCCAAGCGCCCTGTACCTCTTCCTTCTGTCCCTCATGATCGTGTTTGACGAGCAATGTCCCATCACCCTTGAGTACAGCCTCAAACACCGGGAGCGTCTGTCCATCCCGTAATACCCGGTATCCGTTGGGGAGAGACCGGATTATGTCGGGATGGGGAAAGACGTCCTGAATGGCCTTCTTGAACGTCCTCTTGTCGGACGGAACTGCGATGGAGCTGGGCATATCCATCTCTTCAAGACCTGTGTGGATCTTGCGCCGGTCAAAACTCTCGGCCAGATCCCAGTAGGTCTTGATCCCTACGAGCAGCTCCGGCAGCACACTATTCGATGTCTGGGTCATAGAGAATCTCCAGCTCCCACGTGTCGGGTACTTCGTCGGTTGCGTACAGGACGGACGCGAGAAAGTCCGGTTCGTCTGGTTCCTCGGCTCGCTGCATCTGTTCCAGGATCACGTAGTCCCGACAGACGAGTTTCCGGAGGATGTATGTCCTGGTGACAAATCGTTCCTTGTCGAAATCCCACCCCGTAATATCGTTGATTCCCCGTCCGTGGACAACCCCCAGAACTGTCTCGGTACACGCTTCCCCTTTCTCCTCCAGGTCTTTTCGGATCTTGGTCAGTGTCGACATATTGAAGGTCTCTTTTGACCACATACCTTACCCTCCGGTGAAAGATGTAGAATAGGTCTCCTCTACTCGACGCTAAAACCTCCTTCTTTGGATGAGATACCCATGGCCGATCTCCACCCACACCCGGCACAGCTTCGGTAGGATCCCATGCCGGTCCCTCCTCGGACGCGTGAGTCTTTCACATCGACTTCGCAGCGGAAGGTCGGCGAGCACCCACAATGCTGGCAGGGTGTGTCATGAAGCGTTTCTACAATACGCGGTTTGCCGAGTTTTTCGACGTACGGCAGGTCGGGGTTGTCGGCCATGGGTTCTCCTTGTGGTTTGCGGTCGGAGAGACACCGCATAGATCGGTTTCAATCACGCTCACGTCTCTCCGACCGGTTGTAAGGTGAGGGACAGATACACACTCGGTTTCACGATCGTAGTCGTCCCTCGGTTGTGTCTGGCTCGTGACATGACTCTTTTCGGATACACAAGTAAGAACGTCTCCGAGCCATAGTGTACGGTCGGTTCGGGGAGACACTCTGGCGATCGGCTGCAAGACCCACTTCGTCTCCCCGAACCGTACATCAAGAGGACAAGACAGCCATCGGTTCCATACCTGCCTTCGTCCTCTCGGGATTCCATTCGATCCACAGGTTCTTCAGCAACAGCTTGGTCGCCAGAAGCATCCCGTGACGGTGAGCCTGCATGCACTTGTGACCGGTCCCGCCGCAGGTCTTGCAGTCGTCCCTCTCATCAGGATCGTTATTGCACTTGGTACAGACATTCCAGCTCCACTCCGGATGTGTCTCAAAGGCACGTACCCGAGCGTCGATGTACCGTTGGCGATAGGGACCGTCTCCATTACTCTTCAACAGCGGCTCACCTACATTGTACGCGACACTGCGACGTTGGGGACTGTACCCGAACTTGGACCACTCCTCTTTGGTCAGTTTCGGTCCCGTCTTCGCACGCGCCCAGGTGGATCCCATGCGTACCACCCCATTCTTCTCGTATGGAGCACATCCGAGACGTTTCCAGACCTTCCCGGGGTTGGAGTAGTTTGCCAGATCCCCAGTCTCCCCCAGCACGACGGCCAGGTTCATGAGTCCAAAACCCTTCTGATCGGGAAGTTGGACCCACTCGTAGACCGGGAGCTGCTTGGCCAACTGTCGCATTGGCTTTTCGATGTCTTTCTGCCGCTTCTCAAACTCGACGATCGAAGCCTGATGCGACAGAACGATGTCGACGAACTCCTGCCGGGTCTCCTCGCCTTTCTGGATGGCTTTGAGCGTGGCTATGGACATCTTCTTGATCTCCTCCCTGCTCTTGTCCTCCATGCGAGAATAGTACCCGAGGTGGTTCCGCAACATGGCGAGCATGGCGTTATGCACCTTGAGGCGGCTCTTGATGTACCCTGCTCGGCGCCGTTGCTGAGCTTGGAGTTCTTCACAGATTTCCGGTACGTTCATGGGGTTCTCCTTAGGTTAGGGTAGGCAACTTGTCTGTTCGGTTTCATGGGACAGCTCGCCTACCGGTCGGTTTGTGAGGCCAAGTGTAGAATCGGTTTCATGTTCAACGTCGGCCTCGGTGGTTTGTGGCGACCAAGTCCTTTATCGGGTTCACTCGGTGGTTCGGTCGCCGGGTAGTTTGTGGAGGCACGCGTTCTATCGGTTCCAATTCCACTATCGCCTCCTATGTGTTCTCGACGGACAACAGCAAAGTCGGTTTCATCTCGCTATTCGTCCGTCGATGGCTCATACTCGCGAGCCGGTTGTTCGTGGTCGGCAGTTGGGACCTCGGTTTCAACCCGCCAATCGCCGACCGTGTTTTAGGGAGGCATCTGCGTCCTCGGTTTCACAATGCGAATCGCCTCCGTATGTTTCAAATCAGGCAATGCATCAATCGGTTTCACTCCGATACTCGCCTGATTATGCACTCAATTCTTTGGCTCGTTCGGCGCCCTCCCAGATCTGGATGATCTTCTTGGGTTTGACCGTACCCAGCACGCTCTTGTCGGCCGGTACGATCACCGCCAGCTGTTCCAGGATGTTGCCGAGCGCCCAGGAAGTCTCCGCGAGATTCTTCTTCTTGGTGGCCAGAGGAAGCAGTTCCCGACCCAGCAAGGATCCCAGCGTCCGTCCGTCGATCTTGTACCCGAAGTACTTCTTGGCGGTACGGGTCTCGATGTCCATCACGATCCGGGACCTGCTGGGAATCACCTTAGGTCTCCCGAGATCTGCCGGTTCGTCCTCGGTATGCTCGTCCTCCCGAGGGTGACGTACCTGTATGTTGGACGTCATCCTCGCACGTTGGACCAGCTGACGGACGGCCTCGGTGATCGCCTGCTCCTTGAATTCCTCGAAGCAAGACGTTCGGCGGATACGTCTCTCGGCAGCCGTCACAGCTTGATTGATGCTCTCGCTGTGTTTCTCGGCTTCCTCCCGAGCGATGGCGTAGCACTTGTCGTCAAAATTACTCATGAGTTACTCTCCTCTTGTCGAGATGATTGAATATACTCCCGTAACGAAACAGTCTTCTCCGGTACGAGGATCACGGCTTCTTGGGTCTCGTAGTCGAATTCGTGCCACGCGTCCCCAAACTTCTCGGTAGCTTTGGCGACCCTGGCACGGATCCTACGGGTACCTCCGTCCGTAACCTTGAACCCCAACCCGTTCCCTCTCGGACGGATCCCCACGCGAAACCGGCTGTACTCCCGTGGAACTTGCACCTCGACGTCGTCCGGATCGGTAATAGTTCTAGCCGGTTCGGCGGCACATTTCCAGTGTGGTTTTTGGCCATCTAGGGGAGTCGTGAAGGAAGTCCCTAGGTCCGACAGATCGATCGACGGCCAGATCGCGATACCACCCCGGGTCTCAAACCACTCCCAGATCTTCTCGGCGTTGTAGGAGGTGATCTTGTGGATCTCGAGCGTTGTGCTAGTCATGGGGGAGCTCCTCCTCTTCAAGTACGTACCCTTCTGAACACAAGTCACACAGCACGCCAAAACCTTGTTCGCACCGTACCCCTGTTGACTCTGGCATACCGAACCACGTCTCATTGAGCACCATGTAGAGATCGTCGGTTCGGTCCTGGTGCGACTCCTCTACCCGAGCACAGGGGTCTTTCTGGGGTTGTTTTTGGATCTCCTTGCGTATCGTCTCACATGCGCCCTCAGCATTTGGTGCTGTGATCCGGTACTGGTGCGTCCTGCGATAGTACGGATGATACGCTCGCACAAGATCCAGCAGAGCGTCCTTGTGGTGCGCAGCAAGCAACCACCACTCCTCGGCCGTCTTCGGGTAGTCGATCTGGTCCAGGGTCCTCGTCAACTTCTTTCTCCTCGGGTTGATCTTCTTCAAGTAACGCACCGATCAGATAATCCAGCGACATCCGAATCCCTCCCGGACAAGATCTCGCACACCTCGGAGAGTGAAAACGGTCGCCACTCTCCGAACATCTGGTATGCATAGTCCACCCCAACATCCATGGCGCGACGATCTGGCCGTGCGATGTTCAGTTCCTCCTCAGCCATCCCGTGACAGTGTCCGTAGAGGTGATAACTGCCATGTACCCTGTTTCTCCAACTCCATATCGGGTAGTGGCACAAGTGAAACCTCTTCCCGTCGAATGGTTTCCACGCAATCCCTTGAAACGAAGAGCAGTGTCGCCGTAAGGATGTCGCGTCATGGTTTCCTCTGAGAACGTGTAGCTGTACCCGTTTTGGGAGTCGCTGTCGGTAATGTCCTGCTTTTGACGCATGCCAGCAGAAATCCCCCAAGTGCCAGATCTGATCCTCCGGACGGACAACCTTGTGGATAGCGTCGAGCAGATCGGAGTCCATGTCCTCCGTTGTGCTCCACCAGCGTCCACGTAGGGGTTGGTGTCGTAGTATCCCGGCGTGTCCAAAATGTGTGTCTGCTGTAAACCAGATCATTAGCAAAATACCCTACACCAGGTGCCTTCTCGATTCGGGGTTTCAATGTACTCGCCGTCTCCACGTTCGTTCTTCGCATCGACCAGTCGGGTATACTCAGTGATCGACCCGTCTGCATGAACGATCCGGTACTCGGCGTGCTGTGTCTTGCTCCGTTGTAGTTTTCGGGTCATATCATCTCCTTGATGGTCTTGTCGATGTCCTTCCGAGCACACCGGATGATCTTGTGCTGCGTCTCAAACATATCGTCGTGATCCCCACCACACTTGCATCGCTCCATCTCCAGGACGGACCACGCATACTTCCAGTCAGCGTCCTTGGGGAGCTTCCACTGATACTGCCACCCACACCATTCATCCCGCGTATCGTCTACTCCTCGCCAACGGGATCTCTCGACCAGTACCCAGACGCGCGTGTTATCTTCCTGTTCTCTGCGGGCGCGTTCTGCTTCGGGACTGTAGTCGGTCTTGTCAAACGGCTTCCCTTCCGGTCCGTACAGTTCCCATTCCCACCTTGGCGTATGGTGAGGTCATTCTCATAGGTGACGTAGCGATACTTGTTGAGACTCACGTGGTAACCCCCGGTTCACGAGGTGCGATCGCTGTAAGACACATCTCCCCGACCTGAGAAGAACGCCACATCTCCCCGACCTGAGAAGAATGCCACATCTCCCCGACCCGAGAAGAGTCATGCATCTTCCCGACCTGAGAAGAATGCCACATCTTTCCGACCTGAGAAGAGTCATGCATCTTCCCGACCTGAGAAGAGTCATGCATCTCCCCGACCTGAGAAGAACGCCACATCTCCCCGACCTGAGAAGAATGCCACATCTCCCCGACCCGAGAAGAGTCATGCATCTTCCCGACCTGAGAAGAGTCATGCATCTCCACAACACACTGTGCGCCGTCAACGTGTTTCAGGATCGCATCGCCTAGGAGGACAATGCTCCGTACAACGCTTGGAAGGAAAGCTGTCGTACCGGTCCGTAGCACGGCAAGCCACGGTAGCAGGGACGATATACCGTTAAGTGTTCGTAGCTCCCGGACCAGCTCGTCTGCAGCACCTACGACACGATCAGGAACACAATCACCCCGTAACGGTTGGGTAGGGTATGGCACATCCGACCAGCATCGTGGCGTAAGTTCCCATTCCCAGAATCGCTGCCGTCCGATCCCGTTCTCCCCACCGATATACCGTCTCGCCAGCTCGGTGTGGCCATGGACCCCGTCCGCGACAAGACGTCCGTCCCGACAGATATTGACCGACAAGAAATCACACATGCGAAAGTGCTCCTATCACGTTGTTCAGGTCCGACAGATCCGGCTCACCCCACAGAATCTGAAACGAATACCCGGTACTCCACTCGCTGAAGTACCCTTGCTTGTAGAGACCGACCAGCTGTTCCCCGTCGAAGGTCCCGATGAGGTACCAGGTCTGTCCCTGTTCGCTGAGGAAGGCATCCAGAATCTGTCGGGTCATGTTCTCTCTTTCAAAATTCGCAGGGACCTCGAAACCCAGGTCTTCGTCGAACCCCGTAGGTCCGAGGTCCCTGCTCACCCCAACCCCGGAGGACTACACCACTGCTACACGCGTTGGCCGGATTCCTCCCTTCCAGATCTCCAGACCGGTCGGGAGAGCTGTTCCCCATAGGGTCCGGAGATGATCCTGGAAGTCGTCGGCCGTTTTCCACATCCCCAGGACCGGTCCGTACGTGTCAAGATGTCCCGGCAGTCGGTAGTACCAGCAAGTCATGACAGTTCTCCGTTGGTTAGAGAGGCACCTGCGTCCGGTTTCGCCCTGATCCATCGAGATGTGGCTCTCGAATCTCCCCCGGCTACACAGGTATCCGCCGTAGTCCAGTCGCTTTGGGTGTGAAGTCCACCAATCGGGTAGGGATGCGACTTACCACAAGTCGCTGCGACCGGTTCCCAGGTTTACTACGGTTTCTAGCCTCTGTTCTCCTCTTGCTTCCGAAACGCCGAGACGATCCGCGTTTCCTTGCCTGTACCCGAGATCCCGAACCCGATCCGGTCATTCTCTTCGGCGTACGCTTTCATCCGTTTGCGTGCCTCCGGATCATGACCGTCTAGTGGGAGGTACCAGTAGTCGCCGGTCAGTTCCCAGCCGAAAGGGACCGTACGACCGATCACCGGCAACTCATCCACCGGCAAGGTCAAGATCTCATCCGGGGTCCAGCAGACGTACGGGGTGAGGTTTCGTTTGCAATGCTGTACGGCGACGGCATTGTTACGCTGAACGATCTGAGCTCCTGAAAGCATGGTAGGTCCTCCTGGAGTTAGATTGGTTGTCCATTCTGGATCGAACAGGACTCTGCACACCGGATCAAACAGGAACCTGCATTCTGGATCGAACAGGAACCTGCACTCTGGATCGAACAGGACTCTGCACACCGGATCGAACAGGACTCTGCATACCGGATCGAACAGGACTCTGCACACCGGATCGAACAGGACTCTGCATACTGGATCGAACAGGAACCTGCATACTGGATCGAACAGGACTCTGCACACCGGATCGAACAGGAACATGCACTCTGGATCGAACAGGACTCTGCACACCGGATCGAACAGGAACCTGCATACCAGATCGAACAGGAACCTGCACTCTGGATCGAACAGGACTCTGCATTCTGGATCGAACAGGAACCTGCATTCTGGATCGAACAGGAACCTGCATACCAGATCGAACAGGAACCTGCATTCTGGATCGAACAGGAACCTGCATTCTGGATCGAACAGGACTCTGCATTCTGGATCGAACAGGACTCTGCATTCTGGATCGAACAGAAACCTGCATACCGGATCGAACAGGACTCTGCATACTGGATCGAACAGGAACCTGCATCCCGCATCGAACAGGAACCTGCATTCTGGATCGAACAGGACTCTGCATACTGGATCTTTGCTGATCCTGCATGAAGAATCTGACAGCCGTTGAGGCATCTATGGATCTTCACCTTGCCCGTCAGGATCCAGCGTCCAGCTCCCAGGACCCTCTGGTCCTCACTAACGATCATGCGCTTAATACGTTCCCGAAGCGACTCCACCGTCCTGGTTCGCATCTCCTCAGTAAACCAGTCTGGGACAACCGTTTCATCTACGACAAACCCGTAGTTGTCGAGATCTGCATAGTCCTTGCCGTTAGGGACAAACTCAACACGGCAGAAATTGTCCGAACGTGTATCTGAGAGATTCCGTAGGTCGACCAGGTTCTCGTGCGAATCGGTGGCTTCTGGACGACAAATGATATCCCCATTCTTGAGGACAATGGCTGAAAGGAAGTTACACATCGGTTCTCTCCTGGGGTTATTCGTCGGCAAGCCAAGCAGCGTTGCCAGCTACAACGGAATCAGTTCGTATTCGACGTCTTCTCCTCGCTGGATCTTGTCGACGGCTCCGAGCGCCGATATTTCCCGGTCCAAACTCATTCGACATAGGCTGTTCAGTTTCGAGACAAAGGCCAGCGACGTGGGATGGTTGATGAGGACATCTCCATCGATCCCAGCACGATGCAAGGCCAGTAGGTGTTTGTGCCAACACCCGACGATGGCAGTCAGGTTGACCGCGTCCTGTACTGCATTGGCGTCTTGGGCTGCCTTACGTTCAACTTCGTTCGATCCGCTGGCTTTAGCGTTGATCTTGGTCATTGTGGTTCCTTTCTGGTTGTTCGTTAGTGTCCAACCGGTTCCCTATCTCCCTACTTAGTGGACCGGCGCAATTCCAGTTTGGCCTCCAGGAGCTCGATCACCTCATCCAACGGTAAGATGATCCAGGACTGGTGATGTTTATGCACCCGCCGCCTGATAAACTCCGTCACGTCCTTCTCCATCATCTCGATCTTGTTGTTAGGTCTGCAGATATCAACAAACCCAGCCGTTTCCAAGGTGGCGGCGCGTCTAGCTTCCCGAACATGCAACAGGATCGTCTGTAGGTCCTTGTTCGACACGTTCTTCGCTTTCTTCCGGTCGTACCTCATCTCACTCCCCTACGTGGTTTCTCCGAGCCGCCGATAGGACACCTGTCGGATATCAAGTGCGATATAGGACAATCCTTGTACAACCGGACCACCCTTTCCATAACGAGCTCTGACGGCTTACCCGGGGACAACGAAGTCCCTGCGATGTACTTAGCTGATCCCTTTCTCAACGAATGTCTGGGGATCGATCAGTCGGACATCCGCCGTACCGTCCGGGTTGCACTTGGCGAACTTCACCCCCGGTCCATCAGGGAGCTCAGCCATCTTCCGGGACGCATCCTGTAACGCACGTTCGCATGCACCCGCGACACTGGGTCCGTCCGTGTCCCCCCCCTGCACAGCTTCCTCCAGACACTCCTTGTACTGGCTCTCATGCACCCAGACGGAGAAGTTGGCGTCGAACTGGCCAACCGAGTCCAGGGAGAAGAGAAACCGATCAACACCTCGGTCACGGAGGATGTCGGCGATCTTCTCGGGGGAGGCGTCCTGACCGTAGTGGAGTCCGTGCTCGAAACCGTCCTCGATCAATCTGTACCCGGCATCCTCAAGATCCACAGACTGCAAGGTGCAGCACTTGCCGTGCTCTCCCTCGATCGACTGCAGGTACTCTTCCAGGAGCAGATCGTCGTGAAGCAAGCAGACGTCGCAGATATCGCCACAACCAAAGTCGACATAGGACTTTTGCCAGCAGTACGAGTTGCCTGTGGTACGCACGAGCTTTCCACACTCATCGCAGGTCGTCCACTCATCGTCCCACTCGATCTCGACCCCTAGTTTCTGCAATAGATCACCAACACGGGACGGGGTGTTGTCGACCACGCGCCGCTTCCCGTTCACGTACCGGTCCTTGTCATTCCAGTTCCCTGTCGCGATGATCCCTGACTCCGGATCGTCGTACTCAGGCTCGGCGTACCCATTCCCGCACAGAAAAACCTCCTCCCCGAAATCACCGGCCGCACGTAAGATCGTCTGCACCCGTTCGGCGACCCAAGAGGTGATCGTCGGTGGGTTGTCGCCAATCTTCCGAGCCACGTGGGGTTGCCGGTCGATGTAGATCACCCGGGACCGGACGGCCTGTACCTCGATCCCCGGGAGGGATAGCTGTTTCTCCCCCCCAAAGAGGGAGCTGAGGGACTCTTGCGCTTCTTGGATACTAGCAAAGTGGCATGGTTTCATGGTATGTCTCCTGGGAATTTCCCGAAATACCCTCTCAGAGCTCCTGTGCGGCCGTCTCACGCGTTTTCGACCGGTGCAGGGTGACAAAGTCCAGTTTGCAGTAGAGCCGCTCCCAGACGTCCCCAGGAGCCTTGGAGCTTCCAGATCATGTCCGAATCGATTAGGGACTGCACCCCGGCGATCAACTCTTCCTCGGAGTCGATCTCCCCAGTCTCGTAAGCTAGGATGAAGTCAAGATCGGTGGTGGTAGGGTCCTGTGGCATGGTTTGGTGTCCTGGGTTTCGTGAATTCTCGGATAGTTGAGGGTTGAAAACCGGCTCGCCCGAAGGCGAGCCGGGTATGGAGACTACCTACTCATTACGGACGAGGTACTGCTCCAGACTGTACTATCGAGAGAAGTTCTGTCCGTGCCACTCGATCGTGACCAGGACGGAGCGGCTACCTACGGTTCCGTCGCACTGCTCGCACTTGCCGTAATGGAGTCGCAGGTCGTGTTGAGCATCATCCGGGATCAGCGTCTGGAGCACCTGGAACCGCTCCCAAGCTTCCTTGTCGAGTGACTCCAGGTCCTCAACACCGAAGTCAAGATCCCCGTCACACCCGTACCCACACTCCTCGTCGCTGGCGTGGGGTATGTCGTCCGACTTCAACCGCTCGTACCGGGGGAAGTCGTCCAGAGGGGCGAACAGGTGATTCCGGAGGAGGTTTCTCGCCTCATCGGACGGGAGGAGACCGGCAGCGAGGCGTTCGATCTGGTCCGTGCTCCCGTGGTGCAGGACAAAGGTGTCGAGTGCTTTGGAGAAGGCTTCCTCCTGTTCTTCCTTGGCTTTCTCCTCAGCCTGTTCTCGCTCGTATTCCTCAATCCGTTTCTGCACGGCTTGCTGCTTCCGGTCCTCGTTTTCTTTCTCCAGATCCGCGAGCCACCCCTGCGCCTCCGGGGAGCTTGTGACCTCTTCGTCGGTCGGGAGTTCGTAGCCTACAGGCCAAAACGGTTTAAGCTGTTGGTATTCTCCACTACAGGTTCGCGGATGCTTCCCCGGGTCCAAGACCGTCCACGATCCGTTCTCCTCTAACCGCAGACCAAAGTATCGCTTCTCGTTTTCTCTGGTACGTCGCTCTCGCAGGACCTCCAAGTGACGCTCTCGCGACTCCGCTCTCTTCTCCTGTGCTCTCGCGGCTTTCTTGGCCTTCTCCTCTCGTTTTCTCTCGATACGGTGGTCGAGTGCCTTAGCCAACTCCTCGACTGTTGGCTCGACCAGCGAATAGTCATGGTACTCTTGACCGATCCGTTCGCTGCTGTAGTCTCCGTTGCCAAGTCCTGCGACCCGTGCCAGTTCCTCCCTCTGCTCTTCGGTTAGGTCTGCAATCTGTTCCTCCGAGAGGTCCAGGGACTTCGGACCGCTCACGGCCTTACCGGCACGCACCGCAGCAGCAGGACTCACGTAAATAGGTACCAACATCGAAATCCTCCCCAGGCCAAGCCTGTTTTCAGCCACCCCAAGAGTGGCTTCTGGTATGTCACCGTCTACCCCCGGTGACTTGGGGTTAGTTGTTCTCTCTCACAAGGCATGCTCGATATCACCCGTCCGCGCCGCATCTTCCGAGTCGTACACCGGCAGCCAGGCGTACCTATCTACGTACGGGTGGTGATACTCCCGCCGCTCGACTTCTTCTGCCTCGGTCAGGAGCACTTCCTTGACGATGTGTATGCCAGACGAGGTGGGTATGCTCGTCCAACCCATAATTTCGATGACCTCACCGACGCAGTTCCCTTGTTCGTCGTACACGTCGTCCCCCTGGATCTCAAACACCGTGTCCGCGAAGTCATCCCCGCAGGCATGTACTGCTTTGTGCGCGTCGTCGAGATCATCAAAGACACTTCGTTCACCGTACGCTTCGTGGTCAATTACGATCGCCATAGCAAGTCTCCCTATTCCAATCTCCTCAGTCCAATGAAAGCGACCAGTCATCACCCACTGGGACGATCGTGGCATATTTCAGTTCCCTTGCCTGCACCTCTCCCGGCTGGTTCCCCGTATAGACCAGGATCACGCGTCGACCTTCGCGAACGTAGTGATCGGCGTCTCCCAGTCGAACCAGAGGCACAAACCCGTTCTTCTGTAGAAACTCCCGGACGTGTTGTGCCGTGGGAAACGCGTCGTCAACCTGTCGGACTAGGGTCGTGTTTGCGTAGAGGGACATGGTCAGTTCTCCTGTTCTCTCCCGTACATTCCGATGGTATTCACGAGGTGTGCCTGCAAGGTCCTGGTTTCATCCTGATCGATCAGAAAGCACGCGAACTGGATCACGGCGGCGACAATCTCCTCCCCGGACGCCTCGTACTCATCCATCACCCCGCCAATGTCCTGCACGATGAGGTCGACTTTGGACTCGTTCTGCTCGGTCATGCGTCATCTCCGTGGTGTACTTCGTCGATCGCCTTCTGTAAGACACCCCGTATCTTGCGTGGATCTATCCCGTACCGAAGGAGCACCAGAGAGTCAGCGATTGCGTGGTACAACGTGTTCCGCTCACACCCGATACACCGACTTGTGGTCAGCATATCCACTTCGAGTCGATTACAGATCTCGCAAGGTTCGTGGTTCATTCCTCATCTCCGTCAACCCGTTCCCAGTCTCCCAAAGGCCCCGGCTCGGTCGCGAATCCGAGTAGTGACCGCTCGCGAAACGGTCCCACGCGTTTTCCGGGGTTCGCCGCTCAGGTTGTACTAGTCACGCATGGCTCGTCCCTCCGTCTACGTAGCTTAGCAGGTGCCTGGACCCCCTGCCACGGTCTCTATTCGCTCTCTTTCAGCTTCGTTCTCTCATGGCGAATAATGCCAGCTATACCTAGAGAAAACCACTCGGATATCCCACGATAGGGACGGTTCGGCAGAGCAAGATCAGGACGGATAGTAGGAGCATGAGTCACTCTCAACGCGGATCAGCTTGTAGACGTCGTACCAAGTCAGGTCGCAGTCGATGCAGACCATTCTCTGAGTCACGTATGGGGGGTTGAGGTCTAGAGACCCGCCCTCGATCTGATAGCTGTGGCAGACGGGACAGAAACCACCGTCCTTTTCAACGTATTCCTTCTCGAATTGATAACACATGGCTAGCCCTCCAGGTTGTACTGAATGGAAACGTGGTACCAGATCTCGCTGAAGTCGTCCCCGAAAGGATCGATCGCTTTGGGTACGGTTGGCCACTCCTCCAGACCGGCATCTTCCAGGAGTTGCTCTTCCAGGTCCTCCGTGTCCACACCCTCCTCGGCGATCTGTTCAAGGCAGTCCTCGATCGCGTCGGCCGGGTGATTGCCGATACCTGTTCTCACGTGGTCGAACAGGGTGCCGCTGGTCCCACACCCCTGGAAGTATTGGGAATGCTCTATCCCGTGGTCGATTACTTCAAACTCGGTCACTCGCATTCTGACGTGTACCCGTTCCCGTTCCCATTCTGACATGCACCTGTTCCCGTTCCCATTCTGACATGCACCTGTTCCCGTTCCCATTCTGACATGCACCTGTTCCCGTTCCCATTCTGACATGCACCTGTTCCCGTTGGTTTCGTGTCCTGTACTCATTTTCTCATCCCTGGTATTGTACGGAGTCTAGTTTGAGAGTCAACCCTGTTTGTCGGAGATTCTCGAAATTTCTCAACAGTGGCGAAAGATATGCAACTGCCCACTCGGTCCCTGGAGACTGTAGTTGTCCCCGATGAAGATGTCCCGTGCGAATTTCTCATAGTCGATGTAGAACTGGAGGTAGTCGGGGACTTCGTAGCACTCGTCGAACAGGTATTCGGCGTAGTCTTGCTCCGAGTCCCATTCCCCGCAATACGCTTCCTCGAAACCCTCAACCGTGGCGTGGTCGATCCCCTCATGGTCGACATAGCACGCGTAGGCTTCCCCGTACTCAGCGATCTTGGCTGCGAGGTCGGCCACTTCCTCGATTCCCTGGTACTCGGCGATCTGCACCCCGCCGAACCCTTCGTAGTCGTGGATTGCCCACTCTTCGGAGCTTGGGACCTTCCCGTCCTTGCACTCCTCACACCCTGCACCCTCACACTCCGGACAGTCCACAAGCACGTTCGGTTCCGGGGAGGATCGGAGGATGACCCGGATCTCCTCCATGATCTCCTCAGCGTCCCGGTCTGCATCGATCCAGGCACCGTGCAAGATCCCAGCATTGTAGCTGGCCAAGCAGGCGACATAGATTCTCGGGGTATCGTCGACTTGTGTGATGGTCATGCTCTCACTCTTGGGGTTGGAGTAGGCGGTGTATCAACGACTGTACTCAATCTCAGCACTCTTGGCCAACTCCAGTTCGTCGGCGTCCAGGTGACCGGCCATTCCGTTTGTCTCCGGGTTGTCGCCGTAGAATCCCGAGCAAGAGTCGACATGCTCCCACTCCAGATGTCCACAACACTCGCACGGTTCACACTCCTCGACCACAAACCCGTAGACGTCTCCCCGAATGTACTGGTCGTAGGTCTCGATCTCGACTTGCAGATGCCTACGCGTACCCTCTCGGATGGTCACCTGTTCTCCGTTGTGGTCCTTGTATGTGGTATCCCAATCACCCGAACTGCCGATCAGCCAGTTCTGTTTCGCGTCGTCCAGGGATGCGTATATGTACCCGACCTGTCCAGAATCCCAAGGACACTGGAACGGACTCGTACTGATCGTGATCCCAGAATGGTCGAACAGGTAGACTGGCAGGATGACGTAGTATCGATCCAAAACGGCGTCGACCAGAGACCTTACGTGCTTGTCAACCTCCTGCCATGCCGTACCGTGGTCCCCGTCGTACTTGTCGATCAGCCTGTAGTAGCCGTCGTTCTGCCAGTACTCGATGATATATCCCAACCGTGGGCATACCAGGACGGCTAGATACTCTTGGTACTCTTTCTGGGTCAGTATGGGTTGCTTGTCCCCCAGAGCGTATCGAGAATGCCAGGTTACAACCGTTCCCAGGTTGTCCCAGTCACGGGGGGTTTCGTGGGCCTCCTCGGCAATGATTCGGACTCGACGTTGTTTGGTGGCTGACATCGGTTCTACTCCCTGTTCTCTTTCCTACAGTTGGGACACTTTCTAGAATTTCCAGGTCGTTGGAAACTCCTCTGTCCTGTTCATGCGATCCCCCATTCTGCCTTGTACTGCCGGAGCCGCTCGATGCACTTCGGATTACCACTCTCCAGGATCAGAAACGCGTACGAATTCTCCCAGGCCGTGAGTCTCTCGAACCGTCCCCAGCCGTACTCTTGCTCCCTGGACTCGGACCCGTTGCCGATACTGAACGCGTGAGGATTGGCCGAGGGAGAGAACTGGATCATCACCTCCCCGTTCTCAAAGGTGGTCTCCTGCCATCGCCATCCCTTATTGGCGAACTTGGCCTGGAGAGCGGCAACTCTCGCGAAACCGGACATGGGGATCGGCCGTTTGCAGGCGGTGGACATTAGGTTCCCTTTCTAGGTATAGTTTGCACGCTGGACACTTTGGTTTCGGGAATTCTCAGAAGAGCTAGTTGAAGTCAGGTAGGTCTCCGTTGGCCAGGTAGCAGAGACAATCCTGACAAGCTCGCTCCCCGTGGACAATTTCGTTGTTTTCGTTCACTCCATGCCACGGCTCAAAGTCCCCACCCAGAACGGAGCTACAGATATCACACCCCAACCGGGAAAAGAACGGCTCAGCATGTACCTCCCCAGACGACCAGAGATCTTCAAACTCTTCCGGGGTCGAGTCCGGTGCGTATTCTTCCCGGCAAGTCTCACACCCAGGACAGATACCCACCGACACGAATTCCAGTCCCTCCAGGTTCGATTCGACGGCTTCCACGTATTCGTCAACGGTCATGATGTACCCTTTCTCACGCCGGGTTTCGTAGGTGATTGAGGTTCCGGGAGACTGTCCGACCGCTCCCACGCATGACGCTACAGAAGAGGTCCCTGTTCTCCTCGATCGTCTGGAGAGCACAAAGTACCCATCCCCGGCGAAGAGCTACCGGTACGCGTCGGAAGTCCTTTGGTCGGCACTCGCGCAACTGTTCTTGGACCGGCGACATGCAATGCACCCGGCCGAGGATCTGACGTACGATCCCATAGTTGCTCCCGGTAAGCTCTTCCAGGGGACGTTCGGGGTTGATGTTGAGGTCTAGCATGGGCTCCCTTTGGTCATGCCACAGAAAATGTGACGTTGCTACACGAAAAGTGGCAAGCTCTTCAATGCGTCTCGGACCTGTTCTCCACGATCACAACAGGCCAAGAGATGCACGGTTTGGGGATCTTGAGGTCTCGCGGCCAGAGATCGCCACGGTACGCTCCGACCCATGAGAGACGCAGCCCGACGCAGATAGACCCGGTGCCGGTGGGAGATAGGCTCGCCGTCATGCCTGGAGTAGTGATTGGCCATTTTAGATCCCTTTCCTATTCGAGAATCGATTCGATTTGCAGTACTTTGACGGACACGCTGTACCCTTTATCTGATACTGTTTCCGACTGCCAGAAACGCGCCGACCAGTTCCTGAGACGGATGGACAACGCGTGGCTCGACCAGGGGAAAGTCACGGTGGTGGTTCTCGATCGTATCTTGCCGGTACCGAAACGCGACTCTCCGATCCCCGGTCACAAGCTCCGTCACCCATGCACCCTGACGATATCCCACGTCAGAGAACACTTTGACGGCAAACAGGTCTTTCCGGATCATGATGTACCCTTTCTCAGTCTCTCAAGTGAAGGTGTAGGCTGGGACGGCAAGGGACTCGAACCCTGTACCCGGTTGCAGTCGTGGAGATGAGCACTTTCCCCGGCGACTGCTTGTGCTCGCCGAATAGTCTCCCGTTAGACCCGTCCCGTGATGTAGGCGTGGGTAGGTGAGGCTGCGAACCTCAACTGCCATGGTCGTCCGGTACCTGGACTGACTGGCGTGTCCCGTCGAACCCTACCCGTGATGTATTATGGTGCCGGGGGATCGAGCAAGCAGGCTATACCTCGCAAGTCCCGACTCCCCCGGACACCCTTGTTTGTGATCTTGTTCCCGCTCGCACCACCATAATACCAGTATCGCCAAACAAGACAAGACCCCGACAGTGATTTTCCGAGAATCGCTATAATTGGCTGGTTTCGTGGGTATAGTTTCTAGAAAAGTTTTCACTGGACACTTTAGAAAACGGGAATCATACCTGCCTTGCGCATAGTACCCAGTCTGACATGCACCCGTTCCCATACCTGTACCCGTTCCCTCATGCACCCACGGGCCTGTTCTCTCCTGCACCCACGCGAGGACCTGCACCCATGCACCCGTTCCCATACTTTCACTACGTAGGAAAACAAGGCATCCCAGTGAAATACCTGTTCCCGTTCCCATTCTGACGTGTACCCGTTCCCGTTCCCGTTCCCGTTCCCATTCTGACGTGTACCCGTTCCCGTTCCCGTTCCCATTCTGACGTGTACCCGTTCCCGTTCCCGTTCCCATTCTGACGTGTACCCGTTCCCGTTTCCTGTGGCCAGACCGAGCTTCCAGAACCAGACCGAGCTTCCAGAACCAGACCGAGCTTCCAGAACCAGACCGAGCTTCCAGAACCAGACCGAGCTTCCAGAACCAGACCGAGCTTCCAGAACCAGACAGAATCCTCCCAGAATCGATTCTCCCCCAGCGCATAGAAAACCCCCGGGGTATTGTCCGGGGGTTTCTAGGGGGTATCTTGACGCTTACATCGGGAACATTTCGCGGAGTCGCGCCACGGTCAGCGCTGCCGTTTCAAAATACGTTCCATCGTCACCGTGTTTTGCGGCCGCGCGCCAATAGATCGAATCGGCGGTTACAACCACCGTTGCGGCCGATACCGATTGCAGACAACCATCGGGCCACCGGTGGTTGTCGGGTATTTGCACCCACTCCCTATCCGAGTCAATCAACTCGCTGGTTTCATCGTCCAGCGCGCCCGGTGTCAGGCCAATCGCCGAACCGTATTCGACGGCCGAGTCAAACAATTCGACCGCATAGAATCCGTCATGCGCCCCCTTGAGTGTTTCCGCTTCGGCAACCAGCCGAAGCAACCACGCCACGTAGTCGGGTGTCAAGTCGACGGTTGCGTACTCGAAAGTGAAACCGTCCCCGTTAGTCAAACTGCAGGCTAATCGCATTGTTGGGCCTTCCGTTCTGCAATGGTCTTGATACAGGTTTCGACATTGCCGATCCCCCATGGCGTTTACTCTCTAGCTGCAAGGCCACGGGGCGATATGCAACAAACCGCCGCAATAGGGGCAATGCCCGTTGCGGTCATCGTCTACCCAAACCACGCCCGCGCACGGTTCGGGCCGTTCGGGCAAGTCGATCGGCAAGCTACGCTGCGCCGGGTCGGGCCGTTCGGGGTAGTCGGGCCGTTCATCGGTTGCGGGGTAGTCTTCCAGCTCCGTGTATCCCTGGCCGCAGCACCCGTCGGGATACCAATTGCAACTATCGTCGGTGTCCCAATGCTTGCCGCAATCGTCGCAATAGATCGACGCATGGGCATTGTCGAAGATGCTCAGCCCCTCATAATCGGTCACATCAAACGCGACGGGATCGGTGTAGCCCCCACGAACATCGCAACCTCCGTGGATCTGCAGCAAGACGTGTGCCCCGTCATCGTCGCACCAATAGACGTACTGAATCGTCTGGCTGAGCAGGTCTTCGCCGTTGTACGTGTTCACGGTCACAGGGTCTCCCTCCCCGTAGATGCCCCCAGCGCCGTCCAGGGACTCCACAAATGCTTCTGCAGAGGGTAACCACAGCTCCACGCCCTCGTGCTCAGCGAACTCCCTGTAGCGATCGTCGAGTTCTTCGTTGTACTCAAGTCGATCCTTAAGGAAATGGTATACGTTCACGGTGGCCAGTATGTCGGCCTCTTCCCCCCGGAGCCAGAACTCGAGCTGCCCCTCTGGCTGCGCCTCGAGGTCCACTCCCTGGTTTCGCTCCCAGTGGCGACCGTAGCCGTACCGGAAGCTGCCGTCGGGTTGCTGCTCGCCCCCGGAGTCCAGAATGCTCCGACCCGTGTTCTCTTGGAGCATTTCGGCCAGTTTGTCGGCGGTTGTATCGGTTGTGTCGGTTTGCGTTGCGGTCATGTTCGTTTTCTCCCGTTGTCGGTTGTGGTTGGTTGCGTTTAGCGTTGTCCAGGTTTCCATAATTAGACTCCTTTGCGTAGAATAGATTGGTGGGGAAACTATGTTTGATTATCGGTGGTATAGTTTAGCTGTCAATAGCACAGGGGAGCAAATAGTCTATTTTGTGGTGAATTCTCTAAAATCAGTAAGATATAGGGGGAAGGTTTGCGGGGGTTGCCCAGTCTGCGCAGATTACCATTGTGGGGGGTGTCATACAATATATTGTGCGGGAAGGTATCGTCGCCGGTGGAATCGTCCGGATATTGCGCGGCCGGTGAGTGCGCTAGCACGCTAGTACAGTTGCCCCGGGATAGCTTCCAGTCTGGCCCGATAAAGCCTACCCCCAGGGTGAATTTTAGCCTCCGCTAATGCAGATTTTCGGAACCACGGCCGATGCGGACCGAAAGCTAGGCGCTCTGGGGATTTAGGGACGGGAGGGGAATCCGGGGAAACCCCCTCCCCGGTGGTGCCTTAGTCCCTCGCTGGCGCTCGGTCCACCACAGTAGTCCATATTTCCGAGGTCCATCTCCACACCTACCACGAGCTCCCATAACCCCCTGTAACCCCACACCTCTCCTGGTAACTTCTGGTCAACCCCCCAGAAAGAGTATATAGGATGTCTACATAGTGCTCCATCTCCTTGCACAGTACCAAACCTCCTGGGACTGTGCAGACGTCTTTTCCCTACTCCTCCTCCCATGTCTCTAGAAATATCCCACCAAAATTCTGGGAAGGTCATATTTCCGGGGTCGAGCGAGAAAAATCCGGAAAAGTATAGTTTCTGGGGTTGCCTGCCGAAACTATACCGGTAGAATGGTATCAGTGGGGGTTACTAGATTGATCTGCTGGGAGACTCTGACATGGCGAAAGACCCGGTACTGAAGCTTGCGAGTGAGGTGGAAGACCCGGTTACCACCCTGTACTTGGAGAGAATGCCAAACGGAAACATCGCGCTCAAGGCACGCGCTCCAAGGGGTAATGTCTGGCGCCTGTTCGAGATCCACACGCATACCGGCGACATCGTGGGGTATGACGACATTCCCGACGACATTGGACTACCGGCGGATGAGGACGGCCAGTTGGTGATCTCGAATGTTTCTGTACCGGAGAACTCCCTATGACCCTCACTACCAAACAACCGGGTGACCTGGTCGTTATCGAGCTGGAAGAGGACGAGGAGGATATCAACTTGCTCGCCACGAAGAACGGTCACAGCTGGGTACTCGCTCTGTTTATTACGCTGGCCTAGACCGATCTCTTTTCCGATAAACCTGCCTCTTGGTAACCCTGGAGTATTTCTATGACTAATACCGTGCCTGTTAGTACTTCACACCTTGGTTGGCGACCGCAAGCGAGGATCGAACTGCCTGTTGGAACAATCTTCGTTTCGACGGAAGAGACAACAACCGAGAAGGAACTGAGGGTTCTTGCTCGTCGGATCAAGGTGTGCATGGAAGCTCTGGCTGATGTTTCTCTAGATCTGTTTGAGGAGGGGTTCTTCGACGACGCGTTTCTGAAGATGGCTCCGGCTGCCAAGGACGAACTCGCGAAACGATCTGCCTTCGATGAGGTGCCGGAACAGCTGCGAAAGCACTACTCCCGTTACGACGATCTCTCCTGTAACGGCTGTGATGGCGTTCGTGGGGATCATGAAGAGGACTGTCCCGTCGCCGATCTGGAGGAGCTCTACGCAAAGACCCAGGCAGACGTCGTGCATATCTCCGAGTGTGTCGTCAAGAACTGTCAGGCTGAGAGCGTGCCTGGTGGTAAGTACGACACCCCCCAGACATGTCGCTGTGGCCGGGAGTGCTGGGAGACGGGACGAGACGGAACAACGCGGTGTGTCTACTGTGCGTCCCTGAGGAAAGAGTAACCATGGCCGAACCTGAAAATCCGCTCGGCCTGACTCCGGAAGAGATTGAGGCTTTGCTGCCGCCACCGATCGATCTGCAAAACGAAGAGCGAGTTGGTGTGCGTTACGACTACTGTCCTGAGTGCGGCCGAGATCCCAAAGATCCCGGCTCCAAAGGTTGCTGTTACTGTGGATAAGGAGATGCAATGAAAGACGTGACAATCAAGATCTGGGTAACCAAGTCCTGGAAGTTCCGTGCGCGGGTTATGCCACGAGATGGACTGGCGTATGAGGTGACTGTCGGTGGGAAACAATGGCGACAAGGCAAAGGATGTCCGTATCAAAGAGAGATCCTGGACAGATGCCAATGTCTGAAAACCACGCTCGCAGAGATCTTGCTGGAGCTTGAGATTGCTGACGAACGGCGAAGGGAAGACGACACGATCTCCGATGGCTTTGGGAATGCCTGGGATGCTATTTGTCTTAATTGTGGCCGGAGGTCTATGGAGGTCGTCCGTCCCGGCAAAGTTCAATGTGCGTACTGTGGATAAGGAGAACTCATGTTTGATTCAGACTGTCCCGCTACCGTATTTGCGATCCTGTCTAGCACCTTTGCCGTTATCTCCCCAGTGTGTGCCGTTCTCTCGCTAGCTCTGTCATGAAAGGAGAACCCATGGTCACCTATGACAGCGTAGAAGAAGCGGAATTTGTCAGCTGGCTAGAAGAGGAGCTCCTGCATCCTACGCGATGGAAGAGAGCTCGGTTCCAAAAGCAGAACTACGGCACCGAGTCTGTCAGCTACTTCTACACGCTGGTACACCCGATAGCCAAGATCAAGATCCATCGTTGGCTTGCGGGTGTAGAAGTCTATGACGGACGCAAGACCTTCGCGGTTGAGTCAGAACAAGCTCGGGATGCCTTGGACAAGCTCGAGAAGGACCACAAGGCACACGAACGCCAACGTCTTATTTCCAGGATCCTCGAACGTATCTTCGTCGGGAGAACCCCATGACCCAACAACTACGACTCGGACTACAGCTGGTCGATCGGCAAGCTCGGTATGACAATTCGCCGGGTGCTTGGACGACGGCTGCAGACCTGATCGAGCTGTCCTTGCGAGAAGCCGAACGATGGACAAGACGGTGCGACGATGCCAAAAGGATCCCGGACATGCTGTGGGAAGCATGCCAGGACCTTCGCGCACGTGCCAAGGACTGTCTGGCTGAGTTCTCGCAACGAAGCGTGTCACCGCTCAAACTGGCTCAACGGCGCATCCATCTTTTAGGACACGACCATTACCAGCTGAACGAGGTCGGGATCCTGGCAGCCGAGGTACTAAGACTCACCACAGAGCTTGCAGAAGCCAACCATACCACGGAACTGTACGAGTCCGAAGTGGCCGGTCTGCAACGAGAGCTCGACCTCGAATACGGAAGGGACGAGAACTGACTCATGCACTTCAATATCTTCTTCACCCTCAAAGGACCTGGCGGGAAGATCGATGCGCCGAACAACAGCAACCCGGTTGAATGCAAGGACCTATACACCCTACTACACGATCTGGCCGAGCAACTACCAAATAACTGGCTGGTAGAAACGATCGGCGTACGCATCGAAAAGACGGGGGGGACATGGTAGACACACAAGCACAGGGAGTCGCACCCGCAATCTGCCTCATCAACCCGAAGACGGAAATCAACGTCGGGATGGTCGTACGTCTGGCATCCTGTTACGGAATCTCGCAGGTGTGGTGGACCGGGCACAGAGTCAACTTGGATCGCAGCGGAAAGCGTCGACTCCCACGAGAAGAGAGACTCCGGGGGTATCAGGACGTGACCATGATCCAACATGATCGTCCGTTCGATCACTTTCCTGGTGCAGTACCGGTGGCTGTTGAGGTACGCGAGAACGCCGAGAACCTCCTTGCCTTCGAGCACCCGGAGAACGCCTTGTACGTGTTTGGTCCGGAAGACGGGGGACTACGAGCGGTGGACGTGCGTCATTGCCATCGCTTCCTGATCATCCCCACGGACCACTGCCTCAACCTCGCAACTGCTGTGGCTACCGTGCTGTGGGATCGGACCGTGAAGGCGCATCTGAACGGCGACGTATCCCGTGTTGGAAGGTCCCCGGCAACGTGCGAGAACCGAGGATTTGTAGACAGTCCGATCGTAGAGGAGGTACCGTGAAAAGACTACTCGACTACCTGGCTATCGTGATTGTTGCTGCGATCTATCTGGCAGTGGCGACGTTGGCATTTCTCGCTTTCACAGGGTTGATTATTCACGAGCCGGAGACAGCTGCTGGATGCACGGCGATTACTGCTGTGGTCGTACTGTTTATCTGGTCAATGCACAGACTGGAGAACAGGTGATGCAAGAACGTACTGTAGATGTCGATTGTGTCCGGTTCAGTTGCTTCTCCGGGGCGCCAAAGCTCGTGCAGGACTACCTCATCCTGCGAGAGAACGAGACCCTGGACGCGTGGGTTCTCGAGTTCAAGCGTGGGGTGACCGGATACGAGTCTCTCATCGTGACCGGACCAGGCGCCGCAGATCTGGAGAGACTGTGCGAGGTCGGATGGTGGGCCTGTGCTGGTACGACGGGTTGCTGGGATAGTCTCTTTGTACATCCACTCCAGCTGAAACGGGTCTTTGAGGATCTAGGACTTCTCGAAAAGGAGACGACGCAGTGAAATTCGATGACCTAGACGCCAAGATGCGGGTCTTCGAGACTGTGGCCGATACCTGCGTTCTGCCTGAGCTCTACATGGTTGCTCGACTGGATGGACGTAGCTTCACCCGGCTGACGAAAGAGACCCACCCATTTGACACGCCGTTTGACAGCCGGTTTCGGGACATGATGGTCGCAACCACGGAATCGCTGATGACCTGCGGCTTCCGGGTGATCTACGGGTATACCGAGAGCGACGAAATCTCCTTGCTGTTTGCACGTAACGAGAACACGTTTGGCCGGAAACTGCGTAAGTACAACTCAGTACTGGCAGGAGAAGCGAGTGCCAAATTCTCATTACTGTGTGGGAGCGTCGGGGCATTTGACTGTCGTGTCTCCCAGCTGCCAACCCCAGATCTGGTGGTTGACTACTTTCGCTGGCGTAGTGCGGACGCCACCAGGAACGCCTTGAACTCCTGGTGTTACTGGATGCTAAGAAGAAAGACCGGCAAGAGTAAACGCCAAGCCACGTCACAGCTCCTTGGACTCTCGATAAGCGAAAAGAACGAGCTGCTCTTCCAGTACGAGATCAACTTCAACGATCTCCCTGCGTGGCAAAAACGTGGGGTCGGCGTGTACTGGGAACACTACGACAAGCCGTCCGTGAACCCGGTTACAGGCGAGTGTGTTGTGGCCGGTCGTCGTCGCATTCGGAGAGAGTATGAGCTGCCAATGAAGGACGAGTACAGCGAGTTCATTCGTGCTATTCTCGGTTAGGAGAAACCATGGCTGACATCGTAGACCTTTGCCGTACTGTAGCTGACGGCGCCTCCTCTGCCTGGGGTGACGCGTCGGAGCAGTTGAAACCGATCCTCACGGCTGCCAGCAATACCTTGTTGGATGCTGCCAAGGAGATTGAATGTCTCCGATCTGCATACCACGGGTCCTGCTACGCGTGTGAGATCCGAAAGACCTGTGACTGCGCGTGGGACATCTACAACCTGAACACGGTCGCCGGGATTGACTGCCTGGCGAGTAAGTAATGCCTAGACTTCATGTAAGCTGCAACAAGTTCGCGTGCCGGGTAGTCGTCGATGAAGCTACCCAGACCATCACCGACGCAGAACCGGCCATGCGCAGATTCGTTGGACAGCCGATCCGGAACCTCTACGCCTGGTTCGCGAAGTTTGGCAACCTCCGGATTGTTGATCTGGATGAGTATAGTCTGTGAAACCTAGTTTTGGTTATTGCCAGACACCTCGTTTTCGGGTATAATATGGGTAGTTCAAGATCCAAGGAGAACCCCCATGTACGACCTGATCCCAGCAGCTTCCAATACCCTCGTCCAGCACGACTACAACCGGCTTGTGGCGCAGTGGCTGTCCGGACGCAAGGATACCACGCTCAACACGTACAAGTCGGCTCTCCGGGACTTTGCGGCCTGGTTGGACGTCCGATCCATGGCCGAAGTCGCTGAAAGTCTCCTCACGCTGGATGCTGGCCAGGCGAACGCGAAGATCCTGGACTACAAGAACGCTCTGATCGCTAGAGAGCTGGCACCTGGGACGGTCAACCTGCGTCTTGCTGCGATCCGGTCCTTGGTGTCTCTGGCTGCCATGCTCGGGATTGTGTCTTGGACGGTCCGGATCAAGGGACTGAAACAACGAGTCTACCGGGACACGCGAGGTCCTGGTGCTGACGGATACCGATCGATCGTCTCCAACCTTGACACGACCACGAAACCCGGCAAACGGGACGCGGCGATCGTACGGCTCCTCTACGTGCTGGGTCTCCGTCGTGGTGAGGTCGTCTCCCTGGATCTGGAGGATGTGGACTTCTCAGCTGGACGCGTCGAGATCTTGGGGAAGGGACGTCTGCAGAAGGAGTGGGTGACCATCCCCCCGGAGACGCTCGAGACGCTCCGTGAGTGGGTGGATGCTCGGGGGTGGCACTGCGGTCCTCTCTTCGTCTCCTTGGCCAGAGGGAGCTACGGGAAGCGGCTCACGGGTCGTAGCGTGGCCAGTGTGGTACAGAAGGCTGGTGTCGCGGCTGAGCTCGATCGACCGGTGCGTCCCCATGGTCTCCGGCATGCTGCTATCACCGAGCTCCGGGACCAGGGCGCCAGCGATCGGGACGTGATCCGGTTCTCTCGGCACCGCTCTCCCGACGTCCTGCAGTACTATGATGACAACCGAGACGATATCGCTGGGAGACTCGCTACCAAATTGGAGATACTCGATGAAAGCCGCTGAACTGAGAGAACGACTACGGAAGGTCAAGGGTGCCGAGGAGAAGGTCGACGCTCTGCTGGCCAAGTCCTTCTCCCGGGACGACAAAGACAGGATCCTTACCCGGATTGGAAAGCTGGCTCGGGAATGGTTGGAGTGTATCCGGGAAGAGGGTCGCGTCTCGCACCACGTGACCGACGCGTTCGAGGCAGTGGTCCTGATGGCTTTCTACGGTGATGACATCTATCGTGTCACCGAGCCGTTGCGGGATGATTGGTAGACCGCTATCACACTTCAGGGGGGTTGTTTCTCCGTCCACTGTCGGTAGAATTATGGTAGGCTGTCGGTCTACTGTTCATTTACCGGGGGTGCATCATGAAACGACTCATCTGTCTGCTGGCAATTCTTCTCGTGTGCATGGGTGCTCGTTGGCGATCCTACTACCACACCAGGGTCGTCTCTGATCTCGGGTATGCAGAGAAGAAGGTCCCACTCTACGCCGAGAAGACCGAGATCAACATCGTCTACCCGGGTGAGAGCCGGTTGACGGTGGAACTGCGGGGTCCGAACGGTGAGCTGGCCAAGAAGCTGGTCGATCGCAAGGAGGGTCCGGTCAAGGTCTCCTTCAAGGACGACGACGAGCTCGAACTGCTGGTCAAGGGTTATTGGCGGGTCCGTGTCCACGCCGACGATGACAAGAAGTGGGCAATCCAGTTCAAGCAGACGATCATCCGGAAACGCTAGCCGACCGAGGAGACCATCATGTCTCCGGCTGCCAGAACACGATCGAGCTGCTGCGATACGAGTCTGACCCGACTGCTGATATCGTCTTCTATCGCAGTCCACTCTTCGTACATGCTTCTTTCACCTCGCCAGTGTTTTGGGCCGACACTGTTGGAGTGTTGGCGTCTTTGCAGATCCATGGCGTAATCAAAGACGTCCACAAAGATTTCGTCCACAAGATCTGCGAGCACCTCTGTTTCCTGATCAAACTTCACGGCCTCGGTAGTGGTATCCATGAGGGGACTCCGGGGAGGGATGGGATTGGTATGCCAGGATACTACAGTGTATGCAGGATGCTGTGATGAGTCAATCCTCGTTTCATGATCGTTTAACAGCCAGTAAACTGTGCTGCCGTTGTTTTTGCCTGTACAGCGTGACAAAAATACTTGACGATGGTCTCGCTGTATCGTAAGGTTACACCATGAGCAGCAAAGACAATGGCACAGAATCACTGAAGCCTCCCCTTCCCCCGGCGAAATTTCTTGCGATTGTCCAGGAGGTGGAGCAGGAGGCACGAGAGCTGCGGGAGACCTACGAGCTGCTGCGCAGTCTCGAGGGTGCGGTCCCAAATGTCGCGAACCAAAGAATGCTCCGGCCGTCTCTCAACCGGCTACACAAGTTCGCGGTCGCAGCTGCCGAGGCCGTCAGGGAGCTCCGAATCGCCGATACCGAACGTCGTCTGGATGCTGAGGTATCGGGAAATCGTCAAGGAAATGCTCTCCCTAAATGATTTTACAACAAGGGTCTCGCTGATCCTGCCACTGTGGACACCACTGCTCCGCGTACGGACCGGGGATTAGAGCACATCGCCAACTGTCTGCGTAAATTGCGTTGAACACCTCGGCGTAGTCAGTAAGCTTGAGCGAGTGAACAGGTGACAAACAGAAAGCGGCGTTGGTTTCCACGTACAATCCAGACTTCGGTGCTGTAGGGACACGAAGGTGGCAGCGGTACCCGTTGCAAACTGTCTACGCCCAACACGGCAACTATATCACCAGTTCGACCAACGATCGCGGTATGTGTAACTTGCATATTCGCAGCACCAAGTCCGAGAGCTGGCACCGTAACGGCCAGTACGATGTTCTCTTTTCCGAAATGCGCCAGGCGATGTGACTGGCAAACAGCATCTCGGGTACAAGGCACGGCAAGGTTAGGCGTACGGACCCCGGCAAAGCTCGTTGAGATGTCCGTGGTATGGGGGCCAAGAGAGATGTCGTGCAGACGGAAGTTACGGTCGGTGATTCCCACAATGTCGCTGGACGTTTCAAGCAGCCTCTCTGCCTCCTCTACCGTGTAGGTTCGCACAGATTGCCTCTTGGTGGTCTGGGAGGGTCGTGGGAGGAACAGTTTACCCCTATCTCGTCGCCGGAGTCAAGTAAATCCGAGTTGGCAGTAAATTTGGCAGTAAATGCCTGCATTCCCCGGCCTTTTACTGCTGTTTCCTACCACTACAACACACCCGAAAACAACGAAAAACCCCGTAAAACAGGGGTTTTCTTTGTTTTGTTGAAGTACCAGCGGTAGTTCTGCACGGCAGTTTTTTATCACTTGACAAATAAAGGACTTACGGCTATAGGAGAAGCGTCGGGGCAGTAAATTCTGGCAGTAAATAGGAAGGTTTCATGGCCAAGAAACGAGCTGGCAGAAAACGTGGGAGCCGAAACCGAGGATACTGGTACCGATCTGGTCGAGGCTGGTACGTCACCGAAGGCAGGTCCTCAGTGAAGCTCTGTGACGCGTATAGTCAGCACCTGAGAGATCCCGAAGACGAAGAGGAGGTAGAGAAAGCATACGCGAGATACGTGCTAGAACACGAACCACAATCCTCGTGTGGCGTTACGGTGGCCGACGTTGCCCAGGTCTATCTGGATTACGCAAAGAAGCACGGCGCCGAGGGAACCTTCACCGGACGACATGCCATCCTCTACGACTTCGTGACTGGGTTTCCTGCCCGATTCCGTCGCGGTACTGAGTCTCCTGAACCACGCCACCGGATCCACCACGGATACGGATCGAAGCTGGTGTCTGAATTGACGGGGGCCGACTTGCGTGCTTGGTTAGACGCACACCCCACCTGGTCCGAAGAGGGAATACCAACCAGAGCCGTCAAACGAGCCATCAACTACGCTGTGGATATGGGAATGGTACCAGCAAACCCGGTGAGCAGGTTCAAGGCAAAACCCACAAGGAAACGCGTCACCTACTTCACCGAGGAGCAGGAGAAAACCCTCTACGAGTACGCCAACCCCGAACTGGCCATGGCTATTCGAGTCATGATCCGTACCGGCGCCAGACCACACTGTGAATACGCTGCGCTCGAGGATCGCCATGTGGAGGAGACGTCGCGTGGCCAGAGATGGAGGTTTTCTGCTGATGAAGCCAAAATCCGACACAAGGAGAGGATCATCTACGTGGATCCAGAGACTGCCGCGACTGTTCAAAGACAGATCCGACGCTATTCGGGTCCACGTGTTTTTCGCAACACGCAGGATAACCTATGGACACCGAGAGCTCTGGGCGGATCTTTTGAGTATCTGAAGAAGAGAATGGCAAGAGACGGGATCGAGTTGGATGACGACGCGTGCCTCTATACTTGCCGCCATACCTATGCAAAGCGGAGACTCGGTGGGTTCTGGGGTCCACCTGTCAGTTTGGAGATCCTAGCCGGTCTGATGGGGAATACACCTCAGATCTGCTGGCAATACTATGCACAGTGGTGTGACGCATACACAGATCCGCTATGGGACGCTGTATCTCAGACGGGAAAGTAGTCTGCCTTCATCGGCCGTGCAGGTGCCTTTTGCCGCGATGGCTGAGTCTGTCGTGTCCGTGGAGCTGTGGATGTACGCTGAATGTACTCTTCCAGCCAAGACAGCTCGAACCGGATTCTTCCACGGGGTCGCTGCTGCTGATACCGGAGATCCCCACGCGACACCAGATCACGGACGGTTCTGGGACTGCATCCTAGTCGTTCAGCTGCTTCGGAGATGGTTAGCAAGGACACAGACAAAACTCGTCATCCTCCTCGTGACCACAATTCGCGTCGTGGATGAGACTCCATATCTCTCCGTAGTACCAGCCACAGGGGAGCAGATCGGTCCGGATACGAACACAGGTCATGCAAGTCTTATTGACACTAAACTGGCCGTCGTACTTCATCGTGACGTATTCGTACTGCTCACCCGGCCCGATCTTGCACCGACACTCACCACACGTATGCTCCTTCCTGGCCGTACGATCAACAACGGTATGAAACTCGGCCGGTTCACAATCATCCACACACACGCAGTTGAACATTCTTATTCCTTTCTCCAACTGTCCCGCTCATACCCGTACGTCTGAAACTCTCCCTCACTGGCTCGATACACCAGGTCAGCCAGTTTCTGTGTGTAGGCTTTCTTCCACCCGACACCCGTAGAGATCCCGTGTCTTCCGAGCTTGGCATCCGTGGTCATCCCCCGTGACCTCAGGAGCGAGAAGATACTTTCTGGCAACTCCTCAAACCTCACGACGGCGTCAAACCTCGTATCGCCGAAGTAGTGCCTGAGCGTGTCGTTGGTATTTCTCAGGTATTGCTCGAACGACAACCGGAGATTGCGTTTGGCACACTTCCATCTGTAGTGGGAGTAGACGCGAGAGTAGGGGTTCCGGATCGAGGTGAAGAAGAAGTAGTCCTCACACCCGGCCGGTACTTCCGCGTGATGGGATGTGCCTCCGACGATCGACTGGGTGCCTCCGTAATGATCCTTCAGCAACCACGCAATGGCTGTCGATGCCGCGCGTGGGAACTCGAAGAAGATGAGGTCGTATTCATGACATATAACCATCGCTGTCTCCGGTACCGCTCGACGAACACCAGATCTCCGACGTCCAGGGGTATTTAGGCACCGGTTGGATCGGGAGTTGTGGAGCAGGGTAGCTGGGTGCTGGTGGTGGACCTGGGAGATCCTTCTCAACCGTATTGCAACCGCATCTTGGACACAGGCTTCGGGAAGGTGCTAGCTGACCGCGAGGGATCGTAATCGTTCCGGACCAGCCACAGTTGTTACAGACAACGGGAACGAAGTATGGCATGGTTACTCCCCGTTTTCGTCTTCGTACTCTTCGTCGATGTAGTTTCGGGGATCGAATCCTTGGGGAATCACGCCGTATTCCTTCGCGCGGTCAATGAAGTCTTGGTCGTCCGTCAGCAGAACGATCTCACCCTCTGAGTTAAGACAAGACAGTCGACACCCCGGAAGCATCGAGGGCATCAACACTTAGGGACTGATCTCACAAGTCACTCGCGACCGCACGTCCGTAAACTCACCAAAGGATACAGAGAGACAGCCTCGCTTTCATTGTTGAGGTTCTAAAGGGTGTCGACTGTCGTGTGTCGTCCTGTTTTGGTATCGCTGTCGTCTGTTTCCCCCTCTTCACAGCAACTCCTCGTAACAGACCGTGAGAGCTCGTCGTCGATCTGGTCCACGATGTGATGTAGAAAGTTCTGGAGCTGTGCTTTCTCGAGCTTGGCCTGTGTTGTTGCCCGCGTTTCTAGATCAAGCTTGGTTTCGAGCTCCTTCTGGGTCGTTTCCAGAGCCTGTTGCTTAGTCTCGATCCGCGTCTGGAGGTCCTTCCGAATAGCCTTCTCGACAGTCAGATCCTGCGAGAGATCTACCGTCTCCCGATATAGCCAGAGACAACCAAGAAGCAGAAAGCCGCAGATAACCGTTAAGGCGATAGTCATTCTCTCTCCCTCAAAATGTCCGTGATGAGCTCCCACCACCGGAACCGCTTGCCGAGAAAGTCGTCCAGGAAATCGGCAAACTCCTCATCCGGACAGTCCTGGCCGTCCGTATCGGTCCATAACCACTCGTTGATCTCGATTCCCCTGGCTTCGTGCTGCAGATTCTTGAAGACGTTTGACGCTCGTGTGTGCTTGACGATCGAGTAGCCGGTGTAGATTGCCCAACCCCGGTTCCAAAAGTCTTCCTGTGTGTAGAGAAACCCCCAGATGTCGTCGAACCGCTCACACCCCTTGAGCTGACCAACCGGCGCCCAGTAGATGTACGGGAGCGCCTCCACCCGAAACGCCACGTTCATCCCAGAGAGATTCGAGTACACACCCTTGGGAAGTGTCCCGGTGTAATGCATTACTTGTGGACGCTCGCCTAGAACCAGCTGATTTGGAGCGTCAAGATCTGGCACGTTGGACCACACCCCATGACTCAGGTAGACTTCTGACTCTCCTCGCACACCGTAAGGGAACCCCCGCATATAAGGATATGACGGTGAAAACCAGGACGTTGGAACACGAGCCGAAAGCGCCTTCACGTGTGCTTCGATCGGATCCAAGCCATGAGCCGGGTGCTTTTCGGGGAGACAGTCGTCGTCCACCGTGATGATGATATCCGATCCATCCTTGGCAGCCTTGTACATTCCTAGCATTCGACAGGCTGGAGAGAAGTTGCAGATTAGGTCTGCATTATCAAAGAGACTTCCAGGCATAGTCACAACAGAATCACGGGGGTGCATCTGCTCTGCTATCGGAGTTTCCCCATCCCGAACCACGATCAGATTGGCATCGTGCTTCTCCAACAACGGAGTCCATGCTTTGACCCACTCCTCACAGCACTCAGGCCGGATCGTGGGAACAACAACGGCTATCTTCGGGTTTTCTTTCACGCCACGCTCTCCATACTTGCAAGTGCTGCCGCGATCTCTTTCCGCTCCGTATACTTGGCTCGTCGGGTGAAGAGCTTGCCGTCCAGGTGATCGATCTCGTGCTGGATCACTCTCGCCGCCAGACCGGTCAGCTTCCCCTTGACCTGACTGCCTGTCTCGGTCCAGCCTTCGATCCAGACCCTCTTGGCACGTGAGATCGTTACGAAGATATCCGGGAAGCTCAAACAACCCTCCCTCGCGTCAGCACTTCCAGAACGTCGTGTGATGTAAGGGTTGATCAGGCACTCCACCCCGTTTGCGATCAGGCCGTTTTTGAACACGACGATCCGATACGGGATGTGTACCTGGTTCGCGGCGATTGCTACGGCGTTATCGTGCTCGGCAAGTAGCTGCTGCATCTGGAGGATCTGTTGTTGCAGTTCCTTCGTGAGCACCTTCACCGGCTTGCAGGGTGTTCTTAGGAGCTTGTGTGGGTAACGGAGGATCTCCACGCGTTATTCTCCCTGAAAGGTAATCACCAACCACACCATGCACAGAAGATACTAATGAACACCACGCCAATCTGTTCCGGCAATGAAAAGGACTGCTGGGTACTGATAATGATGAGACCAGCCAACAACGCACGACAGAACGCTTGAAAGAACGTGATCACTCTTCGTACCTCCGGCAAATGTCATCGGATAAACGCAGCAAGACCCCTACCCGGGACGCTACGGCCTGTGTGTAGAAAGAACCCCACTTCCCCTTCATGTATTTGATCTGCTCCTCGTCCCGCTTTCTGGTCTCGTCCAGCTTGCTATGCTCCGACGCTCCCGGTTTCCATGGGTGACTAACGGCGAAGGAGGTTGCAGCGATGCAGTCGTATCCGGCCTGCCGTACCTGAAGCGACAGATCCAGATCCGAGGTTCCGGTGGCGTAGGGAATGTTTACGTCGCCGTACAGATCCGGTGTCCTCTCCAGATCGAACGCCATCATGTAGCCAGGGAGCCACGGACTGCGAAACGGTGGGGGAACAACGGACAATGCAACCTGCTTGTCCTTCAGGTAGACAGCGAGTGTCCGGTCCTCCTTGATTTCGATCGGAGTGAGCTGGCCAACGGTAGGATGCTCATCGAAGATACGCATGAGATCTCCAAGCCACCCCGGATCTGGTGGGAGGATCCGCATGTCGTCATCCATGAGGATGATACGTCTCGACCCGAGTCTCCTGGCCAGCTCGAGACACCGATGGATGTTCTGGTGCGCCGTCCCCTCCTCGCAGATGATGTGTAGGTGATACTTGTCCCGGGTGATCGTCTTGAGCGCATGCAGATTCTCGCGAAACCACGGCGGCTCTTCGTGCATGTAGAGAAAGAGGTCTGGTATCATCGCATCTCCAGCGTCAGTCCCCACCCGAAACAGTCTTTTCCTTGGTAGCTCATCGCCGGGTGGTATCGGAGCCGGGTACGGTCAATTTGCATCACTTGTAATGTCTGGAGGAACCCAAAGAGCTCCTCGTCACTCCAGTAGCGATGCCAGCTCGTCAGTTCTCCCGGATAGATGACCAGGTTCTCGGGAGTGTGCTGAACCTCGGGTGGTCGAACATCCTGGGGTAGTGTGATAATGATCCAACCACCGGCCTTTAGGACACGACCACATTCCTGGATCCCCTCCCTGGCCTGATCGACGGTAGCGTGCTCCAGAATGTCCCCGAGCACGATCGTCCGGAAATGGTCGTCGGGAAAAGGAATGTCGAAGAAGCTGCCGATCGTGAAGTTCGGAACGGAGTAGAGACTGACACGCATCTGGGTGTCATAGTCCACCACGTCCATATTGACAGCATCGAAGTCCTTCCCGAGGTGTGCCGGATCTTCCTTGCACCCACAGTTCAGGATGGGACCATGAGCCCTCGCACACCACGTCCGTTGATACTGGAGATAGGGTTCCATTACAGTCCCCCGTACAGATCAAGAAGACGCTGGTACCGATGCCTGAAGAGGGTTGCCGAGGTTGCTGGCTCGACCGGCTTGATTCGGCCTTCGCAAGGTTCCGGCAGAGGACACCACGGAGGTCCTGGCGCCATGAGATCTCGCTTCTCCGTGGCAATTATCTTGTCGTCTGCCTCTTTGACCTCCTGGGGGATCGGATACTCGACACCCAGTGCAGACGCCACCACCTCGTCGATCCGTCCAACCAGATCACGCCACGAGATCCCTATCTGCTGCTCGATCCACATCTTCAAGGGTCGCGTGACGTCCCCGTAGTAAGCTTCCGGAGCGTCGTGGAAGAGTCCGTCAAGCTGGAGCTCAGGCGACACGATATGCGAGACGAGAACCGAGTGCTGAGCTACCGTGTAGACTCCGACCAACGTGTGTCCTAGATACCGGGACTGCTTGCTGAGGGACTGAATGATGTCCTCCAGGTGCACGTCTTCCGGTTGTGGGTCCTGGAAAGAGAACTTGTTGCCTGTGTACGTTTGGATCCAAGTCATCCTCGCTCCTTAGTTGTTTCCTGTTGACGCCATCTTTCGTAGATGGATTTCCTCACGATCGATCGTGACTTCTCGTGGCGCATCAAACCCGAGACGCGCCTTGTCCCCGATCAACCACACCGTGATCCAGATTTCGTGCTCTCCTGCCTGAATGCGAACACGTTCCTTGTCTCGTCGCGTAAGAACCAGCATGTTACTCCTCAGTCAAATGCGCCTAGTTCATGTTCAATATCCCGGTCGATGGCGCTTTCTTGTGTGAACTTCTCCGGGTATCTACGCCGGAGTTTCTCGATGTTGGCCTTCTTGAGATCCTCGTCGGAGATCTGCAGGTAGTCGGCCAAGATCGCCAAGTACCAGCAGATGTCCCCGTACTCCTCCTGCAGATTGACCTTGTCCAGCTCGACCCCGTAGAAGATGTGCTGCTTAATCGGGTCGACCAACTCCCCGACCTCTGTCACGAGTCCGAAGACCGCGTGCAGAAGCCGGGGGTTGACGTTGATGCGATCGATACGGGACTCGGTGCGAATGGCCTCTTGGGTGTAGTTCATCCGGTCTCCTCGGTGCTGAACTCCTCACCCTTATCCCGCTGGGTGAGATTTTCCTGCTCCTTCAACCACCAGATGAACGCGTAGACGGCGATCTTGAAGAAGTTCACCTCCGGCACGTCTTCGTCGGCACGACGTGTGTTGATGACTTCGCCGCAATACTTGATGATTGTCCCGGCGATCCACTCGTTTCCGGCAGCTTCACAAACCAGGTCCGTGAATTCCTTGTCTTCTGTGAGTGCGTACCGGGTACCTCCACACTCCCACTGCGACTTGCATGCGGCCACAAACTCAGGCCACTTCTCTATCTTCTGAGTCAGACTGGTGTTCACTGTGACTCCTTTGTGTCTAGCGGATGAGGAAGAATGACCCGAGTCTCCTGCACGCGACGGATCAGGTACGGCAGCTCAACCAGGGATGCGTTGTCGTCCCCACCAAAGTCGGCGCCGGGGTCCTCGATCGGGATCTTCTTGAGCTCAGCTTCGGTCGGGGAATCAATAGACGAGTCGATCGCGAAACCGACCCCCATCTTGTTGGCCCACTTACGCATCGACCGGACGGGAACCAGGTAGTTGAAGCTGTCGCCGTAGTTGACACCTCGCGTGATCAGGCCAATACAGGCGCCGTTCCGTGTGAAAACGCCACCACCCGACGAACCAGGCACAGCAGTCACCTCGGTCTGGTCCATCTCCTGGCCGTCAAACACGCGTCCTACAGCAGACAGGATTCCCGACGTCATGGAGTTGGCGCCGAGCTTCTGACCCGCCATCGATCCCACATGGTAGAGATCCGTCCCGACAGGCAAGATCTCCTCATCGAGATAGAAGACTGCAGACTTCTCGATGAAGTTGGTCTTGCGGATCCTCAGGAGAGCCAGATCGACGTCCTCACCGAAGCAAACGATCTGAGCATCCATCTTCAGCTCACCCACGCGTCGACCGTCCTGCAAGAGCTCCGTAACGATCTGCGCGTCCTTAAAACGAACACGCTTACGGTCGGTGCCACTCCGGGTTTCTACAACGGTCTCGACGGTACGCAGGTCATCCACCACGTGAGCCGCTGTCCAGACGAAACAGACGGTCACTGGTTTCTCGTCATCATCCTTCAACTCCCGGGTCACGACGATACCAGAACCTTCCGAGGAGCCGCTCTTCACGTTGAGAGAGATCTCTTGGAGAAAGTCGGCAACCTCGGTCTTCGGCGGTAGCTCGTCTTGCCACGATGGCTTCTCAGCTTTTGGC